GGTCACACCAAAAACTATTTATTCTATGAGACTTATTAAACACCTCATCAATCTATTCGCTATCTGGACGGTTCCTTACATTGTAACCGCTTTCTTCTGGATAGTCTCTTTGTTACACTTCTCCTATCCTGAGCAAATCGTATCAGACGGGTTTAAGTTCTTCATTGCCTTCTATTGCTTTGTCACATTCTTGCTATACGCAGGCTTTGACGATATAAGAGAAGAGTTTAGTGTTCTTAGCACTAAATCCAAGCCGCAAGTGTTCAAAAACAGGTTTTAACATGTTTTGGAGGTACTATGGGTGAGCCCTAATCAATAGTAGTTAATATATATACTACTATTGTTAGGAAGTACTATGGGTAATACCTCCAAAACTTACATCATTATGGATGGTGACCCAGCGATAACTTCAACGGGTGCCATTCTAAAACTAATTGACTACGAGTCATTCCCACGCCACTAAGACTTTATAGAACTCTTGTGTGAGACCTTTATAAGACAGAGCTGATCTGTAATGGAGTGTAGGGTACAGCAGGGCTCTAGTCATACCTTATTGCAGCTCGGCCATTGGTCTATCAGTCCCAGGACGGTACGTTCCACATGGCTGGGTGCATAATCTATTAACCGATGCTGCTAGCTAGTGTTACAGTGGGTCAGTAACATAAAGAGTCACCTTCTTCTGCCCTAAGAAACCAGATTTAAAGCTCACTACCAGCAGCATGGTTATACATCATTAACCGATGCTATCAGACGAATTTGGGGTGAGGGCCCAATATAGTGAGTAACCTCCACTAAAAGTGCAAGTTAAGCTCGTTTGCTGGTAGCATGGTTATAATCTTGTTCAGTCAAGTGAACAAACAAACAGGAAGAGTGCCCTCAATCCTGGGGTGAAGGAAGTCCCTGCAACAGCTTTCTTCACCCAAACAAAAGGGGATTTCAATCCATTAAAAGAAAAAGACAACATACAGTTGTTAGGTTAACACGCCCTTCATTTCTATGAGGGGCTCATTTTTAAATCAATTCATTAACATTATGAAAGCAAAACATTCCTTCTACAAAGAAGACGATGGAATCTGGTACATTGACCTACCAGAATATCTAGACCAAGGATTAGGCACGCAAGCCAATCTTATGATGGTCGGTGGAGCTGATACCTTTTTAGACTATCTGTCTAACAATACAGGCAAGATAACCTTAGAGATATCTGACGGACCATTTGAAGGCCATACAGACATGATCTCTCATATGTACATGGGAATACCTAATTTAGAAGAATTAGGCCATCCTATCGTTCCTTATGGCGGTTATTACTATCACAAGCCTAAAGAGCATAGATTGTGGCTCTGTCCTGTTACAGAATACGTATTTGGTGGAAGTTATCCAAATAAGATCTATTTTCGTATAATAAACTAATATACACTATGAAAGATCTTAACCTATTCGTTAAAATCATACTGGTTGGCATGCTAATCGGTGTGTTGTTCTCTGGCTGCTTTGTACCAAGAAACGTACATCAGCATATATTTCATCACCATCATTATAAAATCATCAAACATGAACAAGTTCATCATCCACGCATGGGGCGAGAGCTCAATGGTCCAAGTAAATATTGGTAGATATGCCAATAATAGACCATCAATTACACTAATAGACACAGAAGATGGCATTCCATATGCTACAGCGTCTACTAACCTACCTGATGTTTTACTATTAGACAACGAAGTCTTAATCAAAGACTATTCAGAAAACATCGGTATGCTAAACTTCCTTGTGAAGAACAACATTGTATTTGAAACTGGAAAGTACGTAACTTCAGGATTCGTAGAGATTCCTGTATGTGTTCTTAACCCTGAAACAGAGTGGGGTAAAGATCCATCACCACAACAGGTAGATGGAGATAAAAAACTCTGGATTATTAACGGTTATAAAGTGTGGGCTCAAACATACGATCAAGCATTAGAAATAGCTGATCAAGTCGATGCTTTCTAACTCTTAAATAGTTATCAGTCATGAAAAGATGGATTCTTAAACTATTTGGATTTATCCAAGAAAGACAGCCACTTCAAGATGAGGATCTTTATCCTCGCATAGAACCTGTAGAAGGTTTTAATGAGTGGTCTAACTCTGTTTTGAACAGACGATAATATTCTTCCCCTAGAGCAGGACTTGGACCGGTTGGACTTCACGCAACTAGCAGTTTATGGGTGGCATCTCTAAAACCCTTATTTTAAACTTATTTAACTCGGTGAAGCTAGCGTTAACTAGCATGGGCACGCTCTTGTCCGAATCTAGACATTAAGCCTGATCAACTAATGAGCTATTGCAGAAGAATCTGTTGTAAACGGGTTATGTTCGCAGTGAGTAATATATTTCATATCAAAGCTCTGAACATGCATACAACACTAACACTATATAGGTATAAACTACGCTATATAATGATTGGAAACTGTTTCACAGCCAGTACATGAAGCTGGTTATTTTTACATTCATTCATTTAATAATAAAAACCAATAGACAATGTCTAAAAAACTAACAACAACTATTGCTAGAGCCCTAGCAGAGAAGGTGAGAGCTGAATTAATAGCTCGTAACAAAGGTACATCTGAAGCTATTAAAGCTAAGATTGAGAAGTCTAAAGACTTCAAAGAGCTTCTTAAAATTGACAATCAGATTCATGAGCTTGAAGCTAAAAGATCTGAATTAAAGAACAGTATACAAGAAGGCAACTCTACAAAGATTGCTGATGTATCTATTAGTCTTTATAGTCGTGATAAACCATGCATCTATATCAGAGAACATGTCTCTGCATCTGTAGATAGCATTAAAGATATGATCTTAATAGAAGATTATATGGCAGGAGATACTAAAACTCCTGAAGAGTTTGTTAAGTTTATCGCTGACAAACTATCTAGTTAATAACCCTTTAAACAACTGATGTATGTTTCTAAAAAACGTAACATTTAACCACAAGATAAACAATGTAAACTTGGCTTGTGGAATCTCTAAATCAGCAGCAGATAATGCAGCTGAAGCTATCATATTTACTACTATAATAAATGCTATAGATCAGTATGAGAATTATGATAAGAAAAACATAGAAGCTCCAGAAGAAGTTGCTACTAAAACAGCGGACTTAGAAGCAGCATTAAAGTATATCAACAATGAAGAAGAATATTCTTTCTTGTTATTACATTTCTTTGAATACCAAAGAGCTGCTGTCACTACATTTAAGATTTTCTTAGATGCTTATGATAAAGATAGAAGAAGCCAAATGGATGAAGATCAGCGTGTTAAAGCTGAAATACTTCGTAAGATGTTAGCTATTAAAGATTTAATAGATAGTAGACAACATGATGACGATGATAATGAAGATAAGTTAGAAAACTCAGCAGAGGAAACACTTAATCCTACAGCTATCATTAATCGTATTAAGCTCATCAAGAAATCTAATGGAGACTATAAGACATACAGAAAACTTCTTAGTGGAGATGATGTAGAAGTAGCACCTCCTGATCCTACAAGAGATGTAGATGCATATCTAGACTATCTTTTATCAAAAAAGAAAGATGAAGACGCTGATTTGTAAAAACAGTGTACTAGATTTGTAGTCTCATAACACACAACACACACTTTCATGGAACAGAACTCAAGATTAAAAGGCAACTTTGGTATCATTAGTAATCTAGTAGTAAGAGATCCTCAAATAACTCCTACAGAAAAAGGATTATATTCTCTATTAGCTAGTTACTCTGATAGTATAACCAACGAAACAACTGTTGGAGAAAAACGCTTGGCTTCTGAGATGGATATGTCTGAATCATCTATTAAAAGACTTTTAAAGAGTCTTGTTAATAAGGGTGTTATTATGAGAAGATATCGAGGTAAGAACTTAACATATATTACTGTGATACTTAAATAACGAGTATTATAACTTCTTAATAGCAACGGGCCAGGCAACATATAATAGGTATACAACTACGCTATTATACTAATAAGTCCTGAGCCCAAGCTAACGAATTGACTGATTGTAGTGGACACATAAGACCCTCGGCAGAGTCACCTATGATAGTCATAAAATGAAAGGTCTGATCTTAGGAGCTAAGTAGCGTATTAACTAAATTAGTCAGGACAGTATCCGCAAACCCGTATTTTCTATTCAGTAGTACGACATGATGATAGAGCTCCGTCAAACGAACGATAACTATACCTAGTAGCCTGATCAGGACAGTACTAGATCCATAAGAACTATGTAACCCTGAGATAGACCTTTTTTAAATTATTCACATCTAAAAAGTTTCACATGAAACAAGATAAAGTGGTAGGTAAGATCTACCAAACTAAAGATTATACTAAGTTTAGTTTTAGACTAGACAACAGACCTATCAATGACTCCAATGTTATTAACTTAATGGAAAGCATCCAGCATATGGGTCAAAAGCTTCCAATCAAAGTTGATAGTAACTATGTAGTTACTGATGGTCAACATAGATTAAAAGCTTGTGTTAATTTACAGATCCCTGTAGATTATATTATTGATGATAATGAGATGAGTACATTAGAGATTGCTCAGTTACAGTCAACAACAAAGTCTTGGAACAATAGAGACTATGCATCTAGTTTTGCTAGTATTCCAGAAGGTAACGACTATCGTTTGTATTTATCTTTTGCTGATTTATATCCAGCATTTTCTCATGGTATCATTATGATGATGTTAAACAACGGTGCAGCGTCTGGTTCTGGTTTAGAAGCAGCATTTAAAGCTGGTAAGTTCAAGATTAAGAGCTATACTAAAGCTAAGAATTATGCTGAGACCATTAAGCAGTTATCAGTTTATTATGCTGGGTTTAACAAACGTGGTTTTGCTTCAGCTATTATTGTTATGATGAATAACAAAGACTTTAGCTTAGAAAGATTATTACGTAAGATGCCTAAGCGTTGTAAAGAGATTCATGATTTTAGTAAAACTGAAGATTACTTGGATACATTACAAGATATCTATAACTGGAAGGAAACTAAAAAAGTATACTTCCACTAAAATATTACCAAGTTGAAGTCAGTAGCAATAAAACCGGCTACGTGAGATGTCCCCTTGATCTGAGATCGTAGGGAGCCGTGATAAAACCGGATACTTGGGAGTAGTTGGTGAAATTCTACGTCTGGAAGCTACTTATATTAACCGAGTAGTAGAAGCAGAATAAACAGTCGGTAAAACTTTCCAGGTCTGAACCGTAAAAGTAATCAACGACCTTATTATTTACTATATTGATGAGAAGATTGTAACAACCTCGGCATGACCGGTAGTGGTGTATGAAAAGATATATAGTAATTTCTTTGTAAAAGTACTAAAAAGTTGTAACTTAGTAGTACGGCTGATGTTATTAAACACTCTAAAGGAATTGGAGCTCCTTTTTAAAGATATACCGCCTCATAGAAGTTTCTGCAGAACTGTATGCACAACTGGATCGGAGTATTAATAACATAGCCACATGGAGGATATTGTGGAACTATAATATCTAAGTATTATATACCCTGCAAAAGTATATGAATACTTAAGCTGTTTTAGCTAGGTTCGATACCTAGAATCCTCCCTGGCGTAGCTTAACGAGCTACTAGTTCCGTCCTGAATAATAGCAAGTAGAAGTAGTTACTACATGGATTATTTGGTATGCATGCACGTATTACTAGGTTGACAACCTGTTAGGCAACCCCTACAAATAGTTGGCTTTCCACAGTTGTGCTTAACAACTGTTTTATACGACTATAGTTTAATGGTAAAACTGCAAACCAGGTGTTATATATAGTATGAATATCTGAGCTAGCAATGGAGGTTCGATTCCTCCGGTCGTGCTGATATTCTGGGCCCGCCCTGGAATTGATTGATATGAGACAGGTAGTATCACATGCAAAGACTGGTAGAGTCTAAACAATCTATCGAAAAATAACCGTAAAGAGTCAATCTGAGCGTGTTGCAGAAGGTGCTAGCATCATTGCTATGGCTTTCGCTCCTGTAGCTATTGCAGCTTAAGGGCAACTGGGTGGTAACAACCTCGAAACAGAAAGTTACAAGCGTTTTCTCTGTAGTCATAAAACAGAGTGGTGGTAGATAGCACTGACCTGCGATCCCAACTACTGATTAAGATGAAGCTTCGGACTGTAGTAAATACGCAAGCTTGAAACATAGGATACGCTACAGCAAACTCCTATATCAAATAGATCTAAGCATGTAAGAATGGTATTATTGGTACTTATCAAGACTTGGGTTCGACTCCCAACGGGTCCACCTCCACAGCTTCTACTTTGATTAATACAGCCTAGTGTTTCTACACTGGGCTTTTTTATTTCACTATCTTTACAAAACTATGAAATTAATTATCCTAACTATTATTGTATGGGAAATCCTAAAAACAATCGTAACGAAAGTACTTTCAAAGTACATCAACGACAGATAATATATCTAGTCGGTTTTTACATCATCTTCTGCTTAGCATATGTGGCTTTGGCTATCATGGCAGGCATACAAATCATTGAAGAACTATGGATCCAGTATTCAAAGTCTATCAGGTTTTCTTTACAAAACCTAAGAAAGACCAACGCAAAGCTCTCAGAAAAATAATCTGGTGGAGTATTAAGCAGTATTTTAAAAGCTATGCACATGATTAAAGTAATATTAATTTACTGGATAGCAACAACCGTATATGGAGTGTATTGGTTGATAAAGAACCCGTCTCAGAGACGAGGTCATGATATGGAGTATTACACTCTATTAGATGTAGTGGCTTTTTTATTACCGGCATTTATTCTAGCTCCTTTCTTTGTACCTTTGGTAATATTAGATTCATTTAGATTCAAAAGACCTAAAAAATAACTTATGGAACAATCACCATTAGATTGGTTTATAGAAAACCTACCAGAGAGATTCAAGAATGCAATCCTCAACACTTGTCAAGATGAGATTAAACAAGCTAAGGAAAAAGAGAAAGAAGCAAACACTCGTCAATTAGGTGTATATACTACTTGGTTATTAAAACATTATTCTACACACATAGATCAAGACTTCTGCTTTGGCTGGCAAGACTCTATGCGTAGAGATGTATCTACTAAAGATATTATTGATCACTACTTTAAATCACAATCATGAAGCTAAAACTAAAAGCACTTTGGATTACTATATGTATAACCATATCGGTTGGTATAATTATCTTAGCAGGGATAACATATCCTATAACAACATGTGTCTCTTTATTATTTTCATTTGTATTCATGTGTGTATATAGTTTATTAAAACAAATAGATAACCTATGAAAACAGCAGTACAGTGGTTAAAAGAACAGTATGTTGACCGTGGTGAAACAATACCGTCTGGTGTATTTCAAGAAGCACTTGAAAAAGAAAAAGAGCAGATAATATATACTTGGGAAAAAGGATATAGCACTGGTTGCGTTGTTGGCTCAAATGATTATACTAATGAAGATGAAGAAAAAGATAACGGCAATTATTACTACAACCAAACCTATAACACAAAGCAACACATCATAGACATTATGAAAGAAGATGAAAATGATGGATTATATAACCAAAACAAATAACCTATGAACAAAGGATTATTTGCACACATAGTTGGTAGTATAATATATATACTATTAGCTCTTTTTATCGTTAATGGTGACAATATAGCATTAAACGGTAGAGCTCTTATAGTTGTACTACTACTATTTACTAACTTTATTATAGTTGGTATTAGTGATATAAACGACTGGTATAAACAAAAAATATAAAAATGAGTGAAGAAACAACATTAATGCTATGCGATTGTCGCAGCGATGAGCATCAAGTTATATTTCATGCAGATGTTGATGGAGAAGATCCTGTTGTATATATGCATGTACATTTAACAGACTGGACACCTTGGTACAAAAGATTAGTACATGGTATAAAGTATATCTTTGGTCATACATCTAGATATGGAGACTGGGATGAATTTATACTCACTAAAGAGCATGCTAAACAATTTAGAGTACTAGCTAAACATCTAGATGATGAAACAGTATACTAAACTACCAATCCCAAAAGACTCAGCTTGGGATAGTACAAGATTTAAATGGGGTAAGTATGTTCATTGGAGAATAAGATATTTCTTTCAAGGTGTTTGGAATATAATTAGATGGGTTCCCACCATCTACAAAGATAAGGATTGGGATCATTACTTTATTACAAAGCTACTGCAGAAGAAAATAGAACACCAACGAGAGGCTTTAGTAAGAGCTAATAGACACGTCAATATAGATAGGGATAACTATTGGATGACAGTAGTTCTTAATCTTTTAGAGCGAAGACATGCACAGTATTATCAAATGGAGAAGTATGATTATTTAAACTTACCAGATGATTTATATGAGCTATTTGCAGACGGATATAAGTCAGAAAGACTAGATGATTATATTAAGAAATATCCTAGTGCTGCAAGAGCTGTTAAAAAGAACTATCCTACATATCCTCACTTTAATGACAAAGATGCACTGTCACACTTTATGTGTCATATACGTCAAAAAAAAGCTGACGATCTTATATTTGAGATTCTTAAACGATATTCTGCCGATTGGTGGGATTAAAAACAATCAGTTATGACTGAAGAGTATTATCAAGACATTAAGGGAGAGTACCTTAAAAACATTAAAAGTATTATATCAGAAACAGGTGGCTTACAACCACACGTTACAGTATTTGCTGTAAAGCGTTCTGATGATGACGAGTCTGAAGAAGATTCAAAAATAGAAAAAAACGCTATTATCCACATCCCTGTACCAAGTAAATTCATGGACTCAGAAAGAGGTAAAGATCTCTTTGTGAACAAGATGATACCTGAGATTGCAGTGGAGCTTAATAAGCGTTTTGAACCTCAAGGCGTTGCATGGGCAGCCGAAGGTTGGTTTAGAGAAGCCCATGTAGATGATTTTGATCCAGAAGTTGATGACTACAAAGAACTACCTATCAAAAAAGAAGTTGTTATTATCTCTATTGAGAGTGATACACATAATGATTGTTATGTTTACGAACTAAAAAGAAACGGTAAACAAGTTAATTCAGATGGTGCATTTATTGATATTATAGAACTAGTAGAAATGATTGACGCTGGTGAAAAACCTGTAAGTGGTAGGTTTACTGGATTGTATAAAAAGTTTTTAAACCCAAAAAAGTATGATTAAATCATTAGTAACTCTGTTCCCCTATAAAAGAGTAAAAGATCTTGAAAGAGAAAACCAAGAGCTTAAGGAAAAGATTGAGAGAAAGCAAGACGAGATCAATCGTACTAATGCTTATTGGAAGAAAAAGATGTATCATAAGAAAAAAGCAGCTGTAACTAATCTGTTATAGCTCTATAATCCGTTTATTTTTGTCATTATTGGTAATTATATGCATAGAATCGATTGTATTTCATAGCTTTATGTTAAGAAACACTCAATATCATATGTTATATCAACTACCCAATGGAAGGGCAATTGAGATAAGTACGGAACAATATCTAGAAATGTCAGACGAAGAGCTTGAGTATTTAATCGCTTACAACTATGGAGATGTAGTAGAAGATCCATGGTTTGGCTCTGTATTAGTAAAGCAAGCACCTAAAGATGATGTAGTAGATATTCTTCCTGATTTAACTGAATTCCCTGAGATCGATAAGATCAACGAATTAGACGCAGACTTCAATACAGAAGAATAGTATAAATAAATCTTATTATTTAGCCTGGAGACTCCTTGTCTCTGGGCTTTTTATTTTTAAAACCAACAATCATGAGTACTCATGTAAAAGTAGTTGCCGATAAACTAGGCAACATTATCGGGATGTCACAGAACAATCCTGAGTATGGTTTTGTTCGAGTAGAACAAAATGTAATGGTAATCAACCACCAAGGTTGGTTAAGAAACGCTAAGCGTTATGCATTAATCAAAGGTAAAGTAAAAGACCTTCTTGATGCTGAATTTAAAGATGGCTTAGAGCTACCTGGTAAGATTGTAGTTCATGAGTCATTAAGACCATTCAATCTAGATAATCCTGAGAGAGATCTTAAGATTGCTGGTGAGACTGGCATTATCTGCAGAGTAGATGATCAACCCATCTATCGTCAGACCTTTTACACAACTAATATGAATGCTACTGATGAGCTTATTGATCACGATGAGTCTTGTAGACAAGAGATCAAAGAAGTCTTAGCAGCACAGCGAGAAATCTCGAGTTTAGATGATGTGAATTTATAGTTTGTTAAGCACAAAAGGGGCCTTTAATTAGGCTCCTTTTTTGTTTATTATCTCATCAATATTTCGTATATTTATCATCCTTAATATAATCAACACATGCGTTACAATGCTAACAAAATCGTGTCAGCTGGACCTAAAGGGATAGTAATATCCTACAATGATGCTAAGAAGCGTCAACACATTGAATATGTACAAAGTGTGCAGCTGAATGGTACAACAAAGTATCAAAAACTAGTAGTGGAGGAACCACTAACAGAAAAACAACACATGCTCCTTGAAAGAGTAATGTACGGATTTGCTGCTTATCCTTATGAGAAAGTAGAAAAGATGTCTTACACTAAGAAGAGTAAAATCACCATGGCTTATAAGAAAGCCCAAAAAGTAATAGACAAGCTTAAACAAGATGTCATGAATAAATCTATTGATTCTTTCTTAGATAAGCTATTTCCGCATTCACCTATAGTTAAACAGATGAAAGAGTTTAACGGGTATGATGCGTCTATTGATATGTCTGAGTTCTCTTTTAGAGAACTTGGTATTAGTCTTAAGCAAATAGCAACATCTCTTGTAGAAGCAAGATTGTTACCGCAAACCTTTTTTAACACATGATACAACCAAAGCTTAAAAAATGTGCAGGATGTAGTCTTGAAAAACACATCTGGAAGTCACACGGTAAAGATAAGTATTGCAAAGAATGCTGGTATAGTATAGATAAACCTAAGTCTATTTCTCCTGTCTCTAAAAAGAGGCAGGTAGAAATGGATGAATACTCTGTAAAGAGAAATCTATTCTTAATAGCTAATCCAAACTGTCAAGGCAAACTATTAGGATGCACAACTAAAGCAACTGATGTACATCACACTGCAGGAAGAGTGGGAGATAACTATCTCAACATTTCTAAGTGGAAAGCATTATGTCGTAGTTGCCATAGATGGGTAGAAGAAAACCCTGATGCAGCTAAAGAGCTTGGCTTATCTGAATCACGATTAAATAACTAATTAAAGTAGCTAAAAATCAATAATTATGGATGTAATTGAAAAAACTATTAAAGTAGGAGCTATAATGGCTGCTTATAAAAAGCTTGATAGTACTTTTAGGATAAATATACTAAAAGACTCAAAAAATAAGAGTAAAAGATATGTAACTCTTAGAGGAAGTGTTATACTTAATAAAAAACGTTGCTGGTATAGTGTTTATGTATCTCCTGAATATAAATCTACTCCTGAGCTTATTGAAAAAGCAAAAGAAACTATTCGTAGTAGACACTTAATATTTATTAATAAAGAGTTATCTAGCTTTAACTTAACTGTTGAAGATTTCTATAAAGATGACTTTAAAGTATTTATAACTATTTAAAAATAACATATGACTTTAGAAAAACTAAATGAATCTTACGACTTTCTGGTTACAGAATGGGCTAAAAGAAATAACTACACGATCACAGATCATGTAAAAGATATTATTATCAATCTATTGTTACACAGAGATAAGATTGTTAACCACGGTGGAAGCTTTATACAAGCTTTCTTAGCTAATAACTTATATAATGTTATTAGATTTGCAGATAACGATGTAATGAGTAGTCTTAGAACTATCTATCAAGCTTATCAAAACATTGATACGTATTATTTAGCTAAGGCTTTCAAAGATGCTCTTGAACAACAAACAACTTTATAATGTCTAAAAGAGAAGAAATCCAACAAGAAGCCTTAAAGATTGCTATAGGGCACAAAAGATGTGGTTTAGGTATATCTATGGGTTTGTTTGTAAAAACAAAAGAAAAGCTGTATATTTGTAGTATAAACATGTAATATGAATATACCTAAATCATTTGGTCTTAAGATCTGTGGTATATATTGTATAACTAATACTGTAAACAATAAGATTTACATAGGTAGTAGTAAAAATATATACTATAGATTAAAAAGACATTATTCTGAGCTTAATAGAAACTGCCATGCTAATCCCTATTTACAAAACAGTTATTTAAAGTATGGATCTTCTGCTTTTAGTGTTTCTATACTTGAGGAAGTAGTTTTTTCAGATCTTCAAAGAGTTGAGCAAAAATATATAGATAGCTTAAAACCTGATTATAATATTACTACCGAAGTTGTTAGAAATACTCCTTCTTTAGAGTCTAGACTTAAAATATCAGCTACTTTAAAAGAACAAAAAAGACTTGGTCTTCTTAAATATCCTAAACATAATGATAAGAAAAAACCAGTAGTTATTTATAATACAGATTGTAATTGTATTGGTAAATATGAGTCTGAAAGAGCAGCCGCTAAAAAATTAGAAGAACTATATCCAGGACTTAAGCATGCTCAGTCCGTAGTAAATAATACAGTAAATCTACGTTCTAAAAAAGCTAAAAGAAAACGGTATAAGCAACATTTCTTGATACGACCAGAAGAACCGTGCTATTCTGAAAAAACTTTTAGATCAGATGGTATATGTGTTAAAGTAATAAACACATTAACATTAGAAGAGTACGTGTTTCCTACTTTAATGGAAGCAGCTAAAATATTAGGTTGTAATCAAGGCTCTGTAAAAGGAGCAATGATTAAATCAAAACTGTTATTTAAAAAATTTAAAGTTATGAAATATGACTTCTCGTAAAACAAGAGATGAAATACAAAATGAGGCTCTTGAAATAGCTTTAAAGTATAGAAAAGTAGGCTTATCAATTTCCATGGGGGTTGGTAAAACTCTCATTGGACTAAAGTATCTAGACCATTATCAAGACGCTAATATGCGTAAGCTAAAGGTTTTAGTAGTTGCTCCAAAACTATCTATATTTGATAGCTGGAAAGATGATGCTAATAAGTTTGGCATCTCTTTAGATGGAGTGGACTTCACTACGTATTTGTCACTAAACAAATATAATCCGCACACCTATGATCTTGTAATCTTTGACGAGTGTCACAGTTTACTAGATTCACACAAGATCTTTTTAGAAATGTATAATGGTAGAGTGCTAGGTTTAACTGGCACTCCTCCTAGATATATACAGAGCGAGAAAGGTCAAATGGTTTTTAAGTATTGTCCTATCCTGTATAAATATATTACGGATGATGCTGTAGACGATGACATCCTGAATGACTATAGAATATTAGTACATAGGATGCCATTGTCTACTACTAATAATATTCCTGTAGTACTAAAAGAAAGTAAGTTCTTCACTTCAGAAAGGAAGAACTATGAGTATTGGTCTACAAGAATAATGAATGCAACTAGTAAAAAACAGGAGCAAATAGCCTCTGTTATGAGAATGCGGGTGCTAATGGACTTCAAAACTAAAGAAGAGTATGCAAAGAAACTACTATCAGAGATAGAAGATAAGTGCTTAGTCTTCTGTAATACACAAGAACAAGCTGATAGAATATGTGAGCATTCTGTACATTCAGGTAATGAAAACGCAGAAGCTAATCTACAGATGTTTAAAGATGGTGAGATAGACAAACTATCTTGTGTACTACAATTAAATGAAGGTGTTAACATTCCTAACTTAAGAGCAGGTATTATTATGCACGCTTATGGTAATGAGCGTAAGTCAAGTCAAAGAATCGGTAGATTACTTAGACTAAATCCAGATGACACTGCCTACATTAATATTCTCTGTTATAAGAATACAGTGGATGAGAAGTGGGTGACAGAAGCTCTGAAAGATTTAGACCCTAAGAAGATTAAGTACTTTGATGTAACACATGAACAATCTAATTATGAGTCAGCATTTTAACGGTAAGATGATTAAGAAACATGGCCGGCTAGAGTTTTCTAGTTTAGCTACAGCTAAGCAATATGAGCTATTTGTTTCTAAAGCACCGGAAGGAAGTATTATAGAGTTCTTCTATGAAGTACAACATGATGATGGTACTCTACCACAACTCGCTAAGCTACATGTAATGCTAAAACATTTAGCAACACATATTGGCGAGACAGTAGAAGATATGAAAATACTAGTAAAAGATAGAGCTGGTCTTTGTATAGCACGTGAAGTGGCAGGCAAAGAGTATTTCTTAGCTAAAAGCTTTGCAGAGTGTTCTAAAGAGGAATTATCTTTAGCTATTCAAGCTGCTATTCAGATTGGGGAAGAGGTGAACTTTCCCCTGACGTAGGCTGATCAGGCATTTCTTCTTCTACAGTGAGACCTAATTCAAAAGCTTTCTTTTCCATCTGATGAATTGTAAAAGATAAGAAAGCATAGTGCTCATACCAGTCTTCATCATACTCTTGTTTAAGTATTTTTTCATAAGCTTTATTAATCTCTTCTTCTGACTTGTCAGCAAGAACATATAATAATAGCTTTTGTAAACTGATAAGAGTATTACCTCCTACGGTTATAGGAAAAGTAGTTTCCTTTTTAATACCTATGTATTTAGCCATGGATTATTATTTGTACAAAGATAAAGAACTTTTATGATACCAACTATCAATCTTGAGGAGATCAAGACAAAATTAATAGATAAGCTTACCCCTTCGGGTTGGACTACAAAGCTTAGGGGATTTATTATGTCTAGTGACTTTGATAAGATACTAGATAAATTATATAATGAAAAAGAAGAAGGTAGGAGATTTACTCCTCCTTTAAAACAAGTCTTTAGAGCGTTTGAAGAATGTCCTGTAAACGATTTAAAGATTGTAATGATAGGCCAAGATCCTTATCCCACTTTTGGAGTGGCAGACGGTCTAGCTTTTTCATGTGGTAATACTCTTAAACCACAACCTAGTCTCAAGAATATGTTTGAGGCTATAGAACAAACTGTATATCAAGAGTTTCCGACTCACCAAGATCCTAACTTAACTCGTTGGGCTAATCAAGGTGTATTATTACTTAACAGGGCTTTAACCTGTCAGATAGATAAAGTGGGTTCACACTATTCTATCTGGAATGACTTTATTATGTATGTGTTAGACATGATTAATCTAACTAATTCAGGAGTGATTTTTATCTTATTAGGTAAACAAGCTCAAGAGTTAGAATCTATGATTGGTCCTAATCACTATGTATTAAAAGCATCGCATCCTGCGTCAGCGGCTTATACTAAAACAGTATGGGACTGCAATAATATCTTTATTGAGGCTAACGATATTATTAAAAAGAACAACGGTCCTCAATTCACAATCAATTGGTAAACAAATCTAAACAAACTAACATGGCTATTAACAAAGTGAGTCTTTATGTATCACAAATCTTAGAAGATCTAGACAACGGTTTAACATGGTTAAAGAAAGATGATCTTGGCTACGGTTCTATTCAAGAAAAGTATAACGCTAAAGATCAACAGATCAACATGATCCGTAAACATCCTGCTTTAAAAGATGCAGAGACTTCTGTAACAGTATTCACTGTAATTGATGACACTAAAGATAATAACATAAATGAAAGAGATACAACCATCAATACCACTATTGAACAAAAAGATGCAAATAATCTGGCAGAGGTTTCTGGAGATACAACAGAAATATACGGATCAGACATTAATATCCCAGAGGCTAGAGATTACAGAGAAACTGTTAATGCAAGCAACCATAGAGCATTATCAGACGCAGTATCAGCAGACGCCTTCGCCAACTTATAATAATATGGCAGTAACAGGAACAACAAGACCAAGTCCAACAGATAGTGCAACATTATACGCCATAGGATTAAGAATGATGGGTAATGATGGCAATATCTGGGAGGTCGCAAGCACCTCAAATGGTGTATATAGATGGGTAAGATCCCACAATCAATCAGCTACTAATTTAATCATGCCTTCGCATGCAGCTTATTCAGCTTCCACTGTAACTACAGATGGCAAAACAGAATGGGTCGACACAACTATCGATCCAAATGCACCACAAACATTTAAACTAAACAAAAACATGGCAAAAGTAAAGTCAATCACAAAGAAGACAACTCAAGAAGTGAGAAACATTGAAACCTCTTTAATCAATAAGGAGGAAGTATTTAAGATGCTAGCATTAGCAGAGAGCACAGGTTTACCTTGCTTATTAATTGGTCAACCCGGTGTTGCCAAAACTAAAACTGTTGTTGATTATGCTAAAGCATGGTTAAACAAAGATGGTAAGATGACAGCTAAAGACTTTGCTGAAAAGATTTATATCCTAGAAACAGATGAGGGTACTAAAGCATCTGAGATTAAGGGTATGCCAGACTTAGGTAAATTATTTACTGACAATCAATATGAGTTAAATACTCCTATAGCAGAAGCTGAGATTGTAATCATTAACGAGGTTGACAAGGCTAGCTCAGCTATCCGTAATGCAATGTTGGGTGTTATGAACGAAAAGTTCTTATTCAACGGTAAGCATAAGATTCCTTGTAAGTGGAAGTTATTTGTAGCAACTTGTAATGAAATCCCTAAGGATGAAGTTGGTTCTCCATTCTGGGATCGTTTCATGTTGAAGATGACAGTTAATCGTGTGTCTGCAGGCGAGTTAGTTAAGTATTTTAACAAAGGTGCTAGAGACTATCGTGAAACTTTCAACATCGGTATTCCTAACAAAGCAGAGATAGCTTCTTTAGAAATCCCTACTAACAAGTTAGAGAAGTATTTAGAAGTAGGTTATAACAACAGCTCTGACAGAACATTAACTTTTGTTCCTGGCTTAGCTAAAGCTGTTAGTTATATCTGGGATATCTCTTTAGATAAGGCATTAGTTAAAACTGCTCAGATTATGATATCTCAATCTGCAGGTTCTGAGTTACAGAACAAGTTGATGTCTCCAGAAGTTAAGGCAGTAATGTCTAAAGTGGAGATGTTACACTCACATCAGAACAATGAGCAATTAGAGCTTGCTGTAGCAGAGATCGAAGGCTTGATCAACACTTATGCTTCTCGTGGTATCATGGATGAAACTCAAGTAGAAGAGATAGAGATTTCTATGGCTTATATCTTAGAGAACCACCCTGCACGTAAAGACTATGCAACTACAGAAGACTTTGAAGCTCTTATGAGTGAAGTAGAAAGTGATGCATCAGGAGCAGTTAATGCTTCTTTCTAAGCAGAGGTCCAGCAACAAACATATCCCTTCAGGAAATGATGGCGGTCTTCGGATCGTCCATCATTTCTCTTGAGGATCTCGTAAAAAAAATAAACGGAGGAGACAATGGCTAACTTAAGAAGTCTCACTACAGGTGAGAGAATACAAACAGGTGGTGGTAAACAATATAAGAATGTTTATACCATATTAGAGAAAGTAAAGAAGGGTGAAATCCCAACTCACTATAAGCAAGGCGATGGTTTATTTGGTAAGATTAACTTTTATAAGAAAGCAGATCTTATTAAACCGTATATGCATTATATAGATGAGGATAGATTATCTAGTATATGTAAAACACATGTCACTAATCAATCTGAGGTAAATAAGTTTTATAACAAGTTTGCTCAGAGTGCAAAGTTCAAAAGACTAGATGAAGATAAGAAACCAGACTGGCCTAGTTTTAATAAAAAGCTACAGGATACTTATAGAAGTATTCCAGCTCATTTAAAGAACGATATATATAAGATGTATTATTCTAAGATTGAGAAGCTTGAGTTTGAAGACAGAGATGATAAAAACTATACTAAGTATAAGTTTTTAGAGAAGAGTAATAATCCAGTAGGTAAGATTATGGCTGAGAGCAGTGCTCTAAAGTCTGCTATCTTTACTAGGAACATGATGTTGTATTATTCTATGCAGCTTACTATGATGGAATATGTTGATAAAGAAGATGCTGATAAGATCGGTAAAGGTCTTGGAGGTAGTTCTGACTTTGATAATCAAGGAATAGATGAAGCTTTAGATAAGATGATGAACAATCAGCTTAGTAAAAACATGATGGATGACATGCTTAAAGATGCTCAAGACACTTGTAAGTCTATTGATGAAAGCATTGATAAAGAGACTCAACAACAAATGTTTGACGAAGCTCATAAATCTGGTGGTAAAGAAGCTGGTAATCTAAGTCCTGATTATATTAGAACTGTTAGTCAAAGATTAAACAAGCTTAAGATGTCTATGGGCTCTGTTAAAGAGAGAATCAAAAAGCTTTTAGATAAATCTGCTAGCTATTTCTCTAGTAGAAAAGAAACTATCTATGAAGATATCTTTAACAGTGATAACATAGCTGGATTGGAAGAATATGAATTCTTACATCCTAAGCTTAGAAAAGTAATGGTAGATGATATAGTAGTAAAAGATACTAAGAGTGTTGGTAAGCTTGATTTATATATCGATGTTTCCGGATCTATGTCTGGTAGCTCTGGTATAAAAGATGAAGATAACAACGACATCAGCTGTATCGATTTTGCAAAGTCATTCGCTGTTAAGCTTGCAGAGATGGATATGCTTAACGAAGTGTATGTATTTAATAACTCTGTAAAGAAGTATAAGTCTGATACAATTAGTTTAGCTATGCTAGATTGTAATGGCGGTACGACAATCAATGAGGCTGTAAAAAAAGTTGTAAGTAACGATAGAAATGCTATCATATTAACTGACGCAGAAGATCATTGTAATATTTACTCTGAGAGAGTTTTCTTTATCGGTGTACAAGGAGCTAGATTTGATAGTTTTCAGAAAGAAACTATCAAAAAGTATTCTGATGCATCGCAGGTAATCATATTTAATGGGTCAACTATCAAAAAAGTTGACGCAAATGGTAATACGGTATAGTAAACTATAAGTTTATTTTAGAACCTACTACCATAAAGAATAGCATGGGTACTTGAGGATTAGTATTAGCACTAGTTCTCAAACCCATGTTAAACTTAAATCTCTTAGTAATAGCATAATCACCAGAGATACCAGTAAAGAATCCTATATCATGGGATTCTACAAATATATTTTCTTTAGTATTATAGGTAACCGGACTACCTGAAACATAAAGTTCTGGACCAAGTGTGAGTCTTTTAGAAAGACTAAAAGGTTTTGTGTAAAAGAACATCATAGAATGAGATAGCACCCACTGTTTATCAGAGGTACCATCTTTCTTTAGATAGGAAGATTTAGAAAAAGTGAGTGTGTAGTTGGCCCCTGTCACCCCGTAGTTACCCATAGGGTATATATACGCATAAGTAATAAAACTAGTTAAATTACCATACATAAGAGCTGTAGTAAATCCCCAGTTGGATATACTCTCCATCTTACCATTATTAAAGTTCATCTTAGTATATCTACTAGATAGTACAAACTGCTGGAGATTACTCCATGCCATAGCACTAATGCCCCAAGAGTCTGCTCCAGTCATAGAAGACTGTGACATACCTCCACTAGCAACCAAAGCAATAGACTTATCCATATTCTGGCCTCCTGTGAGATCAGAGTTGAATATAATAGGATTCATTTTAGCCTGAGACTTATTACTAGACTTAGAGTCTTTTTTAGACTCTTTACTAGAAGATTTGCTCTCAGATTTACTTTCAGACTTAGATTCTGATTTAGATTCAGACTTAGAATCAGATGATGAAGAGGAACTACCCTTACTATCTGAAGAAGAGGAGGAAGAATTACCCTCACTTTGTGACGAGCTGCTTGATGAGCTGCTGCTACTAGATTCAGAAGTACTTCCCCCAGAAGAGGTGGAGGCCGATGAACTGGTGGCAGAGCTACTTGCAGAACTAGAAGCAGCTGAGCCTGCAGCTGAACTTGCTGCAGAAGAAGCAGCACTAGATGTGGCTGCTGAGGCTGCACCGGCAGTAGCTGAACTTACAGCCGCACTTGCAGCTGCAGATGTTGCAGCAGATACAGCAGTACTTACTGCAGAGGATACAGCAGAGGCTGTAACTTGTGTAGCAGTTGATGACACTTGAGAAACAGAACAAGGAGAATAGGCTTTATAGTCTTCATATACTTGGTTAATCCACGTTTGAAAAGCACCGCTGGCCACGTCAGCAGCAGAAAAGCTCCTTGACTTATTATAGAACACAATAGTAGTCCTACCACTAACAGGTATGACAAAAGTACTAGTAATCTTTGTACAGGGATCTTGAAAAACTTGTACAATGGTTTGTGAGAACGCATATATTGGTAGTATTACTACTAGTATTAGTGATAATATAAACTGTTTCATTACTTAGTAAAGATTCCTTTCTTTACCATTCTATCCAATATACGAGAACAAGCTATATCCAAAGCCTTCTTTGTAGCAATAGATATGGTCGATTGATTAAATTTAACAGGATCTAGACTAGCGTCAGATAATCCTGATGTTTCTTTAGTGGTTTTAGCCTCACCAAGGCCAGATCCAGAAAAAACTACACCAGTCTCAGCGTCAGTAAATCTGACCTGTAAACCGATCCTAGTGACCATTAACTGGCTTGTAGATAGCTTAGCTGATACTGTTTCATCTTCTGATACAGAATAGTCATAGCATTCTATAGTAACAAAGTATTTAGCTAGATTGATCTTACCACGACCATCTAGCTTATTTTCAGAGATACCTGCTTGGCTAGCTTGAAACTGCTTAACCATACGGTTCTTTATCTCTGTTTTATCCTCAGTAAACTTGAATCTATTAAGATTCTCTAAATATTCCATAGAGATGTTAGCTACACCAAGTCCTACACGCTTTTCTTTAAGCTCAGGATACATCTCATACATCTCATCATTAATTCCACACTTTAGTATCTGTATAGGAATCTGTGGACCGTCATAGTCCATAAACTGAGAGATGTCGATTGACTTCTCAAAACTAGCTTTATAGTTCTCTGTAGAGGTCTTAGCTATTTGACCATGACACTTTATTACAGTTACAAAACATAGTGCTATTAATACAATAAGATATTTCATTTGTAATGTTTAGTTAAGGATCTGCTTAATAATATATAAGACAAAAAGAATAGCCCTGAAATAGAATAAAAGACTGCATCTGCGGCCCAATAACTTCCTGTAAGATCCATAATCCATTTGAACAAGGCATCGTAGCCAAATGGTAGAAAGAACATTGCCAACATCAGAGATGTCTCTTTGAAAAATACTAAGCGTTTGTGTTTGTTTCTTGTCATAACTATCTAAGTCCATAGAGTTTAAGTTTCGTTACCACTTAGGAGCTTCTTCTTTGAATTCATCTCCTTCTTTCTTTTTAGGTTTAGCAACTGCTGGTTTTTCAACTGGCTTTGCTGCTGAACTAGACCCTTCTTTAACAATGACTGTCTTTGTAGACTGAGCTTGTTGTTGAGCTGGGATGTTAATATTGATAGCGGGCTGAGCTGTTTTATTAGCATCTTCTTTTGGTTTTTGTAAGTAAGACATTAAGAAAGTACCACCACCTACTACTAGAGTAGATATTGTACCAATGATTGTCTTCTTTAAACCAGTCATTGTACCGTCATTATGCTTTTCGTTCTTAGCCATTTTATCTTCTGGCTCTTGTTGCTTTTTAGTTGCCATAGTTATAGTTATTTAATTATTACTGGATGCTTGTCTTCCTTACCTTGGATGTCAATAAAATGCACATCATAGTCTTTTTTAGGAAGATCACTTAAATCATATATCTTTTTAGTTACAGTATCTGTAGCTGTAAACTTATCAGTCTTCACTGTATTATCTAATGCAAACGGAGTGAACTGTACAGAGTATTTAGCTCCTGGAGTTGTTGCAAACTCCATAGTTACTGTACTACCTGTTTGAGAAAAAGTCTTAATACTAGTACTAGTAGATGTTTTACCAAGATCTATACCTGCAGCTACCACTGGATCAACTCCAACAGTTTTTCTGCAGCTAATAAATACAAATAGTATTAAAGACAATACAATAAGAGTGTCAACAAAAATGTTAAAGAATCTTTTCATAGTTAGAAGTTGTTATATCCAGTTAATTTAATAGTTGTTGTGTTTAAGTTAATCCCCACTTGGTTACCCTTTGTATCAGAAGCATCCATTGTAGCAGTAACTTTGATTGACGTTAAGATATCAACACCATCACCTATAGTAGAAAACTTAAGAGTGAATGGAGTGGCTACTCCTGTTAAAGGAGCAGTGATAAGAGATTTATCTAGAGCACCAAACTTCACTTTACCAGCTTTAGAAGATACAAATGAATACCATGTATTAGGTAAGCCTAAGCTTAACTGATCAAAAGATATCTTAGCAGGATCATATTCAAACTCAAACTGTAAAGCAGATAGAGATAATCCTTTAGTGTCAACTGATACAGGTATAGAAATGGTATTAGATGTTACAGTATTATTCACTAAGTTTACATCAATACTAGGTATATCTCTAGTTGTATTTAATAATATAGCATTAGATCCAACAGCAAACGTAGATAACTGTCCAGACTTTTGTAAGCTTGGAAGTGCACTAGATACTGGTGAGCCATTAATAATCACTTGAGAAGAGTGAGATCTATTTACATCCCCCCATAATAAATACTTAAGATTCAATGGTAGATAATCTCCAACATTACCTGTCTTAAAATATACTGGTTTTGTAAGATCTAGAGTTTTCCAAGAACTAGTTGTCATATTATTAAATACAGTGTCAGTAAATGTCCATACAGACATATATCCATTAGTTCCAGGAGTATAACCTGGAGGAAGTTTAACAAGAGTATCTTGTGCAATAGCTGCTGCTAATAATATTGGTAAGTCAGATCCATTAAATACTTTATCATTATTCATATCAGCTGCTAAGAAACTAGGTCCTGTAGTCATAACTGAATAAGAAGGCGTACCATCTAGGTTAGCACTTACGAATTCATTCTGAGGTCCTGTGAAGTCTGATACAGTGACAGCAGCATTATAAACATTATATAGCTTATCCATATTTACCATACCCATAACTCTGTAAACAGTGTTTGGAGATAAGTCTGGTTGATTTACATTTACCTGTCCATTAGAAGTGATATCATACAAATGAGACATCTTAGTAGTTGTATCTTGGAATAACACTTTCATAGGAGATATAGCTGTCATGTTAGCGTTAATATCAATAGTAGCATTAACATATGAGTCAGCATTAGGATTTAAGTAGGGCTTAATAGTTAATGGATTTTCCTGAGTAGTAGCATCTAATGATCCAGTACCAGTCCAAGCTGAAACAAAGTTTAGCTGTATCGGATTCATAAGGTATCCTGTCATTGTCTGTTTAACAGTAAAAACCATTTTTATTAATCCCCAATAGTTAGCATATGGCATTCCACGAGTTCCTGACCAAGTAAGGTTATATCTTACAATGGTAGAACTACCTCCACTAGTATAATCATAGTTACAGTATTGATAGTTTGTGGTACCATTACTTGTAGTGTTCTGAGTAGTTTTATGAAAAGAGTATCCAGGGTATTGATAGAAAGATTCTTGAGCATTTGACCCTTGAGGTAATACACCACCATTTCCACCAGTACCAGTATTAGCAATAGAGGTTAAAGTTAACGCACTATTATCATACTGAAAATCTAATAATAACTGTCTAGTGGTTGTGTTACCATTACCGTTAGCAGATAAGTATACAACAAACTGATCTCCTTTATGTAAAAGAGTACCATTTGTGTTAGTCTTAACTGTATCAGGAGCATCTGTTGCAACAGAAGCACTAAGTCTGAACTTAATAGGATTCTGAGCAAAAGAAAGTGTCGTGATAAATACTAAAACTGTCGCAAAAAGTGTCGTTAAAAGTTTCTTCATTAGTCTAATAGTTTATTTACAAGTGATACAGTTGCTTTTTTAAGGGCTGAGCTTAGATTAGTTTGATTGAACTTACCACCTTGGTCAATAGCCAAAGTAGACATACTCACTTCATCAGCTGATTCTTCTACAAGGATCTTCTTACTTGGTTTCTTTTCTCCATCTTTAAACAGTCTTCCTTGTAATCTAATTACAACAGACTCTTTATCTTTATGCATTACTGAAAAGCTAGATTGTGTCTTTAGAACATCTAAGTACACTACATCAACTTCTATGTTATTCTTAGAAGATGGATCTATATCATATCCTTTATCTTGAATGACTTCTTCTAGTACACTCTTGATACCAAACTCTAAATTACGGTTGCCGGCTAAAGATCCAATCTGAACTTTATTGCTCACAGCACCTATAGAGATACGCTTTTCATTATACCAGATATTACCAGGACTGTTTTTAAAAGTCCCATCAAACTTCCAAGCAAACTTGTTAGCCATATCTTGTAATGTATCTTCTTTACCCATAAGCTCAAGAGCTACAGTGTAAAAACAAAGACCTAAAGCAAAGGCTAACCAAAGCCCTAATAAGGATAAAAATAAATAGCTAAAGTATAGTTTAGCTCTATTGATTATTATATTCATACGAGTGGTTTTAAAAGAAAAGGGTAGAAATTATCTACCCTGTCCTTGATATTGTTTAACTGGTTTATCTTTTGGTCCTTTCGTCTTAGACGCTTTACCTCTTTTACGCTTACCGAAAGTCACCTTACGGTTATCAGCACTGCTTTTTTTACCTGCCATAGTTTGTTAGTTTTTATATTGTATAGTATATCCTTTTGCACTTTTTTGATGTCCTGCTAGTACATGTCTTATGTTACTGTGAGAACATCCTATAAATTTAGCAATATCATTTGATTCTTTAAACTCTCCTAATATAACTCCATCTTTTATAACTATCTTCAATCCTTTGTAACCACTTCTAGTTTCTATAGGACGAGCTTTAGCTTTTTCTGATATTTTTCTTTTAGATTCATCTGAATGAGTTTTATCAAAGTAAGGATTGTTCTGTCCAGAATATCTTCCTTTCATAAGTTCAGACTGTCTTTTCTTTTGTTCTTCTGTAACCACTTTTGTTTTTCCTTTACCATATTGATTTCCTTTATTGGTTTCTGAAAAAGCTAATCTAGCTTCTTCATATCCTCTAGAGGAAACTATACGATCTTGGTTTTTATTAGTAGACATCATTTTGTGAAAAGCTAACGCAGAAGCTCTATCTCCATGTATTTTCCACAATAACCAATGGGCTAAAAAGTGCTCACGAGCAGTGAGAAGAACTATATTAGGATGATTTAAACCTCTTGTACTAGTTCCAGTTCCTCCTTTAGCTTTAGGAATAATATGATGTCCTTCATAATATCCTCCAGTTTTTCTTTCTTGGTACCTTTCAGTCTTTAAAAGTAACCTAGATTCCATCAACTTATTATAGTGTTTTTGGTAATCCATTATTTAAGTAAACTATAAAAATGTTTAAATTCTTTAATTCGTTCTGACAAACCAATTGTACCACCATTAACACGCTTAGTGATTTTTGTAATAACTTCATCACTAGAACCTGTATCAGCTACAGCATTTAGTTTCATGTTATTTACATACTCCCAACAAGCTGCATCTAATGCAAAGTGGTTGTCAGATCTTAATAAGTCTGCAGCTTCTTCAACTGTTTTACCAAGATAAGCAGCATAACCTTTGTATGCGTCCTTACCTGTAAGCTGTAAAAATCCACCACCACGGAATCTAAATCCGTCACCTGGGTTGTTATTCCCCATACGGCCACCGTATACAGCTTCTGCAAGTTTTTCTTGATTCTTAATGTAATCATGTGCGTTTTTCTTACCATTAGATCCGTCTAAATTAAAACGGCTAGGCCATATAGCTACAATACGCTCAGGAGTAGAGTAGTTCATACTCTCAGTCTTGATTGTAAAGTCACCAGACTCATGTGCAATCTGAGCTAAAAAATGAGCAGCTCTTAACACACTGTTGATTTCATACTTTGCGAAAGCTTCAGGTAGAATCGCTAAGATACTATCTGGCACGCCTTTTCCTTTTAGTTTACTTAAATCCATAGGGTTTTATTTTTTCTTATTAGGTTTGTTATTTTTATTAGGAGCTATCTTATTAGCTACTTTAGTCTCAACAGCTTTAACTTCAGCTGTTTTTTCAGCTACCACTTCTTTTACAGTAGCAACTTCTTCTTTTACAGCAGACTCTAATTGTTTAAGCTCTATAGCTTTTTCTGCTAAAGAACCACCACCAAGTAAAGCTTTGATTAAGTCAATAATCTTTTTCATAGTATATTACTTTTTAAGTTTGATCTTCCAGTAAGACTCCATACCATAGACGATTTGTCCATGTATGTCAGTACCTACTTTTAAACCATATATCTGATCTTTTTTGTTTTTCAATAGTAATCCAGCAGATATTCCTGTGATTCCTAATGTTCTATTACCATCTATACCACCACCAATATATAACTGAGTCTTTGGCTGATCATGTTTAGTGATCGTCATAGTAGTGTTATAATGAGGTAGGCTATAGTGATATTGATATCCTCTGTTATCTAATTTATTAAACTGTACAGTGTCACTAACCACTACATAACCAATTGAATCTAACTTCAAACTATCCTTATACATATTCTTAGAAGCATGTTCTTTTACAAGAGCTTCAAACTGAGCTTTAAGGACAGCATAGTTAGTATCTGGAATATACTTAGTATCACCTTTGATATATTCTGGTTCAAATACTGTATTATTAACCACCATCTTTTTAGTGATTAGACTGTCATGCACTTCATAAGTGGTATCATGCGTTATCAGAGTGTCAGCTTTAGAGTGTAAGCCAAGAGCTCCACTACAACCTGTTCTCTCTAAAACGATAATACCTATTAGTGCAAGGACTAATAAGGTCATTATCTTATTCATTATTCTTCAGATTTTTCTTCAGCAGCTGGTGCAGATACATCTTTTTTTACAGTGAATTTATCTAATGAGTCAGCACCCATTCCGATAGCAGTGATCACCATTACAGCGTCCACTAATTTATCAGCAGGTTTAAACTTCTCTTCTGTAAAAGAGTTAGCACATAATGTAACACATAAGAATAAAGCTCCCATAAAAGCAACAACTGGCTTTATAGAGATAGCTCCTCTTTCGTCTTTGAATAAATCAACAACCCATTCTTTGAATGTCATAGTAAGTTATTTTAGTGGTTTTATATATTTAGCTTGAGCAAATAATCTGTTATCTGGAACAACAGCTACTCTTTCAAACATAAAAGGAATCTCATCTTTTGGAGCTGAAGGAATAGAAGCTGTTTTTAGCTTTCCTTCTAAATTATCAATCCTAATACCATCTTTTATAGAGACAGCCATTAATGTTTTAACATCTGATTTAATCTCAGATACATCTGCCCATATAAGAGCAGCTAAGCAACTCATTAAGCCTGGAAATAGCCAAAGCTTAATTTTATCTATTGTAGAAGCAGCCATTTGTATCTCAAGATTTAAGGATTAGTGAACTAATTTAAACTCATATACTAATCCAGTTGGTGTTTTATAACTGGTAAACAATGAGTTAGGTATGATATTACCAGCTTGATCTTTACGTACAAAATAACGTAAGTTGTCTTTGTGAGCAACAACAGTTTGACCGTTACCTGGAGTAACATCAGCTGCTGGAATAGCAATACTAGTTTTAGGAATAGCCTTACCATAAGGTACAGACATCATAGTACCTGGGATAGGAAATCCTAAATAATCCTTCTGAGCGTAGAAGTTTTGAGGATAAGACATATTAATAAGATTTAATAAATATAAACTTAAGAAGTGTAGAGCTACACAAAACCCTACACTATAATATAAGGTTTTTTCTAGACTTTTATAAAAAAAACCTGGATAACTATGTTAACTTATACCGAAATAATATACATTTGTACACAAAATAACCAATATGGACAGTAAAAACTATGCTAGTAAACTAGAAAGAAAAATGATTGAGGAGTTCAAAGCTAAGTTCTTTGATAAGATTGGGTACTATCCTATTATTGTCACTAAGGTGTATACAGATAGTGACGGATACATTCCGATGTTGGCTTTAGATGTATTAGAAGAGTGTGTTAACCCACATTTACCTGACCACTTAAAGAAAGAAAGAATCACTATTAGAACTCATCGTAGATACAGAGAGTTGGTAGAAGTGAGAGCTATGTTCTTTAAAATAGCTAGAACTATGGGTTACTCTTTAAAAAAGATTGGTCAGCACTTAAAGATGGATCACACAACAGTGATACATAATATCACTACTTTTAATAACTTAGCTGAAACTGATGCTAACTTTAAGATTAAGTACACATCAATAATCAACCACATTAAAACACAATATAACCAGGAAGTTTATGAGCCATCAACTATGGACTACGATAGTCCGACACAAAGTATCCCCGAATCAGATTTACTTGCTTGATTGTTGCAGGGAAAAGATTAAACCATCAGATCTTATTGATACTGAGCAAGTTGCACAGTCTTGTAGAGATGCTGGATTATTAAGTGATAGCAATGTTATCACTGCTAAAGGCTTAGCTATACTAGAAGAGTTTGAAACCTATCTAGTTAAGACTAAGAAGAAGGTAGCAACAGATGTATTAGGTGAAGGCTTTATGGAAAAGATTAAAGAGTATCGTGAGATATTCCCAGCTAAGCGTTTGCCGTCCAATCAGTTAGCTCGTCAAAGTATGAAAGAGCTAAAAGATAACTTCATCTGGTTCTTTAAAAACTATCCAGAATATGACTGGGATCTTGTACTAGATGCAACTGAGTACTATGTGCACAGATTTAGTTTAAAGAACTATATGTACATGATGACTAGTGCATATTTTATTAAAAAAAGTGACACCACTACAAAAGATGTAAAGAGTTCATTAGCAGATCATTGCCAAATGTTGCTAGATAACCCTAACATTATCTACTCATAAATCTAAAAAATAAGTCGTAGATTTATTTGTAATCATCACCACAACACACTAACTTTACAACCCCAAAATACACAACATATGTCAGAACCAACAATCAACATCCCACAGTTTGACAACTTAAGAGAGCTGTTTGAAAGATCTTCAATTGCTCTAAAAGAAAGACCTGAACTAAGAGTCACTGATTTTAAAAACTTTGAGTACATTGCTAACCATTTAGTTAAGGTAGCTTATCTACAAGGTTTAAAAGATGCATCTACTAATTTAACTAGTATGATCAAAGAAGTATTTCAAATCAAAGAAGAATTAGTTTAATCTTATGAGTGAACAACAACAAACTGTGAGACCCTATAAGTCTCTTAAGTTCTCTGATGTTTTGAAGAAAGCTCTTCACAATATAGAGAATAGAAAACATGGTAGGATCAAATCCTTTAAAACACCATGGGCCGGCTTGAATAATGCAAGCTTAGGTGGGTTAGAATGGCAATCTATGATTACTATTGGAGCTCGACCTGGTGCCGGTAAGACTATGATTGTTAGTCAGATACTAAGACAATCTCGTTTATTAAATCCCGACCAAGACTTTGGTATCTTAGAGTTCCAGTTTGAGATGGCTCCTGAGCAGTATGGTGCTAGACACTTTGCAGCAGAGACAGCAAAAGACTACGGAGTGATACTAAGTTCTAAACAAGCTCTTGATGACTACACTTTTCAACTAATAGAAAAGCTAGTTAAAGAAACAGAGATGTTAGAGCGTAAAGGTGTGGTGCGTAACTTTATAAACGAACCTATGGATCATAAGGAGATGGTTAAAGCTATACACTACTTCTACAATGAGAATGGACGTAAGCCTTTGATCGTAACTATTGACCACAGTTGGCTTCTTAAGAAAGCTAATGATGAAAGAGAGAAGATACAAACTCTCTACAACACTGCAGAAGCTCTTATGCAGGTGAAGAAAGAACTCCCTATTATTATTATAATGATCACTCAGCTCAATAGAAGTATTGATGAGCCAAGTAGAAAGACTCCTGGTAGTATTATGAACTATCCTACCTCGTCTGATATATTTGGAGGTGATGCTTTTATGCAAGCATCTGAGATGGTTATTGTATTAGCTAATCCATTAAAAGCAGATATTCCTATCTATGGACCCAAAGAATATATCTGTCAAAAAGGAGATGTATTTATGCATCTACTAAAGATTCGTAATGGTAACGATGATAATAATGTACTATTTATGAAGACAGAATTTGATAAAGGTCAATTGGTAGAAGTACCTGAACCCAACACAAATGTATCTATTGCTAATAATGGGGTAAGTACATTTGGAAACAGAAGAAGAGGTAGAGCTGTATCAGCAGATATAGGGGAAGAACTATAATTCTTAAAAAGAAACAATTAACAACATGACTTTCAATACAGCAAACTACAATCCACAACAACAGCCGGTAGATGAAAGAGCAGAGAAACGCAAAGAGATCCGTGAGTATCATAAAGCTATGATTAAAGATCTTGGTGTTTCTGAAAGTAACTTTACATTTAAGATGGCTTTTTATGACAAATCACTTAATGATGGCAAACTCTATATAGGAGTATTTGCATCAGAGTTTAAGATGCCAAAGGGTGTGTTCTTTGAAATCGTTACAAGAAACTATCAATCTACAGATCGTAAAATCTATCGCATTGCACCTAATGACTACTTTGAAGATGAGTATGTTCTTAATGAGAAGAACTCATACTTAGTTCCATTAGAAGAAGCAAAAGTAATAAGTCCAGTATCTACTGCTATTATATTAGATGATGTATTAAAAGATGATGATACAGAAACTAATACAGTTAAGCCATGGGTAACTGCACAATCTCTAGCTGCTCCAACTATTCCTGCATATCAAGCACCTGCTCCTATGGAAGATGCTTTATATTCACAGATGACTATTAGAGACTACTTTGCTATACATACTGGTAGACCAGTAAGTACAAAAACTTGGTTAAACGAACTTATCAAAAACAATAAATAACACACAACATGGCAACAGGCGTATTAGTAATCGCAGAAAGTGGTGCTGGTAAATCAACTAGCATTGAGTCCTTAAATCCTAAGGAGACTTTTATCATTAACGTAGCTAACAAAGCTCTTCCTTTCAGAGGATGGAAATCAAAGTACACACTTTGGTCTAAAGAAAACCCACAAGGTAATATGTATGACAAAGCAAGTGTACCAGCTATTGAAGCAGCGTTGAAATACATCAGTGACAAAAGACCTGAAATAAAGGTAGTAGTCGTTGATGACTTTCAATACATGTCTTCATTCGAGTACTTTGATAGAAGTGACGAGAAAGGCTACGAAAAATTTACTCAGATCGGTGCAGGTTTGGCTCGTATAGCTAGAATGCCAAAAGATCTAAGAGAGGACTTACAAGTTTATTTCTTAACTCATGCTGAAGAGTCAACTGACTTAGAGGGTAAACGTAAGTTTAAAGCAAAAACTATTGGTGAAATCATTTTGCCTGTATTCATCTAATTGACTGGGACACCCTTAGAGCTCTATACACTCCCTACAATAGTAATAATTGTAATATAGTAAAAGAGATAGAGATTGGGTAATCAGCAGCTAAGTATCCTACTGGATGGTGCCAAGGATAAAAGTTCAACGACTATCCCTGTGATGGGGAGTACTCCAAGAAAACCTTGGGGGAAATGGTGAAGTAAATTTTGTATTTAACCAAAGGTTTTGTAGATTATATTATAGAAGTCACTTATGAAAACTATAATAATCTACACCCTAACGGATCCTATAACTGAACAAATCAGATATATAGGAAAAACCACAAGTTCTTTAAAATATAGACTATCGCAACACATACATGATAGCTTACACAATGGAACAAGCACTTATAAAAAAGCCTGGATCAAAGGATTACTCTTAAAAGGTACAATACCAATTATAGAAGTTATTGACATTGTAGAGCCAAATGAATGTTGGAAAAAGCTTGAGCAATACTGGATCAGTCAGTTAAAATCCTGGGGATATTCCTTAGTAAATATGACTATTGGTGGAGATGGCAATCAACAACAAATAGTATCAGAAGAAAGTAAACTGAAAAGATCAAAATCTCTAAAAGGTCGTGAAAGACCTGTTGATGTTAAAGCTAAAATCAGTAAAGCTCACTTAGGTAAAAAGTTATCAGAAATAACTAAAAATAAAATAAGACAGCATAACCTAGGTAAAAAGCAATCAGAAGAAACAAAAAGAAAAAGATATAAACCTGTTCTTCTTATAGATAGTGATGGTAATATTAAAAAAGAATACTCTTCTATACAAGAAGCTGCTATTGAGCATAATTGTAGAAGAGGTCAGATTGCTAACGTATGTGCAGGTAGAACCAAGTCTGCATGCGGTCTGATATGGAAATATAAAATTTAGAAGATATAGTCTATTCCTCCAAGAAACTGGAGGTAGTAAAAGAAAATGGTAGATGAAAAGTTAACCCTAGAGGGTTTATTCTCTATCGTATTATTTGGTAAGGTAAAGAAAGACAAAGATGGTAACATCCGTTATGTATTTGAGACATCTAACAATGGTGAGAATACTTGTAAGAGTCCAAGAGGTATGTTCCCAAGCTTTGAGATAGCTAATGATTTAGCTTATGTAAGACAGTCTATATTAGACTATGAAAAGTAATTATTAATAATTAAATACAAACCACTATGTTCAGTACAAAAGGACAAGAAGTAAAACAAGGCGGAGGAGTAGCAAAATCCTTACAGCCAGGAGTAGTTTATGCACACATCTACAGCGGTGCGTTAAGAACATCTAACAAGAAGGATAAGAAAGTCCTTGAGTTAGTATTAGAAGGTCCAGCCTTACCAGACTTTGAGGGTTGGTCAATTGAGAAAGGTAACGATGATGGCCCTAAGTTTAAAGGTCAATCAGCAAGAGTTACTGCAACTATTTGGACTGATCAATTCGATGAGACTAATGTTATGAAGAATGAGATCTTGTACAAACTTACAACAATAGCTGCAGAGTTAGGGTTGAGAAGTGAGATCGATTCTATCTCTGCTTCAAGCATTGAAGACTGGGTTGCACAAGCTATTAACATAGTTAAGGGTAACAATGTGTATTTCTTCTTAAAAGGTACAGAGGAAGAATACAACGGAAAAACAATAGTTAAGTTATCTTTGCCTAAGTTTAAGTTTGTAAGCTCTGATGATAGCAAGTTAGATAAGTTCGATAAGAACAATCAGTATCATTACAAAGCTTTACCTGCTTCAAAAGCAGTTGGTAGCTTTGAGCCAGCTAATAATGACTTCGATATGTAAGCCTTTTAGTTCTGACTATATATACACAGTCGGGGGGTGTTTCTACATCCCCCTCTTTTTTAAACTTCATATCCTATGTTTAAGACAAAGAACTTGGTACACAATATAAAAGATGTACCCATCCCCTGGATGTTTGAACACTTCTGCAAACTCAAAGAAAAACTTACAGGTCAAGATGTAAAGATCAAGAGTATATTTAACTCTAAAGAACGTACACCTAGTATGTGCATCTATGTAAGTAAAACTGGAGTTTACAAGTTTAAGGACTTCTCTACTGGTAAATCAGGCTCAGCTATAGATCTTGTAAAAGATATGCATCAGCTAAAGTTTCATCAAGCTGCAGAGCTTATTATTGAAATCTACAACGACTTTATCCTTCATAACAATGGAGGCTATGATGTAGGTATCTTTAAAAAGCAATCTAAATACAAGGTGAGTCAGTATGTACTGAGAGGCTGGACTAATCAAGATGCTTATTATTGGACACAGTTCAATATAGGATCTAAGATGCTAGACGAATATAATGTTCGTCCATTAAGTAGTTATTATCTTCATAAAGAAGAATCTGATAGTGATGATAAAACGCTAGTGATTAGCAGTAACTATCTCTATGGATATTTTAAGAAAGATGGATCTCTTTATAAGATTTATCAGCCCAAGACGCTAGATAAAAAGTTTATAAAGGTGAGAGACTACATCCAAGGCATGGAGCAATTGAGTAAGCAAGACTATCTTGTTATCACTTCTAGCCTTAAGGATATAATGTCTATTAAATCGCTTAAACTATCTTCTATAGATGTAGTAGCTCCCGACTCTGAGAACACAATGATTAAAGCAGAGCAGATGCAAGAATTCCAGGAGAGTTATAAAAAGATTATTATTATCTTTGATAACGATGAAGCTGGTATTAAATCTATGCAGAAGTATAAAGAAAACTATCCTTTTGTAGAAGTGGCTGTACTACCTCTAAGTAAAGATCCCTCTGATTCTATTAAAGATCATGGAGCAAAAAAGACTAGAGAAGTGCTCATCACATTAATAAACAAAAAAATATCGTAACATGTCTCCTGTTAAAAAGGTGCCTAAGACAACCCGTAAAGTAACTACTAAAGTTAGAAATGCTGGTACTATGACAGAATCAGCTTTCTGGAGCTTTATCCGTAGTGCATTAAGACAAAAGTCAAGATGGTGGAAACCTATCACTCAATGTAAAATGAATGCTAGAAGAGCCTATAAGGGACCTAATAAGAGACAGCGTTATGAATATCTATGTAATAAGTGTAAACACTGGTTTCCTGAAAAGAAGATCAATGTAGATCATATTATACCAGCCGGCACATTAAAGTCGAAGAATGATCTACCAGACTTTGTAGAGAGACTATTCTGTGAGATAGATAATCTACAGGTGCTCTGTGAGACCTGTCACGATATGAAAACACAAAAAGAAAAGAAATGAGCGATGATTTAAACAAGTATCAGCTTATGGCAGAAGATGCTAAAGCTGAAAGTGGGCAACTAACCCATGCGTTATACATAGCACATAAAGAAAGCACTAAATTAAAAGCTACTCTAAAAGAGCTTGTGGAGTTTCTAGAATACGAAGAAGCTTACACTGTTGATACACGTAGTCAAATACGTATTGGTGAAAAACTTAAAAAGATAGAAGTATGGCCAAAATCACAATCGAAGAGCTAATAGACAAGTATCCTAAGATATTTGTAGACTATGAAGGTAATCCAGGTAGATGTAACTGGACTGGCGTACCTAAAGCTTGGTTACCTATTATAGATATATTATGTGATTCTATACAATCTTATATAGATGATTGGAATCGTTATACTTTTTCAGGAGATAAAAAAGTAGAGCAGATAACCTGTTTTCAAATGAAAGAGAAGTTTGGAAGACTAAGATTCTATACAGATGGTAATGCAGATAAAAAAATACAAGGTATGATATTGATGGCAGAGCATATGTGCAGTAACATATGTGAAAACTGCGGAACAGAAGAAGACCTTGGAGTAACATCTCGTTGGGTTACTATAGTATGTAAAACCTGTGCGGAATCTATTAACAGAGGTGAATGGTCACCTAGAAAAAAGTAAGTTATGAATGGATTAGAACAAATGGTACTTAATAGAGTACTATGCAAAGAATGCGGGGAAGTATTAATATCTTATCATCGACATGATTACAAAACATGTAAGTGTCCTAATCAAACTATGGTAGATGGTGGCAATGACTACCAACGCTATGGCGGCCATGACATGTCTAAAGTAGATAGATCTATTAGTATATATCTATCTGACGATCATGAAAAGATGAGATATACTGCTCATTGGGGAAACCGTGGTAAAGATGGTAAACAACCTTTACAATGGAAGTGTGTAGCAGATATGTCTGATCAACATTTACAAGCTGTATTAGATACGCAAACACATGCACCTGAATGGATGAGAAAGATTATGCAAACCGAATTAGATAACAGAGAAAAAACAGGAGAACATGTCCCAGACTAGTGAAGGCTTATTAGAAAACTGGCTTAATGATCCTGAATTACAAAAAGGAAGAGAGCTGTTTCAAAAAAGATGGAACCAAGAAATAGAAAGCTTAACAAATGACCTCACTATAGATATGATAAATGATATCAGAAGATGGCGTTGTGAAGAAGATCTAACTTGGAGAAGTATAGCTGCTTGTTTTTACGACAAGTATTATGAGTTTAGTTATAGTCATAGTATAGACTGTGATCAAATCAGTGGTATGCAGCTATGCGAGGTTGCACAAAAATTATTAAACCAAAAAACAGAAGAAGGATGGAACTAACCGAAGAGTTGGACTTTAACGCTATGATAGATGATATGATGCAAGAAACCATAATGCTTAAGCAAGATGAGTTTTATGCTAAGCCGTTTCAGTTTAGCTATAGCAGTTTAAGCAAGTTATTATGGAACCCAGCTGTGTTCTATCAATTGTACATCCTTGGTAACAAGGAAGAAAGACTAGACTCACATCTAGTACAGGGTAAGTTAATCCACTGTTTATTATTAGAAGAAGAGAATATTAACGATCAGTTTATGATCACTCCTTCAAACGTACCTACAGGTAATCCTCGTATTGTAGCGGATAGAGTGTTTAGACACTATGAAGAGCTTTCTCGTAATGGAGATAATAGAACTGAATTAGTAGAGTTTGAGTCTGCTATATTAGATGTAATGAAAGATATGAACTACTTTCAGAATCTAAAGACAGATGCTCAGCGTATTGAAAAGGTCATCACTCCTGATATATTACACTACTGGGAATTCTTAAAGAAGAAAAACGGTAAGATATTAGTCAATCAAGAAGACTTCGACTTCTGTAAGAATGCTGTAGACTTAATGAAGACTAATAAGAATATCTGTGACCTAATAGCTTGTAACACTAGTGACTTTCAGAACATAGATGTCTATAACGAGATAGCTTTAGACTGTCAAGTAACAGGAAAATCTTTTGGTCTTAAGGGAATTATTGATAACTTAGTATTAGATCATGATAAGAAAGTAATTCGTATCAATGATATTAAAACTACTAGTAAAGAGTTAAAAGACTTCCCAGAGACAGTTGAGTATTATTCTTACTGGCTTCAAGCTGTTATTTACTGTACACTAGTAGGAGTTAAATATAGTATATATATTGAACAAGGATATAGTTTAGAGTTTAACTTTATTGTGATTAACAAAACCTTCCAGGTTTACGCTTTTCCAGTAACTCAAGAAACTTTAAACTCTTGGTTTAGTAAACTTACTAAGACTTTAGAAACAGCTGAGTGGCATTATGTAAATAAAAGTTACGATTTACCTCAAGAGTTTGCTTTAGGTAAAGTATCTTTGTAAAAAGATAAAACTATGATAGAGAGTTTATACGGTAAGTACTTTCAGAAATCTAGATCATTCTTATATCCTCTTATAGGAACAAAGAAAGGCGGGAAGTTTGTGCCAACAGGTACTTATGTCTCTCTAGAAGATAGTATTAACCCAGAAGATGCTTTACTAATCTGTACATTTGAACAAAATGAGTCAGAAGAGTTTGCAGCTTTTGAGAAGATGATGCTTCTAGATAACCCTCTCTTTAAAGAATGTAGATATATACACGACCAAAAAGTGTACATCTTTAACTTTGAGGTTTACCAAGATGACTGGTTCAACTTTCTGATGGGTAAGTATTCAAAGCTATCTGTTATCTTTAAAAAAGCTATAAAGTACTACTACAGTAACAATCCCGCTGAATATAAATACATTGAGACTTACTTATACCCTGAAAAGTATTTCGGGGTATATGCTAAGCTTCTTAATGTACCTGTTAGTCTACTAGAACAAGTAGGTGAACTATGCGACCCATATGACTCTTCCAAAGAAACTTTAAAAATACATGTAAAAGATTTGGAGATGTCAGCTAAAACTGTATAACTTTGTACTCTTAAACCAACACAATGAGCAGTAAAACAATGATGCTAGTTACCAGCAGCTGGGGTAACAAAAAAACTTTTAAAATGATACCAGTATCACCAGATAGTACTTTTAACGAAGCTATCTATGATTTAGATGGTAAAGTATTAGCTTTAATAGGTAAAGAAAAGAAACAATCTTTACATATGTTAGCTAAACTTGATGATAAGGGAGACCCTATTACATCTAAGATTGGTAGACGTGCTAATGGAAAAGATTATGCTGAAGAGCGTAAGACATTAGAAACATTCTATGAGTATTATGTTGAGAGAAACAATGAGATTATTGATATCATTAACTTAGTAGCAGTTAACGCTGATACATTTGATTATAATCAATACTTAAATCCACCAGCAGAACCGTTGATAGTAACTCAGCCAACTATAATTCCTGGATAAATAACCAACTATCCCAGACCGAACAAAGCAGTTTAGGCTGCTTTTTTTGGCTCTAAGATTTAAAGGGGGAACAGCTTAACTGAACAATCATTCCTATGAGTAGTGAATCTACCACAACTCCGAAAATAGCCACCCACTGGGTAATGGACTATGAGACCTTGATGGATACTTTTGTCGCAGTGTTTCAACACTATAAGGACGATAGTATTAGCAAGGTCTTTGTTATTCATGGAAGTCAGAATGATTTTCCTACACTAATTAAGTTTCTTAATGACTGTAGAGATCTAAATCAATGGCACATATCCTATAATGGATTAGCTTTTGATGCTCAGATAACTCAATGGATGCTAGATAAGCAAAAGATGTTACTAAAGCTACCCACCGATAAGCTTATAGAACATATCTATGCGTATGCACAAAAAGTAATCAGTACAGCTGATGCTGGTAAGTTTGCAGACTATTCACCTGCTAAGCTTAAGATTAGACAGATCGATCTTTTTAAGATGAACCATTGGGATAATAAAGCTAAGATGAGTAGCTTGAAATGGATACAGTATTCTATGGACTGGGAGAATGTTGAAGAGATGCCTCATAAACATAACGAACCTGTTCCTGATGATGCCACATTGCAAGATATCATCGAGTATTGTTTCAATGATGTATTATCTACTAGAAAGATATTAGACCATTCTAAAGAACAAATACAGCTTAGACAAACTCTGACAAAAGAATATGGGATTGATCTCTATTCTGCATCAGAGCCAAGAATATCTAAAGAGTTATTCCTACACTTCTTATCAAAAAAGCTTGGATGGGAAAAGTCTGATATTAAACAACTTAGAACAAAGCGTGACTATATAGTTTTAGCAGACTGTATACTCCCTTATGTAAAGTTTCAGACTCCTGAATTCCAAAAGATCCTCGACTATTTTAGAACTAAAGTTATTACATCCACTAAAGATGGGTTTAAATACACTCTAGACTATAAAGGTGTTAAAACTGATTATGGTCTAGGCGGTATTCATGGTGCCACAACATCTGGTGTTTATACAGCTGATGCAGGTTGGATAATCATGACTTCTGATGTAACATCATTCTATCCTAATCTAGCTATTAAGAATAAGTTTCATCCTGAACATCTTCCACAACAAGAGTTTGGAGAACTGTATGAGTGGTTCTTTGAAGAAAGAAAGAAGATACCAAAGACTGATCCTAGAAACTATGTTTATAAGATTATTCTTAACTCAACTTACGGCTTAACAGGCGATGAGAATAGCTTCCTGTATGATCCTAAAATGACTATGCAGATCACTATTAACGGTCAGCTATTACTGTCTCAACTATATGAGATGTTAACACTAGCTATACCAGAAGCAAAGCCTCTTATGCAGAATACTGATGGTCTCGAGATGATGATACCTACACATCGTATAGATGATTATATGAAAGTATGTGATCAGTGGTCTTTATTAACTCAGCTTAATCTAGAGCACGATCAATATAAAAAGATGATCATCCGTGATGTAAATAATTACATGGCTATCACTACTAAAGATAAAGTAAAGTCTAAGGGTGCCTTTGAATGGGAAGATCTAGATAAGAAGAAAGTAGCTGTCTTCCATAAAAACAAGTCCTTTCTAATTATTCCTAAAGCAATCTCTGCTTATTTATTACATGATATCTTACCAGAGGATTATCTGGAGAGTAATCAAAACGTATTTGACTATTGTGCGGGCGTTAAAGCTAAAGGTGTTTGGCACTTTGAAGAAAGACGCATTGAGAATGGTCAACTAGTAAGTACTAAACTACAGAAGATTGTAAGATATTTTATCTCTAATCAAGGTAGTAAGCTTGTCAAGTGTAATCCTGATGGTAGAGAGATACAAGTAGAGTCAGGTGAATGGTTGCAAACAACAATCAATCATATTGATCCTACTAAACCTCTAAACAGTTATGATATTGACAAGAAGTATTATCTACAAGAGATCTATAAACAGATAGAACAAATTAACAAGGTTAAACCTAAATCGTTTAGCCAACTATCACTTTTTTAAACTTAGGGTTATGCCAATTAAAACAGAGTTTGTCACTAGTGACTTACTTAGATTTGCTGCTCTTCCTAATCATGGGAAGAGATATGCCGTGATACCACACGGTCACATTATAGATGAAACACGTAAAGAATTATCTGCAGCGGGTTTCACAATCAAGAAAGAGTTATATAAAACAACTCTAGATGCACAAGTTGCACAAGGTATATATCATTTAGACTATGGAAACGATTCTGATATGGGATTGATGTTTGCTTGGTCTAACTCTTATAACAAGATGATGAGATTTAAGTGTGCTATTGGAGCACAAGTATTTATATGTATGAACGGTGTAGTATCTGGAGACATAGGAAACTACAAGCGTAAACATACTGGTACAGCTTTAAGCGATGCGACTACAACTATACAGCATCAAATATCTAATGCTAAGCTATATTATGATAACTTAGTAGAAGATAAAGAGATGCTTAAGAATGTCTATTTAACTAGAAAACAACAAGGTGCTATTATTGGAGAGTTGTATGCAGATCTAGGCGTGTTAACGCTTACGCAGGTAGGAATAGTTAAGCGTGAATTAGATAAGCCAACTTACTATTATAGCGGAAATCCTGACTCAGCATGGGACTTGTACAATCATGTTACGACTGCTTTAAAAGAGTCACATCCTCTCACTTACTTATCAGATCATCAAATAGTGCATGGTTTCTTTGTAGATGAGTTTGGAACTCTTATAAAGACTCCAACATTTGTACAACAGGAATTACCTATGGTCATAGAAGATACAGTTGAAGAGACTGTAGATTTTGGAGTAAGTTTTATGTAATCTAGTTTCGGGGAAAACTCATCTTTTCCCCGAACTTAAATAAGTCAGTGTATAATGGAAGAATTAAGTAAACAATCAGTTAAACAGTTATTTACTTGTGTATTACAGCATATGAAATGCATAGAGATAAGAATACAATATGCTAAAGCGTTAACCAGTCAGAAGCAAAAGTATGCTTTGGATCAGTCAATGAAAAGAATCCAAAGTGCTATGACTAGTCTTTATGATTTACTACCTAACTCACAAGCAGTAATGGAAGTAAAGAAAGAGCTAGATAAATCAGATATGGTATATGTAATGCTTTTAACAGAACAACTGTCTCAGCTGCAGGGAGATGATATGGAAAATGTCATTGACTTAGTACAAAACTATGTAGACAATAAGTATGGCAAAGAGCAAATGTCAAGCAACGGGGAAGACTCGTTATCCTAAAGCAGGAGAAGCAAAAAATGCTCTTATAGGTCTCAAAACCATGGGTAGACATTATGATTATATCCTTGGTAAAAGAGTTAATAGAAGAGTACAAAAAGTCGAGCAGTGTAGATATTATTTTTGTCATCACTGTTTTGGCTATCATTTAACCAAAAGGGAGGAAGTCCTTACAAAACATAAAATAAACGAGTTACAAAAAGAAAGATTTAAAGAAACTGATGAAGTGTTCTTTAATGAAGAGCAGGCTGCCAAGTGGAAAGCTGACTCTTTACCTTTTCCTGAACCACCTAAAACTAATGATGATGAAATGGTATAAGCTAAATGAAGATCATACTACTGAGCCTTATCCAGAAGGAGAATATCCTTTAAATGGAGATTTACGTAGTCCTTTAAAACATGTAGGTGATGAGACTATAGATGGTCAAAGAGTATCTACAGTATTTTTACACATGGATCATAATATGATGTTTGAAGATAAAAGACCTGTATTATTTGAAACTATGATCTTTGGTGGACAGTATGATGAAGAAATGTGGAGATACTGTACATGGGAGGAAGCTAAAGCAGGACATGATAAAGTTGTTCACTGCCTGAAACATGGTATAAACCCAAATGAAGCTATATGATTATTGGACTATCGGGCTATAGTGGTTCCGGAAAAGATGCCGTAGGAACTATTATACAATATTTACAATGCAGACCTACTGCAATCACTTTAGAAGAAGTACTTAATAACTATGTACACAATGAGTGGTGGTTAGTAGATGAATCTGAGTGGCAGATCAAAAAGTGGGCAGGCAAGCTTAAAGTTATTGCTAGTCTTCTTACAGGCATAGATAAAAATATGTTTGAGGATCAACAGTTTAAAAAGACTAATCTTGGTCCTGAATGGAATAAAGCTAGAGATACTACTAAGTTTACACCTAAAGAATCTTATATAATACATGAAGAGATTCCTATGTCTGTTAGAGAGTTCTTACAAAAGTTAGGTACCGATGGTCTTAGAGATGGTTTACATCCTAATACATGGGTTAATGCTCTTATGGCAGACTACAAAGCTACAGGTATTGAACCTGTAAGATTTGGAGGTACTGCTATTGGTAAATATCCTAACTGGATTATAACAGACACCCGCTTTCCTAATGAAGCAGAAGCTATTAAGAAAGCAGAAGGTATAATAATCCGTGTAGATAGACCAGGAGTTAAACCTATTAACAATCATCCTTCAGAAGTCGGACTTGACAACTGGAACTTTGATTATAAAATAGCTAACGTATCTGATCTTGAAGCTCTTACTGCTACAGTAAAAAATATTTTAGTAAAAGAAAACATATTATAATGTGTGAAACATGTGAACCAACTGAGTTTTTTGAAGAGACACTTTCAGAAGATGTTGAACACTGGAAAATAACTGGTAGATATTTTGGTTATCCAGAATGTTGTATAGAAGCTTTTTGTGGAGAAGTAGTAGATGGTAAACGAAAATTTAGTTTATCAATAAACCAAGCTAAGGTTCTTGATCATGAAGGGTTTGTTCCTTGTGAGAATCATGCTAAAATGATATTAGAAGGTAAAACTACCTTAGCTGATTTAGTTCAAAATAGATTATGTAAACATCCTTATCCAACAGAAGATGATGAATAACCAACCAGTTACTGATATCTCTGTAAAGAAGAGAAGAAGATTTAAAGTACCTTACGCAAAGGTTATTATAAAAGATAATAAAGCTGTGTATGCAAATAATAGAACAGTCTACGAAAACACTAAAGACACGAGACAACGGACGAAGCTCTGATGCTATTAGTCCAAACTACGTCTACGGATGTCTAGGGGGATGTATGAAATCATATTGTTATGTAGGTAGATACAATCATGATAAGGTATATGTAAATACAAATACTGATCAAATTACTAGATCTATTCTAACCTGGTTAGGTCAACAGCATTGGCCAAAAACACCTAATCAGATAGATCCAGTTTATTACACAATAGATATTGGCTGTAGTACAGATATACCTTTAATGAGTAAGCATTATAACTGGCAAAGAGTATTCGATACATTTAATATCGATCCTTTTCTAAAGACTACATTTGCTACTAAATATCCTACTAAGTTCCTACCTAATAACTATCAACTCATTAAAGAGAAACATAGAATCAGAGTGAGTCTTATGCCACAGATTTACTCAGATGTACTAGAGCCAGGTACAGATAAAATCATTGATCGTATTAATGAGATACCTAAGCTACAACAAGTAATGGAAGTACATATTAACTTCAGTCCTATCATTTATGAAAAGGGCTGGTTAGAAGAATACCGCAAGTTATTTGAACAGCTTAAAGCTGCAGGTGTGGATGTTAAGTGTGAGTGTATATTCCTAACACATAACATACATCAGCATGAGCGTAACTCAGATATTGTCAGAGATCTTTTATGGAAACCTGATATACAAGAGTCAAAAGATTCTCAGTATGCTCCAGATAACATTAGATACAAGTGGCAGCTTAAAAAACAAATGATCGAAGAGTTCACTGCTTTATACGCAGAGTACTTTGATCCTATTAATATCCGTTATATATTTTAAACTATGAAAGACAATTGCGTAGTATGCGGAGTAGAAACATCTTATGATGAGTCTATCCATATTGACATGAGACTAGGGTATGTTGAAGGTATTGGTCAGATGTGCAGAGCTTGTTATTCTGCAGGAACTGATCGATCTTCTATAGTAGTACCTAACTTTATTATTTATAAGACTTCTAACGATGCTGAGTTAGGAGCCAGAGTGAGAGAACTCTATTATGAACAGCAAGAGGCTATTAAAAATAGTACAGTAAATTTGTAAAAGTTAAACGAGTTACTTAACTTTGATCTTATAAATCACAGATTGAATGGGAACACCGAAACTGAAGAACGATTTAAACGGATTTTACAAAGACACATGTATAAAAGTATATAACCCTGAAAAACAAGAACTGATAGCAGTCTACAGCAGCTTTGCGAAAGCAGGACATCGGTTGGGATTAACTCCCACTCGAATTCACGATAAGTGTAATACTAAGAAGAGAGTATTCTCTCCTACATTACAAATCGAAGTTGCTGTTAGACTATCAGCCATAAAAGATGGAGACCTGGAACTTATTGATAAAACCACAAAATATTACAGTCTATGAAATACCTAAAAGGGATTTTAAGCTTAGCTTCTGTTGGATTGCTATTCTACGTGATAGAGAATCAACGAACTCAGATAAAGACATTAAAAGAACAAGTGAAGGAGATACCAACACTAGAAAAGAAAATTGATAGTCTTACTGCAGCATATAGTATAGAACACTTTAATGAAAATGCTACAGATGAAAAGAATTAGAAACTGGAACTGGCACTTCATAATCTTCTGGGGTGCAGCATTTGCTATAGGGATAACTCTATGGTATTATATTATTAAAACAATAACACACTTCTTAGCATGAAATGTTCTTTTGATTTCGATGGTACATTAGAAAGACCTGATGTACAAAAATATGCTGCTCAGCTTATTAAGCTAGGAGTAGAAGTATGGGTAGTTACTACCCGCTATGATTCAAACCATCAACATAAATGGTTTAAAGCATATCCTGAAGCATTATGGGCTAAGATTACTAGTAACACAACTGGTGATCCAAATGCTCAGCTGTGGGCAGTAGTAGATAGATTAGGTATACCTAGATATCATGTACGTTTTACATGCATGGAATGGAAGTATAACTATCTAAATGGTACTAAGTTCTTATGGCATTTAGATGATAATCCTGAAGAGTTTACTCAAGCTAAAAACCATGACTGTAATGTCACTATGATTCAAGTGGAATCTGGTGGCTGGAAACAGAAATGTGAAAAGCTTATTCAGCTTAAGCTTTCAGAAATAGAAGCTAATAAGACAGAAGAAAATAAAGACCTGTGAAAGTAATAGAGTTTAACCGAGATTACTATCTAGAAAAAGATAGAGTGATATTCACTGCAGAGTTCCATAAGAACAGAAAAAGCTGTTGTGGTAATCAGTGCAGACATTGTCCTTATACAAAACCTCATAAAAGAGGTAATACTAAATTACAAGAAGATGCTGACAGAGATACTAACAGAACAAAGGACGGAGGGTCAGAAACCTAAGTTCTTTTTACATGAAGAAATGATAGCTTGGTTATCAGACAACTTATCTTGTGTAACTACTACAGTAAAACAAGGATCTAGTGCATTAACTGTAATTCATATAGAGCCTTATTCTGACTATAAAAATGTAGAGTATGTTAATATTCCTACAGGATTTAGTGTAGAAAGTAAGTGTACAATAGATGGTACCCCAATAGGAGGTACACATGTTAGTCAAATAGATTTAAGTGCTTATACTAAAGCACTACATAGTTTATCAAGTAGGGTGTTACAGCTAGAAGATGCTATAAAAATAAACAACCACAAGATACAAGAAGAGTTTGCAAAACTAGTTGGTAATCAAATCGTTATGCAGAATGAGATTGTAGAACTTAAAAAAAGACTAGATGAAAAAGCTTAAGAATTGTCTATACTTAGATGACTGCAGAACTCCCACAGACACAATACCAGGTTACCATCCCTGGCAAGTAGTAAGAAACTATAATGAGTTTGCTGCTTGGATAACAAAAAATGGTATACCTGACTTGGTTAGCTTTGACCATGATTTAGCAGATGAGCATATCAACGATTATTATAATCAAGTTGCTATGCATGGTTATCAGCATCCAGACTATGACAGCTTCAAAGAAAAAACTGGCCTTGACTGTGCTAAGTTTTTAGTTGAATACGCTGTCAATCATAAGCAAAAAATAAATAGCTGTTGTGTGCACAGCCATAATCCCGTAGGTGCGAGTAATATTCAAAGCTACATAAATGGATTTAAGAAGCACATGGATTGGGACCAAGATTGCTACTTAGGCAAGCATCCTTTTACTATGGAAAAATAACAATTATGCAAATAGAGATTATCGTGTTTGATCCGCACTACTTAATGTTTGATCTAGGTATCGCACTTCATAGATATGAAGAGGTTGATGCTGAAACAGGAGAACCAGTTGTAAGAAAGACTTTTGCAATCGGGTTAATGTTACTCACGATTAACTTTAGTATTTGGAAGAAGCGTAAGGACTAAATAAGAAAGGGGATTGTAATGGTCCCCTTCTTTATTATTATCTTACATTACCCATTCTACCAGAGTAATAGATCACTCTATTTACGTTGTTGACATAAGGTAGAGCTTTTGTAATCTTTAATATAGTTCTTTGTCCATCATATAGTGGATCACCTTGTGCATTTTCAGTTCCCACCGCATAGTTACCTATAGCTTTAAGAGCATCTAATGATTGTGTAACAGTAGTCATTGCAGGTACTGTATTCTCTAATAGAGATTTAGCAGAGTATGGATCTAGATAGTAAGTCATATCTCGGGCTAATAAGTTAAGCTGGTTAAGAGCTAATCTCTTCCATTTAGTCTTATCATCATCCCCTACACTAGCAGATAATGCTAAGTACATAGAGAATAATCCCATAATCGTAGTAAGCTCCATCATCATCTTTCTTAAGTTAGCTACTTCCTCTTTAGATAGATTACCCACTTGTTTGCTCACTGCAGCTTGATACATCGCTTTAAATATACCAGCTGGATCTTCTTTAAGAACATTCCAAAAAGTCCTGTAATAACCCTCTGTATTGCGTTCTAAGATAGGGTCATATCTATTCTTTTCAAAACGGTTAGCAATAGTCTCTGGTAACCATGTTCTAAACACCATTAGCATTCTCCAATACATAGAATCTTTAGCTGCTAATGATAAACCACCACCGGCAAAACCATGTAGCTTTCTAGCTACTTGTCCCACTTTAGCTGAGAACTTATCGTATAACTCATCAAAAGTTAAACCACCATTCTTTTCTACATCCCACTCACCATACTTAGCTGAGTTGAAGTTTAGATTCTCATCCATAACTTCAAATAAGTTAAACGTACCTTTACTAGTCTCAACTTTCTGAGCTAACATCATAGATACAGATGTTTGAGATTTAAACAAATAGTCAGTAGATCTCATCAATCCAAAAGGACTAGGTACATATTTCTTAATAGTTTCCCATGTGCTAGCTTTATTAATAGCACTTACACTTCCTTTAAAGATCTCATCCTCTCCATCAACAATCTTAGAATCTAGATTGAACTTCAATATCTTCATAGCATTAATAGAGTTACTATTACCCCATGTAAGATATTTAGCTGCACTGTCTTTTATAATACCTGTAGCAGTGTAAAAGTCTTTAGTAGAATAGTCTTCTCCTCCATAAGCATGGATGAAGTTATTCAATCCACCCACCGCTAAGTTTCTAATAGCTGCAAAAGGGTTAAGACCAATACCTTTTTGACGAGTAAGTTTATTCATACCATCCAATACAGAGCTCATACTTAGGTTACGACCTCCAAGCTCATAGTATTCTTTCTTTAAGTTACGAACCTGCTCTTCTAACTTAAGTCTGTCTGCTTCTTTCAAAGTGTCAGACTCTAACTTTTTAGATAGATCTTGTATACTTTGTTGTAAAACAAGAGCTTGTTTATACTCTTTAGATTTAACCGTACCAAAGCTTAATAGCTCTAATGCATTATAGAATCTTCTGTTTTGAATTAACCCCTGAGGTTCTGGTGCCACTTGATAAAAAGATCTAAGCACCGCACTTCCCACCATGTTCTGTAGATTAGCAGGAGCTTTACCTTTTTCTTCACGCTTTTCAAGATTGTTTTGTACAATAGTTGCATCTGCACTTTGTATAATATCATTAATACTATCTACCTGATCCTGAATTTGGATCTTGTGTTTATATATCAAAGCCATATCACTAAATAGCTTCATCATCAAGACCATATCTTTAGATCTTTCTTCAGTGTCTACATCTTCATTGATGAATTTAGTAGTAAAGCTTCTTCTTACTTTTTCTGTAATAGGATCTATTCGCTTATTTTCTTTATAGTCAACACTAGTTAACTGTTTAAAGAACCAATCACCCATATTCTTACTCACTTCTTTTAAGCTACTAAAACCATATTCTTTAGCCATTCTTTCCATAATAACTGGTAAGAAGTTAGAGCCAAGCTTATCGATTTCTTCCTGAGGAAGATAACTAAGTTGTTCTTCTACAAAGTTTCTAAAGAATAAATAGAAGTTGTATAGCTTCTTATCAGCTGCAATCTTAGTAAAGTTGTCATCATAATAGTTAGAATCTTTACCGTCAACTGTCTTCTGAGGAAACTTAACAGCATAACGTCCGCCTTTAAAAGCAGAGAATGTAGAAAACAATCCTTGATTCAAGTTGTTAATGTGTTCTATGTATGCAATAGGATCGTTAATCTTTTTCCATTCTTCAACACGCTTGTTAACAAACTCATCCTCATTTTCTCCTTCTGGTACTTCCAAGTCACCAGACATAATATCTAGATATAAAGTAGTTCTGAACTTTTCAGCATACTCATTATAATCTTGGTATCTCTTACCTGCTTCACGAATCATATCGCCAATCTCATCTTCAGTGAATCCTTGTTTCTTAAGATCATTTACTACTTCGATTCTTTGTGCATCTGTATAAGCTTCAGTGTTTAAGAAAGGAGCTGAGTTAAATAACACAGTATTCTTAGCCACCCAATCATTATAAGTTTTGTAAGCAGCTTTTACTGCTTCTTTATCTTCCCCGGCAGCCTCAATTTTAGCATTTAAGATGGCTCCTTGATTTCTCATAGTATCATAAAACACCTGAGAGAATCTATTAGTCAATCCTAAAGTACTTGTACCAAGAGCTCCCTTTTGTTCTTTGATGAATATGTTAAATCCATTCTTAACAATCTCTGGGTGATTCTTGATATCATCATATGCCTTATCTATAGACTCATAGTTTCTGTTGTGCTCTTTAGTTATCTTTAGATTAGCTTCATTGATAATCTTAGCTAAATAAGCTACAGACTTATTATCTACAGTTGTGATATCTCTAGCTAAAGACTTCCACATAGATACATCTTTAAATGCATTTAAGTCTTTTACTGTGATCTCTTGACCCTCAGGCATAGAGTTGTTATAAGCTTCAACAATTTGCTTCTTAGCTAAGTTAGCAATACTTTTTTTAGCAAAATCAGCATTATTTAATATTTGTGTAGCTCTTTCCTTTCTATTCTTTTGCTCTTCGTTATCTTCTGGTAGATCATCAATTGACTGTATACCTAGTACAGTTTCAATATTTGTCCAAGCTTGAACGATGTCATCCATAAATCTGATCTCTGTTAGACTGACTATAGGACCTGATAATATGTTCTTAATGACTTTCATATCAGACAATCCCTGAGCTAACACATAGTCAACATTATTATTCTTTATAAGAGTCTCAACTTGTTGGTTAAGTACTTTTATAATCTTGTTATAGTATCTTTCTCTCTCGATCTTCTGATCTTTAGTGTAGTCAGCGTTAAGCTTAGATTTCTCACGGGCATCAATAGCTAGCTTAATACGGTCTCTTAACTCCTTAACAGTTAAATCTACTTGTTTAAGTAATCTACCTGTTGCTGCAGTTCTAGCGGAATATAAAGTCTCGCTTGCATTATTCTTATATTTACCAAAGTCATAGATAGAACGAGTCTCTCCATCTGCTCTAGTAATAGTAGCATCATTATTAATCTTTGGCTCAGTTGTCCAATCACCATACCATTGTCTAAAAGACTGGTCATATAAATGCATGTATAATCCAAGAGCTCGTTGATCATTACTCTTTGTATCAGAGATATATTTACCTTCATACTCACGTAAAGAAGCTAAAGTATTCATAATGTGCTCAGAAGGAATACCTTCTTGAACATGTTGTAAGATGTCATAGTAAGCTTTAGACATAGTTTTTCCATCAGGAAGTCTTACTTCTGTGATTAAACCAAGGTCATTCTTTTTAACGTAACAAGCCATAATTATTTACATTGATTTTCTAAGGTATAGTTTTCCATCTGTCTTGTAGACATGCTGAACAAAGATAACTGATTTTTTGCAGATGTTTCACCACCAGCTTTCTCTTGACTTACACTAATAAGATTAAATAAGTCATTCACTCCTTGTTCTAAAGCAGATCCTTCTGTCACAATATTTAAGCTCTTAGCTAAGCTCTTAAGTAATTTAGCTAATAAAGCTTTGAATCTATCTATTACAGAAAGCTTTCCTGTCTCCTGTACTATTGTAGTATTCATAAACTGCTGGAAGGTTGGGTTAGTAAATAACATACTAGCAAACTCATCCACAGAAGTTAAGCCATAGTACATGCTTTTATCTTCAGTACTAATATAACCTTTTTCTTTGATCATATTATTAGTAGCAACTAATCTATCAGAATGCTGCGGGTCATCCATTACTTTTTCTACAGTAGTTTTATACAATTGTTTCAAAGCAGTTCCAAATACTCTTTGAGCTTCAGTGAGACTCTTATCATTAGAGCTAATCTTAGATAGGATATCTGAAATGTATGCATGAAGTGCTTCGTGTATAATAGTAGACTCTAAATTTTGCTGACGGTTTAATCTAGTATTGTCTGATATAGCAAGAGCTGGATTAATAATTATAGAACCATTTATTGAATTATACTCTCCAGGATTATTAATAGCCTCAGAGAAACTAACATTTATATCAGGGAAGCCTGCTTTTCTAAATACGGATACTAGTGTCTTATAGAACTCATTATCTGTATTTGTACCAACTTTACTTAACACTGACTTAAGTGTACTAGGTTTACTAGGATCATTAGTATAATTGTTAACTATATCAGCGTCTGTTTGTACAGGTCCTGCTTTCTCTACTCCTTCAGTAATCATATGAGTAGCTTCTTGTGGTGCCACATCATCATTAGCAAACTCAAAACCAAAAGCACCAGCAGACTCTTCTTCACTTGCAGTTTGCTCACCGCCTATACCAAATAAACTAATAGTTGGTACATCAGAATCATTAATCTCTGTAGGTTGAGCTTCTATCTTTTCACTGCTCTTAGGGTTCTTAAATGTTGTAACTCCTTTATCATCAGTATCTTCTGCTAAGCCTTCGTTTCTTAAATACTTCTTAGCAACTTCTTCCATACCTGTTAAACTACCTACCATAAAGTCAGCACCTGCTTTAATAGCTTTATCTATCATTGGAGCATAGTGATCATTAAATACTGACTCTAATATAGAATAAGCTGAATTAATATCAGACACATCTAACTTAGTAGTTCCTTCCTTAGGTTTTACAGTTTGTAATAATGTATTACCAGAGATAATAACTTTATCTGTTGGGGCATACTCACCTGTATTAGATTTATCTTTATAAGCTTCTAATGCAGTCTTAGTAGTCTTACTAGCATTGCTTATGTCTAGACCAATAAACTGTGTAGCGGTATCTCCCATTGGGATTAAGTATCTCAAGTCAAAGTATTGAGCATTGTATATCTTAATCTTTCTGAATGGATTCTCTGGATTAGTAGATAGAGTATCCATCTTTTGAGTAGGAGTAAGGTTATTAAAGAAGATAGACTTAACATCTTCAGAATCATATACATACTCAGATATAGTTCCGTTACCTAATGTAGGTATACGTCTATAGGATCTACTGTCATCTTCTCTACTGCCTACAACTCTTTCAAATAAATATACTCTTCTTTGATCACCTACATACTTTATACCCTTAATGTAATCAGCATACTTATATCCGTTTCCTTCCTCTTTAGGCATTTGTACTAATAAAGCATCCGCTAATTTATCATCTGCTATATGGATTACATCATCACTGTCTATCTTTTTAAAGAAGACATCCTCAAATAACTTCTTACCCATATTAAGAGCTCTATCAGGATTGTTCTGAATAAACTGCTTATAGAAGGTACCCATGTCATCAAAAGTAGAAGCAAAGTCTTTTAAACCGTTAGTAAACTTCTGGTTTAACATTAAGTACTCTACAGGGATAAACTTCAAATAAGAAGAAGATCCTTGATCATATCCAGTAAGATATGCATAAGTAACTAGATCACGAGCAATATCAATCTGGTTTTTATCACCGCTTAATATTAACTCTAAGAATCCTTTATTGTTAGCCTGCTCATCTATATCTTGACTGAATGGAGATCTATATTTAACTAAATAAGGATCTGCAGCTTTATTTATAGGAGCTGTAACTTGTAATCTATTTATAAAGTAGTTAGTATCTTTAAGCTGTTCTTTAAGAGCTATAATACGCTCACCTAAAGATCTTTCACCGTTAGCTCCATAAAGTAAACGTGTGCGATCATTTTGAGTATCTTGAACCATTCCTAACTCAGGGTTAGTTAATAAGTAAGCATATGCAGATTTCATTAAGTCTTCACTTAACTCCATATACTTAGTCTTACCCCAGTTGGATATATTAGAATCTTTAAATCTTTCTCTAACTACTTTGTCTCTCAATTGGTCAAACGATGCACCAAAGTGAATAGGTGCAAGCTTAGATAATACATCTCTACCAAAAGATAGAGCTACATTCATAGCATGTCCTGCTTGACTAGTAGGATTTATAATCGTACCATCATAAGCAATATCACCTAATAGTTGTTCAGTGTTTTGGAATACAGTATTAAGAGCAACAGTTTTTACTTGTCTTAACTTATCTGCTACAGCAAATAAAGTTGACCCAATACCTGCTGTTGTAACATTGGTACCTGTCATCAACTTACCCATTGCCCAACCAATATTATCTAATTGAGTATAAAGTTTTAAGATAGATACTTGATTATTTATATACTCATTAAGCTGAGCTTGTTGCTGACTATTTAATAATACACCATTCTTTGCATCATTGATTAACTTCTCACCGAAGTCTTTCCCATCTATTAAAGCTTTTAGTAATGTAGCAGGAGAGAATAATCTTTGATCTATATCTATTTCAGCTACATCAGATAAATAACTATTATAAGTGTTAATCATCTTTGTAGCAATATCAAACTTGTTAGTGTACTTATCGCTAAAGCTATCTCGAGATAACTCTATTTCATTTAAGTAGTTCTTGATAATAGGTTGTGGCATCAATCTAGTCACATATCTAATATCAGCAATCTCTCCAGTTTCTGAACTTAATCCTATCACAGCACGCACTGCGTTCATAGCTTCAACAGTTAAGTTGAACTTATCTAAGTTCTTATTCTTAGCATTATCCACTGATTCAGAAAGGAATATAGATGTATTATCAGTCTTAGAACGCTCACCATTTTCAGTCTCACTTCTACCCTCAGCCGTAAATCTAAATAGCTTTAATATTTCACCGTTGTCTTTTAAGAACTTAACTGACTCTTGTATAGGATTATCATTGTTATCTAAGAAAGACTTTAACTTGATATCTTTATCTTGGTGCTCAGCTAAGAATGAAATCATCTGAGCAAATATACCTGTACCAGATTTACCACTACGGTTATCTAAAAAGGTTTTAATCTGAGCTTCAAAGTCCATAGGCAATGCAGACACCTTATCTTCTAATAAACCTGCTTTCTCAAATACTTCAATCTCTTTACTAATATCTGGAAACTCTGTAGATCGAGTGATCTTATCAAATACATCCGGATGAGTTAACACTGACCAATGTATTTCTTTGTACATTTGTAATAACTCAGCTTCTGAAGCACTCATTAAAGATTCGTAGTCATTCTTATAGATTGAGCTATCAAACTTCTGACTAGAGATCTTATCATCAGTAACATTCTCTATAGAACTAATATAAGAGTATAACTTATCTACGTCAAAGTCAGATCCCATTTGTGATGTGACACCGTCCGGCACTACTACAGTGTTTTCCATAAAGCTAGGTAAGAACCCTGCCACTTCTATAGGTAACATTGATGAATGACCTTGGTTAGGAATACGTGCACCAATAAACTGTAATAAGTCTTTATCGATCTTATTACTATCTAATATCATTCTACCTTGAGCATCTTTCTTAACATACTTAGTTAAGTCTATTAAGTTTCCTTCTTTGTCTTTAAGATATTGAGAAACAAATACTTGTGCAGGTTGAACTGCCTTACCTTTCTTTACATTACCTTTATCATCAACTGTTGTAGCTTCTTTACGAATGTATTGTAATCCTTTAGAAGCATCATAAGCATCTGTATAGATGATTTGATTCTTTACTTTATCAGTAAGCTCAGACTCTTTTACTTTGGTACCAACACCAGACACCTGTACTAAACTAGTTCCAGGCACTTTAAGCTTTACTAACTTAGAGAAAATACTTGTTACTAATCCTTCAAATCTCTTACCCTTAGCCATTAAGTAGATAGGAATAACAAGATTACCATCCTCATTAGTTTGGATGGCTTTAATATCATTAGCAGAGAAATCTCTATCTAAAGCTTCTTCTTTTAATAAATCAGCTAAAGCTTTTTGATCTTTAAATACTACATTGTTATCAGTGATCTTTATATTTAATCTATCAGCCAAAACCTGCTGGTTCTTATAGAAGAAAGCAATACGAATAGCTTCTGATAGCTTTTTAAGTTCAGAGCCAGTGTAACTATGAGCATCAAACATAAATCCTTTAATACCAAGTAAACCCTCAAATAATTGACGGTCCATCTGAGAAACTACGTTGATCTCATCTTTTTGAGCTGGGATCTCTTGCTGTGTACGAAGACCTTCTCTGTTAAGAGTTTGTCTCACTTCAGCTAATCTTTCTTTAGTAGGCTCTACAAAGTTATCATTAGCATCAAACAACTCTAATGGAGCTGCAGGAATACCAGTCTTTTTAGCAGACTCAAAAGGTGCTGAGCTAATATTATTATTCTCCATCCAAGCTCTAACTTTATCTAACTCAGTTCCTTGAATTACTTCAGGGATCATTGGGTATGTAGAAGATTTAATATAGTCTATTCTACTAAATCCATCTACAAAAGTATTAGAACTATATACAGGCTTAGCTGGTTGTAAAGCAATCTGCTTTTCTTTATCGCTAAGCTCATAAAACTTACCTTTATTCTTTTCTATTTTATCAGTAATAGACTGCCAGTCTTCTAAGTCAATACGACCTTCAGACATTAATCTATCAATATGCTCTTGTAGAGTTACTAACTCCTGAGCATCTGCAATATTAACTTTCTCAAAACCACCTACATTCTTAACCACATCTTTGATAGTAACTATATCATAGTTTGTTCTATCAACAGGACGACCATTTAAGTCAGTCCACTCAAATGTACCTTGAGCTCCTGGTGCAATAAACATTGCAGCACGCTTACTGAATTCATCCATAGTAGTTTTTACTATAGAGTTAACATCAGAAGTAGTAAGAGCTTCTTTAGCTTTTCCAATCTTAGTCTTGTAAAATAATGCAGGATCTGCACCTAACACTTGTAAACTATTAATCTGAGCTTTTAAGTTATTATACTTAAATTCAGATATTATCATAACTCCTTTTTGCTTATCTGTTAGATTAGAATATTGAGCTAGATAGTCTTTATCTAATTGATCATAGTTTAATAAGATAGTCTTCTTATCATTCTCATCTAAAGCTTCAGACTTCTTAATCAATCCTATATCAGTAAGAGTTCTAAATGACTTCATTACATCATTTTTAAACACATCCACTAATACTTTCTTGATATAGTTCTCATCTGCTAAAGATGGCTGATTACCCGCTTGTATAGAATCTACAATAGATTTAAGATCAGCATCCTCTTTGTTATTAAGAGCTGGGAATAAATAAAAGATCTGACTAGACTTATCAAAGTTGTTTATACCTAATCCTGCTTTATTAGCATTATTAGCATAGTCAACCATACGATCTATTTCAGACTTAGCTAGGGTGTATAATTTATCTGCAAAACCATCTTTGAAATCAAAGCTAGTTCTTACAGTTGTATTCTTAGAAGGACGTAATAAGATATCAAATGTTGGATCAAGCTTAGTTTTAGTCATTTCTATAACAGGCGTAACTGTCTTATCAGACAATGTAAACATGTTATACAACCCTGTATTTTTACCAGAGTTCATATACTTAACTAATGAATCAAATAACATTTCTTTACGGCTCATACGCTTACGAACTATACCTGCTTTCTCTGCAGTGTCATTCTTTAAGCTATCTGCATATCTAATACGATATACAAAGTTATTACTATTCTCTGTAAGGTTATTTAATAACTGAGCAACTACCTCAGATGATTTAGAGAAAGAAGCTTCTGATAGACGTTTTAAATAACCGTCACCATTATTAAGCTTTTTCTTAACTGTCTCTAAATAACTAGGTTGGATGTATGAGTAGATAGTTTTATTCTCACCATTCTGGAAAGTACCAGTCTGATATTTATTACCATTAAAGTCAAAGAAGATCTGAGCTAGATAGTCAAATGCACGCTCATGGATCATAGCATTATTAGAATCTTCATAGCGGTTATCTGATTTACCATCACCCTCTTTAGAATAAGTCTTCATGATGTTATCAAACACACCATTAGGTCTGAACATAGCAGCAAAGTTAGCACTACGTACATACTTGAAGAAACCGTTATTAGCACTCTTTACTAATGCATCAATCATCTTTGCATCAAAGTCAATACCTACTGATTTAAAGAACTCAGCTACCCAAGCTTTCTTATCAGTGATATCTTTAGACTTATTAGCTTCTTTTAAAGAATCATATAACTCTTTAACCTTCTCTTTATTTATTACTAGATCACCAATAGTATCTGTAGAGATAATAGCAGATCTTTTCTGAGCTTCAATCCAGTCTTGCTTGATTTGGCGGATTATACTATTGCGGTTAGAGCTAATCACTTTAACTTTAACACCACCTTCAGAAGGGTTCCATAAAACAAGCACATGGTCAGTAAAGGCTTTATTAAATACTGTAATGATTTCATTACGAAGCTTTACGTTACCGTCTTTTTGTAATCTATCTAACTTACCTACTACATTATGTAAATAAGGTTTACCCTCAGCTTTAGATAATAAAGCTTCTGTAAAGGTTTTATAGTTTACTACAGGAAGAGTTGCAGCTGTTTGCAACAAGTCTTCAAACACTTGGTCCATAGACACAAAGTCTTTCTTACCAAAGATGTTTCTCTCGTAGTTAGGAATAGTAGATAAGAATAACTTTACACGATAGCTAGCAGTATCTTTAGGAGATAATCTAAATGCACGACCATCTTCGTATGACTCATTGATTTCTCTTTCAGAATCTTCATACTCTGGTTCATTCTCATCATTCTGATCCTCTTCTAATCTCTTAGCAATCTCTGTAGCATCAAACTTCTTTTCTACAATATTACCATCTTTAATAGTTAACCCAAGCTGTCTAAGCTTTTGCTCAGCTAGTTGAGTAAACTTCTTCCAGTTCTCTTCATTTACAATATGATTGAACTGATCAACCATACTCTTGAACTGATTATAGTTTAAAGCAGCAATCTCAGGAAACTTTGCAGCTACACCCTCAACTTGCTTAAACTGATTGTAAGCTTCTTCTGATGTTATCTTTTCAGAGATAGCATTAAACTTAGCAGCTTCATTCTTGAAACGACTATAAGTATCACCAAATACTTTACCTGCAGATTGTTTAATCTCCATCTTAGGTTTTAAAACACCAAGTTGGTCAACAACCTCAGAAAAGATGATGTTAGTGTAAGCTGATTCTTGATATGGGCTAAATAGATTTACATCAACAAATCTATCTTTACTAAGCTCAGTAATCTTAGCTACTAGTTCCTCATTCGATAAGTTTTCATTACCAGGAACAGCTAGGATACTACTGAAGACTTGTTTAACCTCAGAGTCAGAATACTGCTTACCATTTATAGTGTATATACAAGACATATGTTATCCGTTACAGTTTTTATCTATTTCTTTATCGTTTACTATATCATTCACTTTAGTTGCTATTGATTTCTTATCTCCTGGAAGATCTCCATCAATCACGCCTTGATCAAAGTTACCAAAGTCAGTTAATCCTTCACCAAAGTCCATATTTAATAATTCATCAGCTAAGCTCTTTACAGTTTTGGTTTTACCACCTTCTAAAGCAGCTAGTTCAGCATCATACTTAGCATTTATTTTATTTACTACTTCTTTCTTTGTTTTACCAGAAAAGTATTCATATTCATTTTTTTTACTCCAAGATGTGTCATATGCTTGTGATTCTTCACTACCATCTGCATTTTCATTATGCTCAATTAAGTCAATATGCTCTTGTCTTCTTCTTTCTATATCAGCTTTCTTAGATTCTATATTAGTAGTAACAAGAGTAGTTTCAGCTGGAACAGCAGCATTTTCTTTTTGAGTGGTAACTTTAGTTTCTGTAGGCTCTGTAAAGCTAAAATTCAATACTGGGTTAGAGAAATAAACTCTTTCTCCATCTGGTTGCTTAGGATCTAAAGGAATACCTGGCTCTATGTTTGTCTCTAATAGATTAGATACATGCTCATTATATGTCATAGGCTCAGACTTAATTAATGAATCACCCACCATACTTAAAAATCTCATCTTACTATCAGAGTTGATACCATTATTATTCTTATCACTAAACTTAATATTATAGTGCACTTGATCTGCTAAGTTATAGAACTTGTTCTTATTCTCATCAGTCAATCTGGACGGATCAGTCATTAACACTTTATCGTTAGCTTCAACACCAGTTTGAACTACCCATGTAATCAAAGTACCATTTGGCAATATAGTCAATAAAGATGATCCTGGCTTCAATGGATCGTACTTTTTATAACCATTCTTCTCATCATTCTTACCACCTGTAAAAGTGATGTAGTCATTAACATAGTCTTGTAAAAGCTTAAAGTTAGGTTGTTCATCTACTGCAAGCTTAGCCCCATATGCTTCATATATTGCACTAGCTATTTCATAAGCTTTAGACTTAGTATCATGTGGCTCGTTAGCTTTAGCATTATTGTTTAATAAATGGAACGCACTCCAAGCATTTAAAATAAGATCTTGATGTTCTTTATTCAATGTTGGAACACTAACCCAGCTTGCTAATCTTTTACCAGTAGGAGTATTAATCAATACAACTGGCCAGCCTTCTGTATTCTTGTTCTCTATAGTAGTAGATACTTCACTTGGAAGTATAATCTGACCTGTAGCTTCTACATTCTTACCTGTATAAACAACACCATTTTTTATAATACCAATCTGTGTACCTGGGCTCACTACATCTGCTACTTTATTAACACCAGATATAGTTCTAAGATTACCATCAGATTTATTATCTACTATAGCTGTCCATTCAGTCTTACCTGCAGTATTAAACCCATTCATCAAATCTTGTCTAATCTTTCTCAACTGAGCTAAGTTAGGTCCAAGATTATCTTGTTCATTACCATCTTTATCATAAGTTTTATCTACGACATTCACCGTAGATCCATTAGGATACTTTGCATTTACCCATTCAACAGTAGGTAAGTAACCTAATTTTACTTCTTGACCATTATAGTTAGTATAGATAGCAATTGGAAAAGATTCTACAGCTGACTGTTTTACTTTACCATTCTCAAAGAAATCTTCTTTAGAACGCTTAGTTACATTATTAGTATTAATATACTCATACTCATCATAGTTAGCTAAGCTAGTATCTACTCTTAATGTAATACCAGTACCCATATTAATACGACTAGTAGCCATAATCATTGGGTAGTTACTATTTACACCAGTAATCTGACGAATAGTTTTACCTTTATTATCTGTAGTAGCTGTAAAGTCTTCAGTGCGATTGTTAATCTTAGTAGCACCATTAATTACTTTCTTACCTTCTACTACACCAGGAGTTTCTTTTTCTAACTGATCATCAACACCACCTTTCTTATTAGCTTGATTAAGCATAGCAGCACGAGTCTGCTCTACATTGTTTATCTCACCATTTTCAAAAGTAGGTTTCTTAACTACAGGAGCTGTAGTCTTTTTAGGAGTAGCTTTGCCTGTTGTCTTTGTTGCAGCTTTAACTATCTGACTATATCCATTAGCCATTAGTTGAGCTAAGTCATCTTTAGGAAGTGTAACTTGAGTTTCATCATTAGCTAATGTAACATCACCTTTAGAATTAATACCTGTAACAGTTAAATCACCACCAGGATTACCAGTGATTCTGTCACCTACATTGATTGTTTGTTTACCAATAACTACTGACTGACTAGCTCCTTGATTTTGTTGAGCACCAGTATCCATACCAGCAATCACATTATCAGGTAATTCTGTAGTGACAGCTTGCTCAGCAGGAGTTTCAGCTGCTGTAGGATCTACTTGCTCAATATTAGTACCACCTGCAGTTTGATCTTCAGTAGTTTCTAAAGGAGCAGGTTGAGCTGCAGCAATAGGTTCTCCATAACTAAAAGATATATCATTATAATTATCTTCAGTTACATTATTTATATTATGATAGATATCTTCTTTAGTTGCACCATATTTAGTTAATATCTTTCTAGCAGTTTCACCAAAACGAATCCATTCAGATGGTTTAGCTGGAGTATTACCTTGCTCATAAGCTTCTTGTGCATATGTTCTATATGCATCGTGTAACTCAGTCTCTAAAGCTTGCTTATCTACATTCTTTTTCTCAGCTTCTTCTTTCTCTACTTTCTCTGGATTAGCTTCATCAACTGTTAATCCTTTCTCCATTAAATCAGCTAAGCTACCAGTTTTTTCTTCAGCTTCAGGTTTTTCACCTTTAATCTCAGCCTCATGTTCTTTCTTATAAGTCTCTTCAGTTTTTAATATAGCATCAAGCATACGCTCATGCATTAAGATAAACTTAGTTGGATTAGCTAGAACATTGTATGCATCTACATACTGTTTAGCATCACTATTAAGTTGAATATAGTCTAAGAAGTTTTTATAGATATCCTCAAAGTCATCATTCTTTATAGATACATCTAGCTTAGCTTGCTCATTCTTAGAATTAACATAGTCTCTAAAAGACTTTCTAGCTTTATTGAATCTACGTTTCTCTTCAATACCCATCTTTTCTAGAGCATCTTGATTCTTTAACCAATCAGTAAGAGCAGCTAATTGCTTTTTCTTAGCTGTAATAAGCTTACGAGTTTCTCTATCAATCTTATCAGCACTTTCTAAAGATGTTATCTCTTGATCTAATAAGTATGCTTCTTGAGCTGTCTCACCTGCATGACCTAATATTCTAAATGCATTCTCTAATGATCCTCCAATAGTTGGAGTTGCTGCCATTTGAGTTTGTAAATCAGTAGCTCTGACAATAGCATTCTGTCCTTTATAAGAGTTAGTAGCTAGTATTTCAATAGCATCATCTAATGCTCTTTTAGCAGCTAAACTAATCTTCTTTTCAGGAGTGCCATCTTTATATATTTCTGGTATAACAGAGTCAGCATATCTATCTCGTAATGTCTTCCAGTTCTTATGAAACTCTTCAACACTACTTGCAACCTTATCAAAGAATCCTTTTATAGAATCTATATTATATTTATTCTTCTCCATACCAAAAGCTTCTTTGAAGTCTTGGTCAGTCATACTCTCACCGTAGTTTCTTAATGTGCTCATAACAGACTCATACATGTCTGTCTTTATAGCAGCTGAAACCATCTTAGCAAATCCACTATCTCTAAAGTTATTAAACACATATTTATCTCTATTAGCAATAGCTTCATCCATAGTTTTAGCTACATGATCTTGTAACTTTACATTAGCAATATGCTCATTAAGATAACGGTTTGGATTCTCATAAAAACCATTAAGCATTTCAACAGCATCTTTTACATCAGCTTCTCTTGTCTGTCTTTGTTCAGCTGTTGACATTCCATAAGTTTTGGCTCTGCCTATAGCAAAGTCAATAGGAGATATCAAGCTTCCAGTTAAAGCTCCCATTAAGAAAGTCTTTAACCCTTGGTTACCTTGATTCTCCTGTGCCCAAGCTTTTTCTAAGCTAGGACTAAAGTCAGCTCCTTTTATACCATGATACAAATCATAGTAGTAGTTTTGTAAGGACTGATTACTTAAATCTTGGAAAACCTCTTGAAGACCCTCACTAGTTTCCCATTTGAATGCATGCTTTCCTAAGCTCTTAGCAACTTGCCAAGCAGCTTCTTTTTTTCCAAAGTCTTCTGCTATCTTACCATATAATCCAGGTGTACCCATCAATCCTTTTTGGTACACTTTAGTTGTTTCATTTTCTCCTACCTTACCAGTAACTTTTAAGATGTCTTCTGCAAACCCACCACCTTCTCCTAATATCTCTCTACCAAAACTAAACTTGCCTAATAAATTATCAAACTGTAATCTATTAGATAGCATTAAGATTCCTGAGTTAACAAAGAAGTTATCACTAGATGCTTTCATTGCTATCTCTTTCATTCTAGCTAACTTATCACCAGATGGTACTTCTCCTGTCTTATCAACCTCTTCATCATATAACTTATTGTAAAGATCACCATAAGTGTTAGCAGCTTCCATACGAGCTTCTGTAAAAGACATATTAGCTTCAGCTAATGTTCTTCTTAATCCACCAACGCCAATAGCTGCTATTTGAGCAGCACCAGCACCAGCTTTAGAATACTTAGCCATCTCTTCTCCTGTCTCTAAGAAAGGAACAAACTTTCTAGCATTCTCTACAAACTTCTCAGCAAAGGTTCTATCCTTATAGATATTTTCACCCAGCTTAGTCATATCAGCTAATAACTCTGATTTAGTAACAACTTTACCTAACCAAGATGGAGCTTTAATTCCAAGTTTAGCTAATGAAAACTCTGTAGATAAACCATATGTTATAAGCTCTTCTGATAAAAACTGAGCAATAGTTCCAAGAGCAAATCCAGTTTGCTGAACCATATCACCAAAAAACTTACGATTAAATACACCACCAGCATCTGATTCAGGAGTAGCAAAGATTGCATACTTGTTCATGATAGCATTCTGCTCTTGGTTACTTTGGTATAATTGTTCTGGACTTCCTACTAACTTACTACTATCCCATGAGGTCAATGCATTAGCCATATTACCCCATCCTTCCCATCCTTGTATAAATGTATTAGCTCCTAACTTCCAAGCTCCACCTAAAGCATTACCCATAGTATCACCCCATGTTTGCATAGAGCCATACTTGTATTCATTAGCATTTCCTTCTAAAGGATTAAAACCTAACTGCTTAAAGTAAGCTGAGTTAGTATATCTATCAACATTAGTTCTTTGAGCATCAAAAAATAATGGTGCAGCGGCTGCTTCAGAAGTTGGAGAAGAAGGAAACTGAAAACTTTTAATAGGATCAAAAGTAATTGGCTGTGAAGGACCAGGGCCAGAAGTTTGAAGTATATCTAATAAACTACCTGTCGGATTATCTTGAGGTACAAGATTGTCCGTATTTATATTGTCAGGCATTAAAAAGTTAAGAGAATCCATAAGTTTGTAGGATATGTATTATTTTATACCTAGTTTATTAAGCTCTGCTTGAAGATTAAAGCTAGGAGCATTACTACTTTTTTGATGTTGTTCATACTGCTTACTAGCTTGTTGATTAACCATCATCAACTGAACTATATTACTATGGATCATTCCTACCACTTGATCAGGAGTTACATCTTCAAATGAGAATACTTTACGCTCTTGCATAGGAACAGTAGCTATTTCCATTTGTCCTGTAGTAGGGTTTAGTTTATTAGTTCTTAAGTTGTACTTAAATGTAACAGATCCTCCTGTAGGATTTGTATTATTATTTGGAACTATATCATAACTAATTCCATAAGAGTTTAACATATCATCACTGTGCATAGACTCACCCTGCAAAAGCTTTTGATAAACATAGTTACCGCTATTCTGTGGTAAGTTACGTAAATTTGGACCTTTAGCTTCAGGACTTATTTCAATCTTATACACATCTGTGTTTAACTTGTTAAGATCTACTCCACCAATATTATTCTTATCAGATGAAGACAACTCTTTTATATTAAAAGAAAGAGTTGGGTTACCATTAACTCCTTGTGTGTAGTAGTCAGCATTACCTAAATACTTCTTAATATTCTCACGACTACCTAATAACATTTTTATAGCGTTACGAGTATCGTTATCTACTACAGTTTGATTACCATTTTTATCTTGAGCATATATATTAAGCTGATTAGATGGTAATAATGCCTCCTCTACTATTTGGAATCCTTGAGGATCTTTATTATAATCATCTAAGTTTAATCCCCATACAGTACCCATACGAGCTGTTTTGTTCTCAAAGTACTTAAGATGAGGAACTACAGTTGTATTAGCTTTCATATATAGATTAGAAAAATCCTCAGAGCTTCCGAATCTAGATTTGATTCCTTCTACATTACCTAATATAGCATAAGTGGTACCATCAATAGTAGCTCTTTGCTCAACCATATCAGCAAGCTTTGCTGTAGAAAACTTAACTTTACCTTGCATAAAAGCTCTAGACAAATCTTTTAAGCTTACCTTTTCTTCAGGATCGCTAGATACAGACCACTTATCTATAACTTTAATACCATTATCTTTAAAGAACTTTTGTACATCAGATTGCTGTATAAGATCTTTTTTACCATCTCTATCAACAGTAATCTTTCCATAAGTTTTAGGATCAGTTAAGATACTATTCTTAATAAGATTTTGTCTGTCATCTTCATTAGCTACAAACATATCATTAGCTTGTTTAGCTTCTAAATAGTTTTGTAACACTTTTGTATCATCATCTGTAAAGTCAATATTATTATCATGCTTTTGCTTCACATAGTCTTTAGCATAGTTAAGAATACCTTGTTGGATATTACTCACTTTACTATCTTTCCAATATTTACTAAACCCTTGAGATTTAGCTAACTTATCTAAAGCAGTTACTTCTTTAGGATTCCATGAGAAGTTTTCTCCATCAGTAAGTTGTCTCTTAAGACCAGAACTGATTTGCATTACATCATCATCAGATAATCCTGCATTAGTTAAAAAACGAATAGCTCCACTTTCTGGATTAAATGTCTTATCATGAGCAGTACCTAATAAAGCTCCTTGATAGTTCATAAATACATCATATGCACTAGGAGTTGTAGTAATATCTGTTGAGCCTAAACCTTTAACTCTAGCTCCTGTAGAAAGTTGTTCTCCCTCTGTAGCAGGACCAAACACTGGAACTACATTACCATCGTTGTCTAAAGTAAAACTCATTTTACCTCCACCCCCAGCTCCAGTTCCACCAGCTCCTCTTAATCCACCAGCACCTTTAATACTTAATAATTTATCTCTATAATCTTTAAGATCTGCTTCCTTTTGTTTTTGGAAGTTAAGATTATCATACTTTTCTTTTATATCTTGAGCTTTAAAGAAAGAAGAGTTTTCTTTAATAGTTCTGCTTTCTACTTCAGCTCTTGCTGTAGCCCAGTTATTAATAGTAGATTGTTTAGATAAGGTACCAAAATAATTAGTAGGATCTTGTAAAACACTTTGTATAGTTTGTTTATACAAAGGACTATTGGGATCTTCTATACCACCGTATTCAGAACTTACACTATCTTTTAAACTAGCTAACTGTCTTCTTTCATCTAATAACTGCTGAGCTTTTTGAGCTTGTGCAGGATCACTAATATTTGCAGGGTAAGATTTTAATAAGTTATCTATACTAGAGATTTGACTATCAATCTTTCCTACTCTTTGCTCATATCCGTTTTTAAGATTAGTTATAACATAATCAGCAACTTTAGCTCTGATTTGTTCAGGAGGTAATCCAGCATTAGCAGGTTGAGATTTAATATAGTTTTCTACATTCTCAGCTCTCACTCTACCTTCAATCTTAAACTGCTCGTTAAAGTTATCACCCATCATACCCTCAGCCCAAGAAGAAAACTTCTTCTGAGTCTTTTGACCATTGGTAGTATCTATAAGGTAAGCACCATCTGGAGATACATCTGTCCAATCAATCTTTAAACCTTGATCTTTAGCTCTATCTTGTAACCATTCTTGTACATTAGTAAAAGGAATGGCTTCTCTTCTTTCTATACGAGAAAAGCCTTCAGGAGTTCTCTTAGCAGTTTGTAGCTTATTTAAACCTTGATTAAGGTATTGTTCCATTACAGGACTGTACATAGATCTAACCTTTGGATCTTGAGAATCTCTCCAACTAGCAAGCTTTTGTTGTTGAGACTGATACCATTGAGTGTAGTTAGCATCTTTTACAATAAAGGGGTCATTCCAGAAAGGCTCGAAGATATTTTGAGCTGCTTGTACATTTTCTGGTAAAGAAAGATCAGCTCCAGAAATCTTCTTAAGACTTTCTTGAGCTTGTTTTACATACTGATCTCTTACAGGAATATTCTCTGAGTTAGATAGAGGTGCATTAAGAATCGAACCATACCCCTGACGAAGTTGATTAATTCCTTGTTGGTACTGATAATCCTTCTTTTGTAAGGCAGTTCCAATCATCCCCCAATCAGGTTGGTATAACACTGGTTCAGGAGCTTGATCTTGTATGTATGGGATGTATTGTGCCATAGGGTACATTAATAATATAACGAAAAATATTTAAAGTTTAAAGCTAAACTTACTAGGTTTACTCTTCTCCAGTATCAAAAGGTGAATTAATATCATAACCTCCACGATATATTGGATTAGATGCGTTATAAGGATTATTCATTGCTTGAGACATATACTGAGCCATCATTGCTCTATTGTTAGCAGAACCTCCCATACCTGGATACATTAATCCAATAGCTTTATTTAACTGACCTGGGGATAAGTCTTTATACTTAGATCTAAGATTTTGCATAGTAGCTAAGTATTGATCACCGCTAAGACCTTGCTGTTGTTGCATACCTGGCATATTAAATCTACCAGTAATCATACTGTATTGATCTACACCTGGCTTAAACTGAATATTACCTCCACCTGGTCCATCTACATAGTTAAAGTATGGATTAACAGCATTAGTAATATTTCTCTTAGTGTAGTAGTCGTAATCATTAGCTCTGTATTTATCTACAGATCCTAAATAGTTTCTAAGACTATTATTATAAGACTTGTTCATTTGGTTTTGATTCCAAGCTAATGTATCAGCTCTGTTAGCTTGATATTGCATTAACTGGTTCATTATATTAGTTTGTAAAGGACTAAATTGATTAGCTACCCCTACATTTAAGTTATTATATCTACCATTAATATCAGCTGCATTTCTAAGAGCATTTCCTTGTACAGCAGATGCATTAGCAGCATATGACTGAGGACTACCTAATCCAGACATATAAGCTAACATAGCATTAGACTGCTCTTCGTTACTAGCTAATTCTCTACTAGGGTCATAGAATGTAGGCTCAGGCATCATAGCATTCATTGGAGCTGCATAGTTTACATCTCTTTGAGGAGCTACAAATAAGTTATGTCCAAAGAAAGGTTTACGTCCTTGATTAAACTTAGTAGGAATAGTCCTAGTATTATTATCCCCGCCACCACCACCTGGAGTAGTTGGTTGCTCTGGTTCTTCATATAAGTAATCAGTCTTCCATTCTTCTGGAATATCTTGATCTGGAGTTTTTTCACCTGGTACATACTTACCTGGCATATGACCATGATAGTATAAATCTTCAGCAGCTTTACGCTTAATATCCTCAGGAGCTCCTTCTAATAACTTATGGAAAGTTTTATACTTATCAGGATTGTTCATAATGTCATCAGGAGATACGCCATTATCACGAACAGTTAAATCCACATTGTATCCTTTTTCATAATGACCTGGTGTATCTGATCCTGGAACATGCTGAGCATCTTTAACTTTAGTTTTCTTTTGATAGTAAACTCTACCATCAGCATCAGCTACTTTAGTATAGCCTTCTAAGTCTTTTTTAGTCTGAGCTCTCTTAGCAGCTTTCTTCATTTCATCAGTTACAGGATCTCCACTTTCTCCACCATCAGCAAAATAACCACCATATTTAGCTTGAGTGTCATTATCTTCTGTAGGCTTTTGTGGACCAAAAGTTGACTTAGCTAATTCAGGAACTCCTTGTGGGAATCCTTTCATAGACTCTTGTACTAAAGCTAAACCACCTAGCTTCTTTTTGTAGTTAGATAACATAAGCTTAGCTGTATTCTTAGATAAATCATCTGCTTGAGGATCATCTATAATAGCTTGGTACTTATTTATATCATATTGCTTAGCAACATCAGCTGGAGTAATTCCACCTGCTTTATAAGTTTTATTAAAGTGAGCTAAGATAGCAGGGTTTTTAATCTTCATCTTCTTTGTATCAGAGAAAATAAAGCTTCCTTGAGGAACTGCTAATGGAGTACCACCAGCAAAGTGACGCTTACCGCCAATCTTCTGATGTACTAATACACCATCTTTATTATAAACTACAGTTTCTCCTTTCTCAGCTTCAATAGTAGCACCACCATTTTTAGCTTCTGGTATAGTATCTGATACATGCTCATAAGAGTTCTTAGTAATAGTATCATATGTACCACGTTGACCTAGATCAATACCAAAACCAAACTGACCACCATAAGCAGCCTCAGGTGCACCTGTTATACGTATTTTCATATTATTAGTTTGTCCGCCTTGTTGATAAGCAAGACCTTGTTTTTTCATTTGATTGTATACATTAGCATCTTCCCATCTAATAAACTCATTAAATACTTTTTCTCTTTCTTCTGGGCTTAAGTCAGATAGCTTTTTATCACTTCCTACAGCATTAGCAATAGCTCTTGAGCTTGGATTATCATATCCAACCCATTTAGTTCTAGCAGCACTTATTGGCAAGTTACTATAAGCTGATCCAAATAACAAATCTTTCATAGCTTTTATTCCAGTTTGCATATCTGGAAATACTGCTACATAACCATCTCCATCTGGTCTACCTTGTGTAGCTCCATATTGTTTAGCAAAACCACCAATATGAATATTACCTGGATTGTTATGATCATAGTGAGAAGGAAAAGAACCTGAGTTATTGCTACTATGTGCATTACTAGTATTATTAGAATATGATCTAGTACTAGGAGTATTACTAGGTGCAGCAGATCTTACAGGCAATGCTGTAGAAGATGGTGTATAAGAAGGTAACACTGTACTAGGCATCATATAATCTAACCCACCACCTAATTGAAAAGCTCTCATCTCAGGATAAAATGAGCTACTATACATACCTTTATTAGCTACTTTCTCATCAGGTCTAAAGTCACCATATCTACTTCCTGCAGCTACATAGTCTCCTTTGTTACCAGACATATTACCTGGAACTAAAGGAAATAAGTTATCTGTCTGCATAGCACTTCTTACACGTGCTTGATTATCTCTTTGTCTTTGAGGATTAGTAACAAACATATCTGTTAAAGCAGATGTCACACCTATACCTTTTTGAAGATCTTGTCCAAAGTTTTGTAAGTTACTAATAGCATTAGAAACATTATTAGATGTGTTTATATTAGCAGGTCTTGTGCTTCTATCAAGTCTTCTTTTAAACTTAGGATCTGTCTGATATCTTTGATCCATTTCATAACCTACATTATCAGACATCTGATTAACTTGGTTAAGTAATCCTGGATTTGTACTAGGGTTTACTAACTGACCTTGAGCTTTAGGACGAGCTATATTTCCATAAGGATCAGATGGACTCTCTGGTTCTGGATCTTGATAAACAGGACCAACCATAGGAGCTTTAAACTGAGACATATCAATAGAGCTAGGTTGTGCAAAATGAGCATTAGCCGCATCAGATGCAGCTTTAGCATTTGCAATCTCCTGAGCATCAGCTGGATTGTTAGGATCTAACTGTCTACCATTAACACTGTATATAGGAGTGGAAGCCATTCCAACTTGTGCTTTAGGTAGCTTAGGTAGTTTAGTAATACGTATCTTCATAAGTATATTTATATAACGTCAAATTTATAACCTTGTTTCTTCAACATCTCTAGTTGTTCTGGAGTAACATTCATTTCTTGACCAACTGCTATCCCACCATCTTGGTGTTTCCATTTACGAGCATTAGCTGCAAAGGTAGCCATTTTTCTAACAGCAGGATTAGAAGAGTTCTTACCAGCTGAAATAGCTTGACTCATAGAATATCCATTACGCTTAGCCCATTCAGTAAACTTACCTTCATGAGACTTCTTGATATGAATTCCACCATAAGCCATATGACCTGCAGCGTCAGGAGTACGATTAGGTACACCAGTAACTAAGTTATATCCTTCTGGATAAACTCCTACACCACCACCGTATGCCATGTGACCAGCTATATCTGGAGTTCTTGAACCTGCTGGGTAACCACTTACAAACTCAGCTCCTGCTACAGGATAACCTACACCTCCACCAAAAGACATTTGTGACTGAGGTTTTTGACCTGAGCTCTTAAATGATTCAATAGGTACATGACTAAATAAGTCTGGTGCTTCACTAGGCATAAAGTTTAAGCTAGCTCCTCTATTTAAGTTACCACCATCTCTATAAGATCCAAGTCCATTAGGTAAGAAATATCTTCCTCCTAATGCATACTCTGTATAGTCTGGTAAATAAGCTGCACCACCATCTTGGTACCATACACCATCAGCATATGTAGATCCACCATCTTTATGTTTCTTATGATGTTTCTTGTGATGCTGTACAGAACCAGCATGTTGACTCATTGCCATCATTAATGCCATAGGATGCATAGCTCCTCCACCTGGATGACCTGCCATCATTTCTTGATGTGGTTGTTGCATCATAGGTGCTGAACCTTGTTGTTGAGCTGATTGTTGACCTTCATCACCATCATTATCTCCCATTGGAGCTCCTCCCATTGCTGGGCCACCATCTTGCTTTTTATTAATAGCTTTACTTTTTGCTTTACTTATCTCAGGACTATTACTATATCCACTAGGAAATACAGGACCGCCATAAGCCATTTCAGATTTGATCTTTTTTTCCTGCTTTAACATTTCAGGAGTAGGTTTTTTACCACTACCTGCAGCAGCACGGATATTATCCCAAAGACCTCTCTTGGAATAATGACCATCAGCTCTACGAATCATTTCACCACCATGAGCCATAGAGTCTAACTTTTGAGCTAAGGCATCGCCAGAATAACCTTGAGCTTTAAGCTGAGCTGATATTAACCACTCAGGTTTTCCACCCTCAGCCATTTGTGGATACATTCCACCATATGCCATATGAGAGATGATACTATGTTGTACAAACTCTGGTAAAGCTTTAAAGCCTGGATTGTTAATACCTCCATTAGCCATCTGATTCATATCAGGCATTTGCATACCACCTTGTTGAGGAGCTTGCTGAGCATGTCCTTGTAAGGTTTGAGCCATTTGCTGTATAGCTTGTTGAGCTTGCTGAGGTTGCATCTGCTGCAACTGTTGCATAATTTGTTGAGGATCTACACCAGTCTTTTGGGCATAGGCTTGGATCAATTGCATGATCTTTTGGTTCTGAGCGGATTGTTGAGCTTTCATAGTATTTTTATAGTTATTACTTTTTTTGGGAAGATATCCAACCAAAGAATCTTCTTTGTTTATCTGTTATAGGATGACCATTAACGGTTTTATCATGTAGTATTTCTCTAGCTTTAGCTGGAGTTGGTCCTCCAAATGCAGCTTTAAATAAACCACCATATTCTAAGTTACCACCAATCTTTGCTAAGTTAGTATCAAACTCGTAAAGTTGTTTATCTTCTTTAGTCTTTGTTGAAAGATATTTCTGTTCAGCTTTCTTGTTCCATACACCCTTGTTAGCTTGTAAAGCTTCTAATAGTTGTAAGGTCTTACTATGAGTGACAACAGCTGGATTGCCTGGCATACCATCTAATTGATCTAAACCAGTTAACACTCTCTCTTTAAAGTTATTAAAACTTTCGCCACCAGGAACAGGAACGTCAGGGTTTTTTACAAAATACTTTTCGTTAAACTCCTTTTCTGGTCTACCTGAAAACTTACCTAGATTCCATGCTGCAAGATACGGATTTACTACATGTGGTAAACTTAATTCATCAGCTAATATAGCTGTAGTTTGAGCAGCTCTTGGTACAGGAGAGTTAACTAAATAATCAACAGGTCTATCAGCTAACTGATGAGCTGTTTTTAGTGTTTCATACACTCCCTTATTATTAATAGGAATATCATTCTGTCCACTATTCTCTCCTCTAAGATCTTCATCTGTTATACCGTGACGTAAGAATGTAACTCTTTTAGGAACTGAGTTATATATTTGGTTATCGTTATAACCACCTCCATCTTGATACATATTCATTTCACCACCATCTTGAGCAAATCTCTCTCCATGACCACTATGCTTACCAGCATGATTAGCAGGAGAGTGTGAGCTCCATAAATTATGATAAGCCCAATAACCTGCAGTTAGTTTAGATTGACTACCTTCACCAGCATGACGGCTTTTATAAGCAACTCTTGCTTTAGCAGAATAATTATTACTATATCCTTTAGCACCAAAGTGAACAACCTTTGTTTTATTACCCACTTTAGCTAACACTACTTTTTTATGTACACCATCGCTGTCTGCTATAGGACGATTGTATCCTGGAAAATGATGACCTGCATGAGTGATACCACCACCTGCCATCATAGGATATTCATCTACATGTTGAGCTCCTCCAAAAGAATACTCACCACCTGGATACATCATTTGATGCTGTCCATTAGATCCTACACCTAATACAGGATAAGGAACTCCTTGCATAGTTATTTGATTACTAGGTATACGAGTGATTTGACCAGGATGAGCCCATTGACCTAATGGATCTACTATAGGTCCACCTACTTGAAACTGTTTAACACCATATTGAGGAAGCATTACACGATCTCCTTTCATAAATGGTCTTTGTATATCATTAGGTATCTTATTACGTCCTTGTAAAAGATCTATTTCACTATTTAAGTATTTAGCTATATCTTCATTTTCTACTCCCATCTTATTAAGATACCCTAATTGATTCATAGGTTTATATCCTAAAAACTGAGGAGCTCCTTCTTTATAATTAAACACTTGTTTTACCTGAGGTAACCAAGAATTATGAGAAGTATTTTCACTTCCAGTAAATACATCACCTGACTTTAATCCTTCGTTTACTTGTGAAGTAACAGTATTAGCTAATCCTTTTAAAGTATTATCTGCTTTAAAAAGACTAGGTACTTTATGAGCTACATTATTACCAGAGTAGTATGGATAGTTTTGAGAAGCATCAATCAACATATCTTTTAATCTAGAAACTCCTGTCTTTGCAGCATCTCCAAGCTCATACATAGCTTGTTGCTTCATATTCATTCCAGCTCTAGGATTCTTATCTAAATTAAAGTTAAATCTACCTGTGTTTCTTGCATTACTTACAAAGTTATCAGAAGGCATTGTAGTATAATCCATAAAATCACGATCAATGTCAGCATCAGATCCTTCTAAACTATATACTTCTCTTGGACTTTCAGCAGGCATTTGGTGACCTCTCATGATTTGATCATAATGACGATCATGAGCCGCAGATAAATCATTAAGTGCATTATCTAATTGACTATTAGTAAGATGATGTACATCATTTGCTAAAAGCATATTGCCTGTTTCAGGATGATGTGTAATATAACCTTGAAGGATAAGTTGTCTAACATCATCAATAGTTCCTTGTCTAGGATCAAAATCTATAGGATCAGAAGCAAAAGATCTATTAGGTAAAACAGAATAGTTTTTAGGTTCTGGGTTTTGACCAAAGCCTTTATCTAAATAAGTTTGTGCTTCAGACTTAGGCATTTCAAAGATTCTCTCAAAGTGATTATCTGGCACATTCTTTATACCATACTTCATTCTATCTGCCAAGTTAGCTCCAGACTCTTTCATCTTAGCTATCTCTTGTATATGTCTAAAATCTTTAACAGCACCTTCAGGAAGTCTAGGTATAGTGCTTTCAAAAGGCACACCTTGTGTAGCATATCCTAAAAACTGTCTTAAGTTTTTACCAGTGTTTTTTGTTAATCCTTTTAGCTCAGGAGCAAACTCTGTAAATAATGGTACAGATGTAATACCATGTAAAGCAGCTTCTCCTAACATTGCAGGATTATTATGATATGGGTCCATAGCATATTTACCCGCACCAGAAATAGCTTGACCTGCTTCATTAGCATAAAAGAACGGATTTATTACATCCATTGCATTATCTAAGTTATTCTCAGGACCTCTATCAAAATGCTCTGGTATTCCTCTACCCGCAATTACATATTGAGCAGCAGTCATAGGATGAGTGGCCATAGCCCAAGCTTTAGAACTAGCAGATCTAGGAGCTTCAGCTTTACTAATGCTACCTTGTCTTTCCTGAGCAGCTCTGTTAGCAGCTTGTTGTGCTGCTTGTTGCTGCATCATAATATTCTTACGAACAGCACCAAGGCTAGGAATATTATCATATATAGGAGCAGGAGCTTGAAACAAAGAGGTTCCACCTACCTGAGCTTTTTGTAACCCAGGAAGAGCTCTGTGTGATACATCACCAGTATCTACTAATAATTGTAAAAGCTTATTCATTTTATCTATAAGAAGATTGTAGTTTTTCGTTGGATAGTTTAAACAAGAACTTATGACTACCACTTACCATTTTGCGTAACCACACTTTATTTAAGTTGTGTCTAAACTTCTTACGCTCTAGTATATGTTTATTATAGTCTATATAAGATGGATTAACTTGATATTGATATCCATTAGCAGCTGTAACAAACATTGGTAGTTCATTTCCAGTATATTGTCCACGGTCTTTAGTAATATCCCAGAACTGGTTAAATCTATACTTCTGTTCTATCTTAGAGTAATTAATAGATATACTACTAGCATTAATCTTAGGATAGGTTAATCCATCTAATGGGTTATTCTTAGCTTTCATTACAAGCTCTAATAATCCACTCACTTGTTCTGAGTTATATATCATAGCCTGATCAAAGTTCTCCTCTAATAGATGGAACTTATCACGGCAGTCATTATAGTATTTATACACTTCAAGCATGTATTCTATGTTTCTCATAGAGTTAACTGCTTGTCCTGTAGAAGAAACAAACTCCACTTCAAATGGATAATCTTTACCATAGAAGTTACAGTACTGATCACATCTAACGTTATGCTTCCAGATGCTATTAGTATTTACACTCATAAAGTGAGCTTTACCTGGAATCAAGAATGAAGGAATCCAGTCATGGAATGATAACCACACTTTATTCTTAGGATCATAACTTAATGTCCAATGAGCTGGTTCAAATACACTAGTATCAGTTAATTCAAAATAAGTCTTATGACCATTTATTACACGGTAAAACTTCTCTCCCTCTAACTGTAGATCACTTACTATTGGCTTGTAATCTTTTTTAGTAATATATATTACCTCATCAGTGTTATCATATATCATTTGTACACCAACTCCTTTTACAGGATTATCATATAAAGGATAATCAGAAAACTGTTTAAGAAGCTGAGAAGGAAGATACTTTGCAAACCACCACTTCATACCATCTCTTGATATCTCATTTAATCCTCCAGAATATTGGAAGATCTTTCCTTGGTTTTGACTCACCCAAAAAATACCATGAGTAGTTGCAGCCACTGCATATTTATTCTGACAAGAACCATATTCATATGATTCATCTGAGTTAACTATATTCTGTAAAGCTTGATTAAATAATCCACCATCTCCTACAGTAATTTTTGTACCAGCATCTGTCTGCAATTGTTCAACTCCAATAAACTGGAATGGACTTTGATACTCCATCATAAAGAGGGCACCAGTTTTATTTACTTTCTTTACAGCAGTGATAGGAGATATAAAGTCTTTATAGTTATTAGTTAAGAAGATTCTCCAGTTATCTTTCTTAAGCTCTTGTTCTTGTGGTAAAGAATATATCACTCTATTAGGTCTGTAGACATAACAACTAGCAGCTGTAGCAGGATTATAATCTCTAGGATATAATGTACCCCAACTTGCAAAGTTAGTAAATAACTTAGATACACTTAATGAATAATCATACTTACAGAAATTACCACTCTTTACAATATCTGATCGGAATAAAGATGTATAGTCAGTATACTCATTAGGATCATAGTGACGTTTAGATAGATCATCTTCCCAGTCTCTCTGAGCTAAATTAATCTCAGACTCTACATAAAAGTCTCTCACTCCATTAAAGAATAAATAAATGTGTCCTTTACTTACATAAAATAAAGAGCTTTCTCTATCATCTAAATGACGTTGAAGACTAGCATTCTTAAACAAGCTAAATACTGTCTTAGAAGAATTAAGCCAGAATCTTGGGTAAGGTATATTAGTATAGTTTCTGTAGTCTATCTCATATTCATCAGGTTCACCTACAGGCCATGAGTTAAAGAAGGTAAATGCATTCTTCTCTGTATATCTTCCAACATAAGTGTCACCACCAAAAATCACATCTGATTTATATAAAACATCTGTTCCTATAGGAAATACACAGCTACCAGTTGGCACTTGTCTAATAGATTCTAGTTGTCCATACTGACTAGGAAAGCTAACTTTAATAGCTCCATAGTATCCAGATATTGTAGAGCTTACTACAGTGTTAATATTTCCTCCCTTTTCAGAGATTCTAAATCTACTATTATCTACTACAGTAGGGTCAGCTATGTCTTCTTCAGTTTTAATAACTACAAAATTAGATCTATAGATATTATTTACATGATAGTCAGTATCAAAGCTTTGTAAGTTACCACCTACGTATGCTGATTTCTCGATTCTTTTCCTTCTATTACCAGCCACATTTGTTCTTGCGTTATTATAAAATCCATGTGAATCGTATTGTAAACCAAACTGTATTCTAGGAACTAAAGCTTGAATAATATTAAATAATTGCTCTCCAGTACTTTCAGCTTCAATATAACTCATAGCAATAGCAACAGCTACGTTGTATGCTCCTATTGCAATATTTTCCGCTACAATTACAGGGTTAGGAATAGATCCAGTTACACTACCACCAATACCCAAAAAGCTTGCTCCTCCTCCAAATGTTAAAGGAAAGTTAGGGATCTTAGTAAGTGTTAACTTTTTATCAAAAGGAAGAGCTTCTGTACCTTTTAAAGTTAGGTTAAAATCTTGAGCAATAGATCCTAAGAAATCACCTATAACAGAAATAGTTCCTATTGTACTAGCCAATTGAGAACTAAAGTTGCTAAGCATCTTAAACTTAGGATGCTTATAAGGCTGAGAAAACATACCTTGTGCTGTACCAGATAACTCTTGATAGATCTTTACTTCTTCACCACTTAAATATGGTTTACTAAAGTTAGTCTCAGGACTATGAAAAGATAAGTAGTTCTTTTTATAAGAAGTAAGAGGAGATCCTAAGTTTACATCAGCATGTCCCACTGTACCAATATTGGCATCAGATGTAAGAAGATAGTCTGGTCTTAAATCATTATAAGGATAGTTTTGATATAGGCCTTTTACTAAAGGATTATTAGGAATATCATACTGACGCATGTTGTTAAACATACCCTTAGCTATAATAGACTTCTCACCTTCTCTTGAACCACGAAGTATTTCATAACCAACTATAGAAGATATAGGATTACCATTTTCATCTACAGGCACAGATATATTATCAAATTCCACTCCTAATATAACCACTGTATTGTTTACTGAGTTATATTGGTTAAGTAACTCTCCTCCAGGGATTGTAACATCCGGCATCTTATGATGACGAATAGGTTGACCACATAATGGTCCCCATATATCAGGACGATCTGCTGGATAAATCTCAGTAGATTCCCAATAGCCCATATGACCTTTTGCCAATACTACACCACCATCTGATAATGTATAACTATTAAGATCATCAACTCCAGCAGTATTTTGTACTTGCCAAAGCTGTCTAGTTTGAGGAATATTATTAATACTTTCTATAGTTTCAAAAGCATCTCCTGCATAAACATTAACTAGTTCTGCAGCAGTTGCTTGTCTACCTGGAATATGAAAACTAGATGAACGCTCTCCTGTATTATATACCCAACGGATAAAGAATGCATATTGTTCATCTCTTAAGTATCCTACATTATGACCACCTTTATAATAATAAGTTTCTGGATATTGTACAGCTGCCCACTTTGTAATAATCTTATTAGCTTGTTGCTGATAGTTAAACTGATACTTGCTGTATGTACCTACTCTTAATAAATAATTATTAACTGAGTACATTGCATCAGTCTTTTCTATAGGCTCAGTTCTTAAAGGAATAAGATTAATAGGAACTGTAAACAAGTCAGGTAATATTGCATCAATATGAATAGTACCTTGTGTTGTATAATAATATCCTAATCTTTTAGCAACAGATTGATTATTAACTGTTGAAATAACTACTAACTCAAACTCATCAAAATGACTGTCCATGTTTGTAATCTTTAGATCAAGTGATCCAGTAAGATTTTCATGAGTAAACAAAGACTGTACATTTGAAAGACCAATGTAGTCAGTTACACGATTCTCATTAATCGTATAGCCTAAACATACTTGGTAAGATCCATTAGCTAATGTACCAGAGCCTGTACCTTTAGATAAAGTGAGACATGGTTGCTGTACTAAAGGAGCTAATCTAATTTGCTCTGTATCTAATCTTTTAGTATATGTTTTAATAATACAACCATTAACTATAGACTCAGTATACTGTAATGGAGGATTATCTATATCCATAAAACGAGATGGATTTAAACCATCATCCCAGTAAACTAATCTTTCGCAGTCAAAGCGTTTTCTAAATACACCAGTAATAAGATGAGATCTATTAAAACCTAAAGCTGGGTCATTGATAACTTTTTTGTAAGAACAAGCAGATTCATCAAAGATACCTATTTCAGAATCAGCATCATCTGTTGTAAAGATAGCCCATTGATCATCTAATAGATGAATACAACCTATTAAGCTATAAGGAAGAGTAACACAGAATAAGTTAGCAGGCTCATTACCTATTACACCTAGCTGACCTTCGTGTGAGTTATTCACTGCATTTCTAGCATGTGTCCATAAGCCTTCCCCGACATACATTTCACTGTAGTCCTTTACCATACCTTTGGTAAAAGTGTTAGTAGTTGCCCCAGGATTCTGTTGTGTATTAGCCATGTTTTACAGTAAACTTCTTTTTAGATAAAAACTTAAAGACCGCCTCATTCACATATCCATGTAACCAAGCTTGAGCTTCTTCATCATGGATATCTCTATCTTTACTAATCTTTAATGTTGCATGAAAGGTTTCATGCGTTATTGTGTTATAGGTTAAGTAGGACTGATTTAAGATCAAATAGTACTCATCTATATCGTTTGTTATTAATGTACCCTCTGCCTCAGATACCCATCTTGTTGGGCTTTTAAACTTCTTAAACACTTTGTTGCACTCTTTTAGAAACTCATCTGTACATAGTATATATAATGTACAGCCATAGTTTGGCATCTTAAGCGTTGATCGAAGTGTCATATCATTTTAGTATAAAGGTTTAATCCACTCAATGAATTCGTTACCTTTAAACATATTATAATACTTCATATACTGAGCTTTTCTGTTCATCTCCCACAACTGTTTCATCTCAGAAAAATTAGGAGTATTTACAATAGTTAAGGCATAGTTTCTAGCAGCTTTTAATCTAGGTTCTATTAAAGACATCTTTTGTCCTACATCTTCTCCATTAAGATATAAGTTTTCTAAGATACGCTGTTTAACAGCATACTCATAATACTCATTAATCTCTGGATGATCTAAAACTAATAAGTTACCTTGCTCATCTTCTAAAGCTCCTTCGTAAGATATCATTATCTTACCCTCTTCTATATTAGTATAAATATAACCATTTTTTATCTCAGCATGATTTTGATCATGATGATTCTTCTTAGACCCTCTTTCTTTTAACATATGAAGCATCTCAAAGTGATCATATACTCTCACTTCAGTCTTTACCTTTTGTACAAGTACTAAAGATCCTGAATCATCACCATAAACTGTTTTAGCTATAGTGTATGTATCTTCACAACCACACTCATGTACATTACCATGACATCTTCTACAAATATCAGATACACATAAAGACTCTCTTTGATCTCCTTGTAAAGCAGGTCTTTCAACTTTATAATGGCCACATAAAAGAGCATAGTTAAGTACATAGAAATCATCAGGTAGTTTAGCCTTTCTTCTTTCTACATCTAATACTTTCTCTTTAGTTCCATGTATACGTAAGCCAAGATCATAACTAACACGCTGTGCAACTTTAATAAGTTGAGCAGGCTCAATCATGTTCTCATTATTATACATATATAGATCTGTACCAACAGATGCTAATAACTGATCAAATGTTCTATATTTAAGCTGAGTGTTCATTATCGATCAGGATTTTGTTTGTCATTTGTAGGATCTTGAGGAACTTGTAGCATACCCATTAAGTCTCTAAATACATTACCCTCCAACTCTACTAATAAATAATCAGGTACATTAAAAGACTGATCTTGTCTAACTATACAACTGTCAGCTACACAAGTGAATTTACTAATATCATCTTCAAATATTCCTTCTACACGAATAGCATCCCACTCTAGATTAGGAAAATATAAATAGTCGTTTAAATACCAGTAGTACTTAGTCTTATTATATTTAAAGTTAGTAGCATTTGCAATAGATACATAAGTACTAGGTAAGATAGGTTGAAGCTCTTCAGAATTATCTAAAGAACTAATTGTACGAATCAATGGTCCGTAGTATCCTTGTAAAAATACAGGAAGCTTATCTTTAGTACGTTTTATAGTCATATCAGATCTAATACCTGTACAACAAGCTTCTACTTTATCTATCTCTTCTAATTCAACATAGTCTAATGTCTGTACTACAGAAGTAAATGCCATAAGTTTATTACGACCATCCTCACGCTTCATAAGCTGCTTAGCATGCTTAAGTACAAACGTGTAGATAATCCTATCAGTTAAGAAAGTATCTTGTTTAGATGCTTTCATCTGATTACGGATTCTTGAACAGATATTTCCAATAGTATTTTTAGCCATTTTAGTCTAGGTTAAATTCATCGTATTCTTTTAGTAGATCAACTTCCTCAGCTTGCTTCATCTGTTTATAAGATTGCTTTCTAAAGAGTCTACTTACCTTCTGCATGTTATCTACCATTAGGTATTTTTTCCATTCAGTAGGATAAGTCTGTCCAACCATTCTCTTAAAATCTCTCACTCCTACAAACCCCCATAAGTCATGATTTCTAAATCTATACTTAGTCTCAAAGTTTGTATAAAAGATCTTAGCTACATATTGATCGCTTTCCCAGTTTTGATTCTGTATCACTTTACCATAATGCTCAGACTTCTTAAAGTCAACATTAGATTTCTTTCTAGGACAAGTACCAATGAATATATAACCAAGCTGTTCAGGTAATTCAATACCATCCCTTTCTTCTACTGCAGTCTTCCATATCTCTCCATTATAAGTAGAGATGATCTCTTTAAACTTATCTAGAGATAAAGAAGCATACTTTGGGTTATCTGCTATAAACTTCTTGTGGAAGTCTGCATTTGTAAAGTTTAGCTTCTTTGGTCGGTACCTTGGAGCATTTAAGTCAGGTTTCTTATATTCTTTAATCACAATGATCTACATTAATAATTTACGTAAAATCTACGAGGTTTCCTAGTTAAACTTATAGAGTTTAGACATTATGGGTTAACTCACACACTTTACCATAATTGTAGTCATGTAGCTCTAAGATAGCTTGGCGTTTAGAACCAGTGTATTTATTATGATAATGCCAGTAGTCTGACTTTGAAAGACTTGGGAGAGTCTTAATAGCAAAGCCATGTATCTCATTTTCAGTAACATATTCTACTGACTTCTTAGTATGGAAGTGACCAGTAAAGCAGGTGCGGTAAATAGTATCTCCCCAAAGCTTAGGAAACTCTGTAGCATACACTAAAGGAGAGTTCTTAGAGTAAACATCCCCATGTTCAAAAGCAAAAAAGTTACTACCATAGGTAATAACCTGTCTTTCACTATATTCTGTATGAAAAGTAATCTGTTGAGTGTTCATGAAGCATTTAGAGATAGCATGAGCCAAGTGGTAAGAACTTAATCTATCATGGTTACCTGGAACATAAACTACATCTAAATGGTTACAAAACTGCTTAATAAAGTTGATAGCCCAGTATAAAGAATCAAAAGCTGTGTTATAAGCTTCTTGAGCTCTCTGATCAGAGTCTACAGGTGTTCCCTTAGTAGTTTGTCCCATAAAGGTATCCATATTAAGAATGTCCCCGCCTAGTACAAAGATTAACTTATCTAGATTATGAGAATGATATGCTCTTAATATAAGGTTTCTAACACAGTCTTGGAAGTCATTAATAATAGTGTTGTTTCCTTCCTTACCAAAATGGAGATCTTGTAAAGACAAAATCCCCACTGTAGGCTTGGAATACTTCTCATTTATGTGTACCTCTGCAACGGGTAAATACTTGGGAGTGAATGTCTTAAGAGTCTCAGCTAGAAGATCTATTGCTTCTGGCTTCTTGTGAGTAACCATGGCTGATATAAGCCAGTAGTTTTTATGTTGCTTATTCCAATAGGAACTAAGCTTCCATTTAGTCTCATCTATCTTTAAGATTCTGATTATTTCCTCTGGGCTCTGAGGTTCTGTAAAAGCTATACCCTTAATCTCTGCTGTTCCCTCGTCTAGGTTTTCTTTAAACTCTACTACTTTTTCTTTAGTCTGGTTAAAAGCATCAACTAATTGATCTTCTAGATTAGAGATGTATTCATCTTTAATTAGTTCATCATCAAGAATATTTAGCATCCTCTTACCCGTTAAGTCTACTAGACTATCATCGAGTTCTTGTTGAAGTAGTTCCTTGGTTTCTAAAATTTGTTTCTTAATCTCTTGGTATTTTTTAAGAGAAATACCTAACTTTGTAGCACAGAACTCATCAGTTTTCTTCCATCTGAGAGACCCATACACTGTTTGAATAAGATTCATAGATTGGGGTTTAGTATATGGTATATAAAGTTAGACTAATATAGTTGGCTAAGTCTAATCTTATACACAAGATATTAACAGTTGATTTTGTGTTTATAAAAAAAATGAAGCCCCCGAGTAGAAACTAAGGGGCTTTTGTTGTGTTAGCGGAAACCAACAAAACCGCTGACTTACAATATTTTTAATTATCCGTTACACCAGCTTAGTGTATTACCACTGCCTGTACCGTTTATTGTTGTTCTCATATAGTATCCACTACAGTTAGAATCATAGTTACCTCTTTCATTTCTGTAAGAAGCATATAATATTGATCCTGTAGAATGACCAGCATATACTGTTATAGTAGAATCACCTGTTGTTGTAGTGTCTCCTGGATAATCAATATGTTCTTCATATGTATAGTTAAGATGAACTACTACATTAGTTGTTGCTACAAAAGGATTACCAAACTGATCTTTTAAAGTAACAGTTGTCTTATTATAAGTATCACTTGTACCTGGACATGTAGTACTATCTTCATAATGATCTAAAGAATCACTGAATGTAAAACATGTTAATACAGGAGTAGATCCTCCACCACCTCCACCAGAAACTGGAGCACAGCTTCCAACTGATAAACTAAAATTACCAGAGCTAGAAGAACAATCAACTTGGTTTAAGTGTAGATTATAACTACCTGCAGAAAGAGTATTATTAGCAAGAGTAGTATTCCATGTTCCTTGAGTAGAACCTGTTTGAGTATATGTAAAAGTGTACAATATACTACTATCAGCTGAGTTAGTAATAGAAGCTGTATAAGCTCTTGTTCCTGACCCACTATAGTAATATCCACTAGGAGTAATTACTGCAGTGTAACCTGAAGCAATTGTAAATGCATGAGTTTGTCCACTAGAACAGTTTGCAGTGGCAGTTGTAGTACCAGATAAACATGAACTAGTTGTAGCAGTAAAGTTTTGTGTACTTGACACTTGTCCACTACCACATTGTGATTGTATTGTACCAGTATAATCTGTACCAGTTAAACCAGTTATCACAGCTGGACTACTTGTTACAACTGTTGTAGTTGTACTAGATGGGCTACCTGTAGGCCAATAAGTAACTAAATACCCATTAGCAGGAGCAGGACTAGCAGCCGTAAAGTTTATAGTAAGAGTATGTGACATTAGTAATTATTATACATTACAAGAAACAGTTCTAGAATAGCTACCTCCAGATACAGTACCATCAATAGCACATATAGTTTGAGGTGATCCAGATGTATTTGTTATTGTTTGAGGTATATTAGATCCACAAGGAGTATATGTATAATTAGCAGTAGATTGTAAAGTAAACTGCCAACATGCACTACTAGAAGAAGTGATTGCAAAGTTTACAGGATTACCTGTATTTCCGTTACCACAATCTGCTTGAATAAATCCTTCAATATTATAACAAGATGGTATATTAGCCACTTGTATAGGATTACCATATTGATTAGCTGGTGCATTCCAAGTGGTATCTCCAACAATTCTCCAACGAATTATGTATCCATTAGCTGGAGCAATAGATGGAGCTACAAATGATATATTAAGCGTTTTGAATGTAGAACAAGACATAAGTTATGGTTTTTATACAATAGTTCCGGTTCCAGATACTATTACAGGAGAACCTACAAAAGCACCAATAGTTTGTGGAGCATTTTGTAAAACAGTCACTGTAAATGGAGTATGAGTAGAACCATGAGCTGTGATTATAGTTTGACCTCCTGATAAAGCTGTAGTAGGTGGTGTATTCACTACAAATTGTGTAGTACCTTGAATAGCTGTTACTGTAGTATTAGCAGCAAAAGCACCAGTTCCTGATTTAACAGAAACAACCATACCAACTGCTAAACCTGTAGTACTACCAACTGTAATAGTTGTATTAGAACTAGTTGCTCCAGCAGTAGATGTATATACAGGACCAAGTCCCAAATAGTTAACTATGAAAGGAACTGCAGTAGTTGCAGTTACAGTAAAGTTAGTATATACAATAGGAGTTTGAATTAAACTATTAGCTAGTTTATGTAGTTTAGTCAATACTGTTAATAAACGGTCTCCATTAAGTACACCTAATGCAGGAAGATTAGGTCCTACATATTGAGTACAATCAGAAGTTACAATCTCTTCACAAGGTTCTCCATTAGCACATGGAGGTAAGCTTGTTGCATTCGCTGGTGCACAACCTGCACAAGGATTACAGTTTGAAAGAGGAAGAGGACTATCGTTACAACCACATGACATATCTAAAAAGTTTTATATTATTAAGCTAAAGTTGCACTAACTCCTGAAGGAGGATTACAACTAGATGGAGTAGTATTTACATTTATTGTAGGTCCTGGAGAAGCTGCTCCACTTCCTGCACAATAGTTTAAAATCCTAACATTATATATATGACTATCTAATAGTCCTGAAATAACTACGCTATTTGTTGTTGAGCTCACACTTTGAAATAAAATCCAAGTAGATGAGGTAGACAACTTATATTGTACATCTTGTCCGGTATTACCAGACCCAGGGGTCCATGTAATATGTACAGATGCCATTTTAGATTAATGTTGCAGATACACCACTTACTACTGGACAAGGAACAGAAACAGTGTATGTAGCTGTTTTAGAACATGTTTGACCATTCTTAGAAATACAACCATTAACTGTTACAGTGTAAGGTTGAGATGTATTCAAGCTAGCAGAAGAAACAGTAAATGTTACTCCACCAGAGTTAGTAGATGCAGCAATTAAATCTACATATCCTGTATAAGTATGACCTTGACCATCAGTAATAGTTACTACTGAACCTTGTTGGTTACAGTTAGCAAATCCAGATGGGATAGTAGTGTTTGCATTAAAGAATAATGTTACTTGACTACGATCACTATTAGTAGCTGCTGTGAATCCTAAGATAAACTGACTACAGTTTACAGCACCATTAGATGCAGATAAAGTAGATACAGCTGATCTAATATCACATACAGTAATCCATAAGTTTTGTAAAGACTGAGCTACATTAGTAACAGTTGAATTCCAACCAGTTAGTGAGCTCATTGTACCTGTAGAACTTAAAGCAGGAGCTGAAGCAAGACCAGCACATTGTTGAGCAGAAGCTGCAGTCAATAATGCATTAGATCCTAATGTAGTAACTAAGTTACAGAACTGAGTTTCTACAGCAACCAACACTTGGTCTATAGGAGTAGCAATAGAAGGAAGAACACATTTAGGAACCATTGTAGGTAATGTATATCCACCAGCTGCTTGTAAAGCTGCTACTTGACTTTGTAAAGTAGTTATCTGAGAACTATGAGTAGAAACAGTAGCTGACAAAGAACAAACTTTGGTAGCCATTGTTAAAGTAAACTGATTATGTATAAGACTTGTTACAGTTTGTCCTTGAGCATTTGTATATTGTAAACAAGTAGGTAGTGTTAAATAAGGCTCTGTATAAGTAGTATTATCTTGTGGACTAACTATCTGACCTTCTATACAACAAATCTTTTGAACAATAAACTCCAATACTGCTGGAAGGGATCTCGAACTAGGTCCTGTAACATTAGTACAGAAAGTAGTAAGACAGCTTAGATCTAAGTTAGTTAAATCATAAGCAGTTTGGATGGTACAAAGTGCAGTCGCAATCTTGTAAGTAACATCAGATATGGTATCACCGTTGCAAAGGTTGATACATGACAGGTTGGGACCCTGCCAAATGACACAGTTAGAAGATACAGGAGAGCATCCCTTATCAGCAGTATTAGATTTTGTTGCTAACATGTTTATTATCTTTTCTGCAGTCTAGAATCTACATGGATCCTCCTGCTGTTTGTCTTTTATAAAAAGGTTCGTTTTTATCTAACCTGATATGTCTATATAGATAAGCCATTAACTATCAATTAGTTATATTAGCAATCAGCTACATGGTCAGCACCAAACAAGTCAACTAACTTAGTTTTTAAGTGACTATAACCAAAAGCAAAGATTGTTCCAGATTCTACTGAAGACATGTCAGGAACAGTCACTTGATAAGTTTCTGTTGTTTCTTGATCTTCCCAATTAGTAACAGCAGGAGTAACAATAGTTACACCATCCTGAGCCATAACAGCAGGAGTAACAACTACTTGAACAGGTCTAGTTACTGTTCTTGTAGCATCAACTTGTTTAGTTAAAGTAACCAATAAGTTATCTCCAATTTGTTGGTTATGAGCTATTCCACCTCCCATAATAGGAGCAGGATAACTTCCAGCAGATTGTGTTAAATTAGGTACATCAGCTTCTGTTTGATAGATTTCTAAACGAAAGTTAGCTGAGCCATACTTGTTGATTTGATAATCAGCAATACGTACATAAGCTTCAGATGTAATACCTTTGTCAGTCCCGATTTGGGTAGTTATTTTTAATGCCATATTTATATGTTTTGGGTGTATAAGTCTACAATATAATATACGGAAAAAAGATCTATAAAACAAAAAACCACCTAGATTTCTCTAGATGGCTTTCTGCACGTATTATAAAAGGGCTCGGTCTAATTATTTAACTGGAGCTATAGGAACTACCTTTGCATCATCGTTAGTAACTGATAGTAATTTGAAGAAAGTATTATAGTTCTCAGAAGTCTCTACATTAGCAAAGTCAGCTAACATAAACTTATTGTGCTCTACTTCTTTCTCAGTTTGTAATAAGTCATTAAACTCCTTATTAAAAGATTCAAAGTCAGGGTTTAAGATCTTTTTAACAACTGGTTCAGAATCAGGTGTTTCAGGAGTTTCGTAAACTACAGCTCCAGACTCATCTGTTGCGTCAATAACCATAGGGATAGAAATACCACCCTTATCGTCTTCTTTACCGTACTTTTTAATCAATTCGTTTTTCAACTCCTCAACTGCTGCTTTTTCAGCTGCTGCTTTCTTAGCTAAATCAGAAAGCCAGTACTTAGTAATTAAAGGTAACTTCTCTTGTAAAAGACCGGCTGCTACCTTTTCACCGGTTTGTTGGTTTGTTAAACCATTAAGTTCTGCATCAAGATTGTAGAACTCGAACAACTTTAAAGTAATTTTTTCCATAATGGGGTTTTAAGAGATTAATCTAATACAAATATAGGTAGATTAATCAATAACCATGCCACTGACATATTAACAGGTTGTGAATAACTCTATTTATATTGTACAAAAGGGGCTGGTTGAGTAGAAGCTATTATTGTATCATATCCTGAATTAGGAACAGCACCCGGTAAAGGAGCTGACATCATAACTCTACTATTATAAGATACTAAATTAATTAGTAAGAAAGCTATTAGTACAAATACTAAAAAGCTTAAGATTGGTCTAAGATTGATTGAATAAGTCATATTAACAATAGTTTACTTTTTTAGCAGCATATACTGCATTTAATTCAGATGTAGAAAGCTCTCGGTTAAACATATAGTGAGCACTTAAGTTGGCATTTGCATAATAACTACCCTGACTTTGACACATAAGATGAAGAGCTTGACTATAGTTTTGCCATGGCCAGCTACTAGTTCCATAACTAGCTGTGTTATATATTTTAGTAGTTCCAGAATCTGTAGTAATATAATACTTAGCAGTTCCATCAGAACTAAAAGATAAAGTTAACATATGAAAAGGACAATAAGTAGTTAAGTCTCCTGTTGAGTTAACAGGTGATGTACCTACATTAGAATAACCTGATCCACTATTCCATACAGCTTGAGAGTTATTATAAGAATCCACACGTGGATATAATCCTCCTGTATTAGAAGGCGTCCAGATCATAGCTGCTATATTTTTATAACTTCCTTCTGACCACCACACCCCTTCCCAGTTACCTGTATCACTAAAAAATCTAACCATCATACACCATGTAAATGTAGCTGTACAAATTCCACTATTTAAGTTAATATAAAAGTCAGTACTAGAACTTGAAGTAAATCCTGTAGCAGTGGCAAAAGAAGGATTACTCATATAAATATGATTACCATTACCTGTACTATCATACCATGTAGTACCAGAATAATTTCCATAATCATGAGCTGCTACTAATCCACTAGGCATAGCACTATACCCATAGAAGTGACTCATAGGATATGGAGGTCCTCCTCTATTTGCAGCATTACTTAATCCTGCTAATGAGTTTACACTAGGAAGACCTAGCTCTGCTTTTATTGCACTAATACTTAATGGACCACTACTTGGTAAACTCATAATTATTTATTTTCTACTAGGTATTCAATTTGTTTTTTAAGATCTTCTATTTGACCTTGTTGTTCTTTTATAGCTTCTACAAGCAAAGCTGCAGTATTACCATAAGATATAGAATATCTATCTTCTTTATTATCATAATTAACTATTTCAGGAACTACATTTAAAACTTCCTGAGCTATAAAACCAATTTTCTTTGTTTTATCTGCAATATCAGTTCTATTATAATAATAACCATTAATAGCTTTTACCTTATCTAAAGCTGAATCTATGCGAACAATATTTTCCTTAACTCTTTTATCAGAATAAGCTGTAATATCTCCAGATGCTGTACAGTTACCATTACCATCAGCTCTAAATAAAACAACTGACCAACCATAGTCTACTACTTCAAATCGTGAACTTGAGTTATTACCAAGTTGAACAGTCATAATACCTACCTGCCTATCAGATGCTCTACCTATCCAAGCTTCTCCACCATTAGTTTGTGAGTTATTAAACTGACCCATTCTCATCCAACCACTTAAACTTACATTACCTGATGAGTTTATAGTTAAATTAGCACTACCTGACATACCAAGAGCTAAATAACTACCATAAGATGTAATAAGCATTGGTCTTGTAGAATCAGCTTCTAATCTATTGTTAGCACCATCCCAATAACCCATACTCATATTAGGAGTTCTAAATCTATAACTTGTTACTATTTCTGATGTAGCATACACATTAGATACACCTATAGGATGAGAAGCTGAGCTCCATACATTATTTTGAGCTGATGATGTAGGAGTAACAGACTCAGTATTATAAGGGTTAGTATAAGTAGTACTTGAAGAAAAAGCACTAAGGTTTCTACTGTATATAAAATTATAAACACCACCACCTCTTAACCAAACTACTTCTTGAGATGATGTACTCATTTGAGTAATACCTCCACATATAGTAGCATTATTAAATCCTTCGTTATATTGATGAATAACTCTTTGTACAGCAGTTACACCCCATCCAGAACCAGTTGTACTCCATTTAAGATTTAAAGTAAAACCAGCAGGATGGTTTGACCATGATGGAACATTAGTATTAAGATTACATTGAATCTGTATAGTAGCTCCATTTGTACTAACACCTATCATTACAGGATAGTAGTTACTTGTACTATAAGCACTACCAGACATATCTATTGTCTGAGATTTATACATCTCTAAATTTGAATCACCTGTTATAGTTAAACTTCCACTAATCGTTCCACCGCTTGTAGATAAAAAGTTAGAAGAAGGCACCATATAAATACCTGCCCCTCCTCCATTACTCTGAAGCATATAACTTTTTGGACTACTAGATTGATCATAATAAGCTTCTGAACCTAAACCATTCGCTGAACCTGCAGTTAAAGAACTTGCTGTTCCAGTTAATCCTGCACCACTACCATTAAATGAGCCTTGTATGGTTAAATCACCATTTGGTTTAAACTTCCAATATACAGTAGCTAAGCCATCACCTCTATTACTAATAACAGCATCTCCATTAATATTAGTTGTAGGTCTCATAAAACCAAATGCAGGATAATTATAATAACCTTGTCCTGATACAATATTATAGTTACTAATTAACGGATAAAAAGTATCATCATTTTGAGTAACTGACATTCCAGAGCCTGTAACTAATAAACCTCCGCTAATATCTTTTTGACTAGATGTAAATCCAGAAGATGCACCTGTTGTAATATGCCCAGAAAAAGTAGCAGCTCCAGCAGAAGTAATCTTAAATATTTGAGTTGATTGATTTGATATATAATAGTTTACACTATTCAAATACATTACAATATCATTAGATGCACCAAGACCAGCCCAAGAACCAGTTCCAAGTCCACCAGTAAAAGTAGTTCCATTATAAAATCTAAACGCACCTGTAGTTGGATTTACATCAGAGTATCCACTAAAGTATGTACTTGTACCATATAAGTTTCCTGTTAATGTACCTCCAGATAATGGTAAATAAGAACTAAGTGCTGAGCTTGTAATATACCCTGATGGGTTTGTTGAGTTGTATGGGGTATAACCTAATGCTGTGGTTACTTGAGAAGATGTAATACCTGTTAAATAACCACTTGGGTTAGTAGCGTTGTATGGTGTAAATCCTAATGCAGTTGTAACTTGACTAGAAGTAATTCCAGTCAAGTAGCCTGAGGGGTTAGTAGAATTATAAGGAGTATAGCCTAATGCTGTAGTAACTTGTGCACTAGTTATACCAGTAAGATATGTACTATTATCATAAGATATAGTAGTACCACTTATCTTAACAAATCCTGTTCCGTTTAACGCAGCTTGTTTCCCATTAAATGTATTCCAATCTGTACTTGATAAATAACCATTCGTTGAGGTCGTAGCCTGTGAGATACTTATTGCTCCTGTAATACTATTAAAATTAATAGGAGAAACGCCATTCAAGGAGTTGGCAATAGTTGAACCACTATTCCAAGTACTTGAGTTATCAGTTATATATGTAATACTTCCTGCCGTAGATTTTACTAATCCTGTTCCACCTAAGGCAGCTTGTTTATTATTAAACGTAGTCCAGTCTGTACTTGTTAAATATCCATTAGTTGCATTTGTAGCCTGAGTTATACTAAACGCTCCTGTTGTGTTATTATAAGACAAAGGAGAAGTAGCTGATAATGCAGTTAATGCAATATAAGAATTAGGATTAGAAGCTAAATAATATGTACTATTATCATAAGATATAGTACTACCACTTATCTTTACAAAACCTGTACCTGATAAAGCAGCCTGCCCTCCTAAACCACTTAATGTGTAAGTAGGAATGTTTAATGTACCACCAGAATATGTAGCAGCACCAGAACTACCTGTAGTAGTAAGAGTGATGGCTCCTTGAGCTCTAGCGTTAGTGAAGTATAAGTTAGTACCTTCGGCTACTGCTGTAGTATTTAAAGTTTGGAATGTTTTATCTCCTCTCCAGTATTGACTTGTTGTACCAGCTGTGATTGCAGGCTCTCCACCAAGACCAGATAGAGTGTAGTTAGGAATATTAAATACTCCTGTAGAAGAACTGTATGTAGCTGCACCGGATGAACCTGTAGTTGTTAAACTATGTGCTGCTCTAGCTCTTGCGTCTGTATAATAAAGATTTGTTCCTTCTGTTACTAATGTAGTGGTATAATCTCCTGATTGAGCTGTCACTGTACCAGTTCTACCAAATACTGTAACCACCTCATTAGCAATACCATCTATTTTATCCCATGTTGTACCATCAAATACAATCATGTCACCTATATTCCACTGAGACACACCATCTATTGTAGTAGTACCAGCTGTGGCTACTTTATACATGTATCCTTTTGTACCAACGCCTGATGATAATGCTGGACTATTTGTACTAGCATTCCATGTACCCTGATACATTATACCTCCAACAAGACCATTCACTTGGTTTTGGATTTTACCAAAAGCAGTTAATATAGAGTCTGTTGCAAGAATACCCGAGCCAGAAATAGATAAGCCAGTTAGGACTTTACTTATTACAGCTGAGTTAGTTACTGTTAAAGTTGTTGTTGATCCTGTAGTACCAGTTCCTGTTACATCTCCTGTAAAAGTTAATGAACCAGATATACTAGATGTGCTTACACTTGTAATACGACCTTTAGAATCTACCACTATAACTGGTACAGCTGTAGATGATCCATAAGTTCCGGCAGTAACGCCTGAATTAGCTAATGTAAGAGCAATTGATGTTGTTCCAGAACCTGTAGCATCCCCTGTAATAGAGATAGACTGATTACCTGTAACATATGTAGTAGAATCTACAGTACCGTCCGCTTTTAAGAAACCTGTACTAGATCCTCCTGTTATTTTAAAACTAGAAGCTTGTATAGAACTATCTGCAAATACTGCTCCATGTAATTGAATCTTATGTATAGAAGCAGTAGCTCCAGTAATATATCCTGTAGCATTAGATAAACCCGGACCTATTAATACATTACCATAAGTAGATTCTGATATAAATACATAATCTGTACCAGCATTAGATGGGTTACCAATCTGAAAGAATGATGTAGATTGATAAGGAAGTAATCTAAAAATCTTTGTACTAGTAGTATCATAACTAATCTCAAAGTTTTTAGTGCCGTTCTTTAATAAATAAAGAGCATTAATACTAGCTGAAGAGTCTATACCAATAGATCCATCATTATTAGTAGTATGTAAGTATGCACCATACCCGGATACAGGAACTCCATTAAGTCCTATATTACCAGTAGTTTCATCATACTGTACAATATTTATGAGATTAGAGGTCTTCCTACCGTTGTCCATTGACATAGTCTATTTATTTATAAGTTGTTTTACTAGATCTTTTAGTTCTTCTATTTCTGTTTTTTGAGACTCTATTTGTGTTTGTTGTTCTTTAATAGCCTCCGTAAGCAAAGCTGTAAGTCCTGTGTAACTCATAGCATATTGGTCTTTTTGTGAAACATAATCTACTGCCTCAGGAACAATAGGCTGAACTTCTTGAGCTATGAATCCAAGTTCACTTCCTTGATGTTTAGTACCATCTCCTTTATCAATATATTCATAAGACACACCTCGTAAAGATTTTACTTTATTTAAGGCATTATTTATAGTTACTACATTCTTTTTAGCACGAGCATCAGAATATTGATAAACGCTTGATGTATAAACTCCATAAGGAACATATAACGACCATCCTGATACTGCAGCATCACTACCGATTGCATACGAAGCTGTGCTCATACTAAAGAATATCATCCAATGGCCATACACTTGGTCGTATATACCAAAGTTTCCATTTTGAGACATGAATATTCTCTTATACCCAGCATTATCATTAATTCCATAACCGCTCCAGTTGTTAATGCCTGTACCATAAACAGCTACATTACCATAAGACATGCCTTCAGAATCTGCTGCCCTTAAACCTCTTCCATAAGTTTCAAAATAAATCCCGCAATCACCAGTTGGCCTAAACCAGTTGCCCACACGAACTGTATCAAATGTTGCACCATCAGTTGTTCTCACATACTGATTCATGTTGGAAGGATATGGGTCAGATATGGTATCTAATGCCCTTGCCCAAGATTGATAACTACCTCCTGCATAACTTCTAAACCAAAAGTGATTATCATAAAAAGACATTCCATGTTGGTGACCGTATACGTTGCTTGGGTTTTCATGTCTTACATTTACATAACTAAACCATGTACCAACTGGATTACCAGAACCTGCATAGTCATTGTAAAATCCACTAACTAAAGTGGTATTTGGGGAAGCGCTACCTGTTAAATTTGTTGCATTTAACCAAGCTGCTGGTTTGCTAGATACATTTCCCCATGCAAGAGAACCACTAAAACTAGAAGCAGTTACTGAACCACTAAAAGTAGCATTACCAGATGAATCAACTGTCATTAATCTTCCACCTCCAGCACTTCTATATAAATGGAATGCATCTCCGTAAAGACCCATATCCCACCAACTAGAAGCAGCTGTATCAACAGCCATTCTTATACTTGCTCTACCAGAATCAGTTCCTGCTCCATTACCTGTTAAGAAAGGTACATGAGGATGTTGAAGCATTATCAATGAGTTTGTAGCATTTCCTGCACCACCATTTGAGCCTATCGTAGGATAACTTCCACTACCCCATCCTGAACTAGAACCTATATAAACATCCCCCCATCCTGTACCACCACCATTTGCTACTAAAACAGAAGCTTTTAATGTTCCTGTACTAGATTGTATCTGAACAGAATCAGCTGAATACATATAAGATGGATTACCTGCTGCCCACACTACATTATAATAAGTACCATCTGCTCTTGATGCATAATGAGTTACTGTGCTTGCTGTACTTGCTGAACTAGCACTGCCTGCACTATCAGCATAACCAGCAGCCATTTTATTCCATGACTGCCATGTACCTGATTCTTTATATCTTACCCAAGTATAAAATGTTGTACCATAACCATATCTATTTACAGCAGTTTGCATCGCATATTGTGAATATGCATAATCATTACCTAAGCCAACTGTTTTTGTGTAATATTGGTAACTTAAGCCAGATGGCCCATCTGTAATTGAACTGTCTTGATGTACAAACCATTCACCAAAATCCGGTATTCCGCTAAAACTTGTAAATGCTCCATGAGAATAACCAGAGTTATTCCATAGTTGAGATTTAGATAAACTATTTAATTGAGAAGAATTTGTAGCTGTTGCTGCATTACCACTAATACTTATTCCCCAAGTTCCGGATGCATTTCCACCTGTTAAAGTTGGTGCATATGAGTTATAGTTACCACTATGAATAACAGTCCTCCATGCACTATATCCAGTACCATTTTGTAATGCTGATGTTCCTCTAAAGTACATGCTATCAGATGTGTAACCACCCGCAATTTGGAATGCAACATCCGTAGCATTAGCTACGTGTATCAAACTTAAATAAGGTGAACCAGGTCCGTTTGTTCCAGTACTAGTTATCGCATAAAGACCAGTTGGTCTTGCTGATAAACTATAATCGTTACCATCACTTCTATCATCTCTTACAGTAAACTGACGATAGAATGTTGCATTTGTTACTGTAGCAGCATTGCCTCCAATTGATAATGAAGAAGCAGTACCTGTTAAACCTGTACCTGCTCCTGAGAATGAAGTTGCTGTAAAAGCACCTGTTCCACTCAATGTTGCTACTGATGTTGTACCGGCATACCAGTTGTATCCAGACGTTGATGCGTCAACAGTAAAGAACATTGTTCCACTATTGATACCCAAAGTATAACCTGCTAATGTAGAAGAAACGTTATCATATAATACTAATTTAACACCTGCACTATATGAGTTAAATGTTGGTGCCGCTACACCATTTACACTCCATTTTATTACATTTGAAGTACCATTAGTTAACGATGTGGTTCCACCGCTTAACGTAATATTAGTAGATGTACTAGCACCTCTTCCAGTTACATTAGCTAAAGTTGATGTTTCTGTATAACTTGATATATAACCATTTGGGTTAGTTGAGTTATATGGAGTGTATCCAAGAGCAGTAGTAACATCAGAAGATGACAGCGTAATTGCTCCTGTACGAGTATTAAAACTTGTAACACCAGCAGCTATTGTCCAAGATCTATCAGCTGACAAGTCATAAGCTGTACCATTAATTGTTAATGTTCTTGTAGTAGGCACACCGCTTAAACTACTTAATGTAACAACTGCTTGTGTAGATAATGTACCTGTTGAATCAGCAACAACCATTCTTGTTCCTGTACCAGATAAACTTCCTACTAATACATTACCACCAGCATTATTTAATCTGATTGTTGTACTTCCTGTAACAGAAGTACCATAGTATCCTTGTATATCTACATAGGATGTTGCTGATGTACCACCTACTGTCCAAACACCAAAGGCGTTATTACCCCCTGCTGATGGGTCAGCATTGATAACTGTTATACTTGCAGTTCTTCCTATATTTTTAACAAGAAGACCTCCATTAATATCTAATGAATAAGTAGTAGGTATATAAGGTGAAGTATTAGCTATTGCAACTGTACCAGAAAAAGTTTTAGTACCAGCAAAAGTTTGAGCTCCTGTTGTAACAACACCACGAGCAGATGCAGAAGCATCTGGTATATTAAGTGTAATTACAGGAGTAGTTGTACTATTAGCTACAGTGGAAGAAATATCTGTACCACTAGTTCCAATAGTTAATGCAGACACAGAAGTAACAGTACCAACAGACCAAGATCTATTAGTAGTTAAATCATATGTTGTACCATTAATAGTTAAAGTTGTACTTGAAGAAACACCTCCTAAATTACTCAATGCTGTTGCTGCAGTTGAAGCACCTGTGCCTCCGTTTGCTATTGCAACTATTCCCGTAATAGTTGAAGCACTTACTGCTAATGGAGTTGTTTGCTTTACATATATAGAGCCATTTGAACTATTTGAATAAGTAACAGTACCAACCTGAACGGCATAACCCGTAGGAGGCACAGTATTCATTAATTGACCCGCAGAATAAGGAGATAAATAAAGAACTTGACCAACAGTCAACATACTTGTATTTACCCCTGTAATAACCCCATGAGATGTTACATATCCTATTGCTCCATTAGCAATAGCTCCATTAGTCAATCCTATAACTGCCGAAGTACTTAATGAGTCAGCTTTTGCCAATGCTACATTAGGATAACTTTGCCCACTCGATGTTCCTGTCACATATACTGCGCTACCATTTGGAATAGTAGCCCCTGTATTGTTTATTACTTTCATTTGTACATCTTCTCCAATATATACTATTGAGCTACTAGAGTCATTGTAAAAGGCCAAGGATTTTTGAGAACTATCGTACCATACTAATCCTTCTGAATAAGAAGGAGTTGATATACTTGCAAATTGCAATGCATTTAAACTTAAATTGTAAGAGCCTAAATTAACTGCTCCAGTTGCTCCAGTATATGGAACATATGAAGATAAAGCAGCAGAAGTGATATATGCATTAGAATCTACTGATCCATCAGCTTTAAGAAACTGTGAGCTAGTACCACCAGATTTGATAAGAGATGTAGCAGTAACATTAGCAGCAATAGCCAACCCTGTAGGGGAAGTCACTGATATTATATCTGATAGTTTACCTAAGTTTTGTGTTAAGCCCATAGTATTATCTATTATTCCTGTTTATTATTTTATCTAGCTACTTCTATTATTTTAATCCAAAAAGCTCCATCTGCGTAAAAAACTCCATTATCATCCGAGCTTCCTCTTTTTGCATTCACTGCAAAAGTATATCCAGTTATTGAACTATTAGTCACTCTACCAGCTATTGGAAAAAGAACACCACTTCTTGTACCACCTCCAGCACCATTAGTCCATGTTTGATGACTATATCCTATTTCATTTCCAGCCCAAGTTAGCTGAGAATACCAATCATCTGCTGCAGCTCCTGCTATTTCATATCTACAATATACTTCAAAGAATATATAAGATGATGTAGAAAGCGGAGTGTAAGATACAGAAGCTATTTGTGTATAAGTAGTACCACTAACTGTTACGTTAGTTGAAAAACTTACATCAGATGCACTTAGTGTTTTTACTTGAATCACTTGACCAGCTATCCATTTATGAGGAGATACTGCTCCAGGAACATCTAAATTACCACCATCAGTTAACTGAAATATAGTAGCAGTATACCCACTATTAATGATTTGTAAGTTACCTGAACTGTCTAATCTAAAGAACTTACTTGGTGTAGTAGCTGATCCATAAGTGTTTGTTGCACTTAAAAAATCATGGTATCCTGTACCGCCTCTATTAGCATAACCATTTATCTGTAAAGAGCTATAAGCTGTAGAGTTACTTAAAGTTAATACTCCTGTAACTGTACCCCCTGTAAGAGGTAGCATACTATTAAACTTATTCCAATCACTAGAAGATAAATATCCATTAGTACTAGTTGTTGCTTGAGATATACTAAAAGTATAGTTACCAGCACTATAGTTTAAAGGAGCAGTTGCTACAATAGATGAGTTAGCTACGCCACCACCTGCAAGATACATGATTACTTCAACAATTGCATTAAGTGTAGCAGCTGTATTTAAAACAACAGTTGCTCCATCTGTAGCAGTATATTCAGTAGATGATAATCTAGCTCCATTATAAAATACATCTATTTGTCCAGGAACATAACTTATACTAAATGTAGTTTGTCCTGATGTAGCAGTAAAACTAGTTACTGTTCTTGAACTTGATCCTGTTAAACTAAATGGATAGTAAGCAAATACACTTACTATATCATTTGCTGCAGCACCAGTAGATAATATAAATGTACTACCATTAGTAGCTGTATAGTTAGAAGGTGTTAAGTAAACACCATTAACAAATACATCTAAATAACCTGGAGTATATCCATTACTAACTGTAAATGTTGTTTGACCAGATGTAGCTGTATAGTTTTGAGTTGTTCTAAAAGCTCCAACATTACCTCCACCTCCTGTAGCACTAAGCACGCCACCTGAAGTGATAGCTAATCCTGATCCAACAATAATACCTCCTAAAATAGAAGTAGTTGCAGGAGGAAGAGTATATGTAGCTGGAGCAGCTCCATTAACCCATTTTGTACCATTATATTGAAGAACTTGATTAGCTGTTGGAGATGTAAGAGTTACATCTGATAAACCAGCTAATGAACTAACTATATTTACAGAACTTGTAGATATAGCAGTGATATGTCCATATGAGTCAACTGTAATAATAGGAATAGCAGAGCTAGATCCATAAGACCCAGATATTACGCCACTGACAGCATGATTAATTGTAACGTCACCAGTACCTCCATCTGCTCCAGTAGATCCCAAAGTAATTAAGTTACCTTGAAGAATCTTAGCTACAACAGATTGGCCAGAGGTCGTCACATTAAGATCCGACCTCTGTACAACTCCGTCTTTTATCTGCTGACTTGTAATTACAGTACTAGACATGAATAATTATAAAAAGTTATTAGTAAAAATAAGTAACCACAACACTATCTCCTGTTTGAGGAATAGAACCAGTATTAAATGTAATACTAGATCCAGATATTGTGTAATCAGCTGCAGCACCTACTGCTTGTAAAATACCATTCGTAAACACCATCTCTTTACCAGTGATTGGAGTTTGAGATGTTGAGAAAGTAGCATTGCTACCATTAATAGTACCTGTTGGAGTTTCTCTCACTTTATATCTTGTGTAGTTTGCAACTACTGTGTTATCTATAGAAAGAGTGATTGATCCAGCACCATTTGTAACAGTTACACCATTACCAGAACTGATAGCAGCTCTTGTAAATCCTGTACCATTACCTATATCAATTTGACCGTTAGTTGGAGTAGCTGATAAACCAGTACCACCATTTGCAATACCTAATATAGAAGCACCCACTGCAACAGAAGAAGCTAAGTTAATAGATCCCCATGCTGGAGCAGATCCAGAAGATACTAATACACTATACTGAGCAGCAATACTTAATTTAGTGAAAGCAGTACCACTTGCGTAGTATACTAAATCACCTGCAGAATAAGAACTTAATCCTGTACCACCATAAGTAGTAAGAATTGTAGTACCATTCCAAACACTACCAGAGTTAAAAGTCTTATTAGTTAAAGTTTGTGTACTATCTAAGTCAGCTAATAAATGTGTAGCACTATTGTAGTATCCATAAATACCATTAGTGTTTACTAACCATACATCACCAGCAACTGGAGTTGTAGGAGCAGCACCTGTAGGAATATTAAAAGAAGCAGCTGAAGTAGTTCCAGCAGCAAATGTTACTTTACCAGGGAATGTCACTGTAGAAGTGAAAGCAATTGTAACAGCACCAGTTGATGCAGATACACTAATTTGGTTAGCAGTACCAGCTAATGAAGTAACACCCGTGTTATTAATTGTGATTGTACCTACACCATTAGTAACTGAGATACCTGTTGTAGTAGCTAAAGTTGCTAAAGAGAATGCAGTACCATTACCAATCATTAACTGTCCATTAGATGGAGTAGTTGATACAGTAGAAGCAGGTGTTAAACCTACGATTAAATCAGATAAAACTAATGATCTGAAAGTAGGAGAAGCACTTGAACCAGAGCTAGGGCCACCAAAGATTAAGTTAGCAGCAATAGATCCAAAAATATCACGGTTAGCAGCAGCTGAGATTCTACCATAACCATCTACAGAGATGTTAGGTACGTTATATCCAGTATTACCATAAGTACCAGATACTGCAGCTACTGTAGCTAAATCAATACCTCCACTTGTAACAGAGATTCTAGAAGAGTTAGCAGTAACAGCTGAGAAAGTATTACCTACTAACTGAACACCATTATTTGCTAAATAAGTACCAGCACCAGAAAACTGAGCAAAAGTTAAGTTAGTTGTTCCTACAGTAATTGGATTTGCTGTACTTAATACCCAACCAGTATTAGATAAAGTAGTACCTTCTTCAACGAAAGTAAACATACCTGCACTAACTTCAGAATAACCAGCAATTGATACACCATCTGCATCAAGAGATCTAGTCCATGCTCCAGAAGCTACCACATAAATACCATTAGCTGAAGCTGTTCCTTGGTTTTTTACTAAGACACGATCACCTACTGAAAGTGATACACCGTCTACTGTTTGAACACCACTTAGTGTAATAGATGCTGTAGTAGCAGCTCTTACTGAAAGTTTTACGTCTAATCCTTGTGCCGTACTATCAACATAGGCTTTAGTGGCAGCATCCTGAGGGTTAACAGGATTAGCAAGGTTAGTAATCTTAAAACTGTTAAAGCTAACGTCAGCAGAAGTGGTAAACTGCTGGTAGCCATTAATACGGGTTGTTGCCATTTTTCCTTAGTTTTATTTTTAAGAAGTTATATAGATAATGAGATTGGGTAGTCAACAATATAATCTATGATGATAGTATCTATACTGTTTATACCATATTTAAAAGTTATTTGATTAGCACCTGTTTCTTCATAATCAGCCATTGATCCTGGAGTGAGTCTTAATCCATTAAGAAATACTTTAGTAGACCCAGCTTTAAAATTATGAGCTGTTGTAAACACTCTATTTAATCCATCTTTTGCACCAGTGATTGTAGTATCATAATCTGTAGTGATATCAGCACCTGTTGCAAGCCATGCTGTTCCACTCCATACATAGAATCTGTTTTGATCAGTGTCATACACTGTAATACCTACATCAGCAGTAGTAAGAGTTGCTCCTATAGTTACACGTGTAGCACTTGTAACAGGATGTACCTTTACATTAAGTATCCGATTCTTATCTAGATCGAGATCAACCTTAAATATTTTAGGTTTTGCCATTAGCTTAAATATGCTTTACCTGCTACAGGAGTGTTAAAATATATCTTCAAACGATTATTATCAATAACCTCTTCTTGTCCTTGTATATCATCACCAAGAAGATCCTGTACAGTTACATTAGGTATCATATTCATGTTATGAACTATATCCCAAACAGTAGAAGGAGTATTTTGAGAAAATACGTAAGAACTATTTTGATTGATAGTAATAGATGGATTAAGATTAATACGAGTGATACAACCACCGCTATTTACTTCAATAATATTTTGAGAGCTATTAGATCCTGGAACAGTATAATTAACTGCTACTCTTTGTGGTCCAATCTGATTATTAGTCATGTTATAACCATTACCACCTTTTGTATACACTACATCATCATATGTTACAGGAAGCCAAGTTTGATATTGGATGTTAGTTGTTTCTAAGGCACCAGCATCTTCTACTGATTGCCAATCAACTAACTCTTTTCTCATAGAGTATAAATCTAAGTCTGGATCAGGCGTAGCTGTTTGTATACCATATCGCATCTCTCTGTAAACATGATTTACAGCTTCTGCAAAACCTAGATATATTTTCTCCTTATTGGCTAATAAATTCCTCATTGTTTTGAGTAGGGGTTAAAGTAATCTGTGTAATAGCTAGATTTGTAGTTTGAGATTCAGCAATAATTCTAAGATTATCTTCATAACTCTTAATACAACTAGAGCAACATTGTGTTCCGTTAAATGCAACTCTATCTTGACATCCACATGTAATTTGTGATCCGCAGTTAGGACATTGTCTCATAATATTTGGTTTTTATTACAACAATTAATTATCACACTCTGATGTAAGTCTATCTAATCTTTTTTTAGCGTAGTTAAATAAACCCATACCATCTTCTGGAGAATGAGCATATTCTACTTTAGCTTTAGCAGCATCTATAAAACTTTTAATCAATCTTAACTCAGATAACTGAGCTTTGATATCTGCACTTGGTTCACAACCTGACATCTCAAGATTTGCTAATAAGTTATAGTATCTATTCATAGTTTGTGTAGTGCGTAAGTGATTATACTCTACATAAACATTTGTGTTAGGACTAACAGAATAGTTAATAACATATATACCATCAGGAATAGTTTGAGAAACTTCTCCACATCCTGTGCGTTGAAGTCCTAAACTACATGCATTTAGTACAAGATTAAAGTTAGGTAAAGCTTCTATTACATTAGGTAAATTAAAACCTGGTGAAGTAATCTGAAGTGTACCACAAGTTACAGGCATGCCATCAGCATATAGACTAGTGTCAAATATACGTAATACCTTGATATTATTAGTATCAGGCAGCTCTAAACTTAATTGATGTTTACTAGCCATAAGGGGTAAACTTTATAGATTTATAGGTAAAAATAGTACGAGGTTCTCAATAATAATATACTAAAAAAACCCAACTTTTCCAAAAACAAAAAGGGAGGGTACATTTCTGTACTCCTCCCTCTAAGTTTATAGGAATCTGGATTAAGCTGTTTCTAAAGAAATACTGTTACCAGCAGCTGCTGCAGAGTTAACAATGAAGTTAGTAATTGCAGTAGTTGTAGTACCTTGTGGTACGTAAATTACAATCAAATACTGATCATTATCAAATGTAGCAGATGGGTTATAAAAACGAGGCACATTGTGCAAGATCAAGACTTGATCATATAAACCATTACGGTTTACAGTAGCCAAAGCTGGATCTGCTTCAATCTCTCTCATTCTTAATTGCTCTACTCTGAAGCTATCAGGGTAAGCGTTTTGTAAGTAACGACCACTTAAGATCAACTCACGAACCACAGTTTCACCTAAACCAAACACCTGTACTGGAGTTTGAGTTTCAGCCACTGTAGTACAGTTGCTAGTACAAGGGTTACCATCTTCATCAACTTGAGAAGCATAGATGAAAATTGGCTCTCTTTCGTAGAAATCTGTAGGAGTGAAAGTAGCATTACCAAATTTAGTGTCTACATATGCACCCACTAAGTCTAAGTGAGAGTCTACGTTTGCTACAGCTGAATTTGTTACTGGAGTATAAGTCGCAGTTGAAATAGCAGTGTAGAATTTAACAGCAGCACCGTTAGCTACAGTTGCAGCGTTACTTAAAGTAACGTTTAAAGAGCTAATAGAAACTACAGTTGTGTTAGCAGGGATACCAGTACCTACCACTTTTTGACCAGCAACGATACCAGTAGCAGAAGTCACAGGTAAAGTTGTAGAAGAAGTAGTTGCACCAGTAGTTGTTGTTGCAGCAACTTTATTCCATACAATAGGGTTGATGTAACCAGCTAAGATAGGACTTCCAGCGATTTCATCTTTCCATTGTAATAAAATTACGTTAGGATCTACAGCATCATTAGTTGAGTTACAACATCCGCTGTACGCATCTAATGTTCTGTAAATTTGGTGGTTCAAGAAGCGTAACGCAGGAGAACCTTTAACATCTAAACGTAAACGGTAAGTTGTGTCACAAGAGATTGTGCACGCAGACGCATCTACTTTCATGATGTGGTTTACTGGAGCTTTTGCACCAACTTTGATCACACGACTAACATACTTAGGGTTGATCACTTTTGATTTGAAAGACTCTTGGTATCCACCATGTACAGGACCAATTTTGTCTGTAGCATAGTAAGAAGCCTGAGCAAAGATAAACGGAGTTGCTTGAGCAGTTGTACCTAAGGCTGCATAGGTTTTTGCATCAAAGAACCCGATTGAACCAGCACCAGCTCCTAATAAAGAAGCTGTGGTACCTGTTGATGCCAAAGAAACTGTTCCACCTGAAACTGCAGGAAGGAAGGCTTTGGCGAATGCATTAGGAAAATACATAGGGCTTTAAGTTTTGGGGTTATAAATAAAAAAATCTTTTAGTTGTTATTTAAAGAACAATAGTTTATACTTAGTAGAATCTATTGTTGCTTTTGCTTCATCAAGTAAATTAACTATCTCACTATATGGCATAACTGCTTGTAAAGCTGTTATTTGTGCTGTCATATTACGTAAGTAGTTTATACACTCTTCAACATCGTATACACAAGTAGGAACGGTATCTTTAATATCTAATAGCTTTTCTGAAGCTCCTTGATATTTCTCTACTAAAGCATCTGCATGCTCTCCTATCTCATCATAGAATTCATTTAAAGCTTTATGAGCGGCAAATGAGCCTAACCCAGTGATTCTTAAATGAAACTTATGTATAGTTGTTACAGCATTTAAGAACTCATTAGCTAAAGCTGCAGTCTGTGTATCTACACTAGTTGTTCCACTAGCAACAGATGAAGAAGACTGAAATGAAGCTCCTGGTTGGCTTAAAATGCTTGGTCTTTGTAATTTAGTTAGGGCCATTATTATTAAGTGTTTTTAGTTGCTTCTTGGGACTCTCTTTGATATTGTGTCATAGACTCTAAATCACCTGCTAAGATTGAAGCAGCTTCATCTATAATAATTTCAGCTACGTTATCGTTAAACTCACAAGGTTGATCTGCTTTATAAAGCTCACCAGTATCTATATTGATACATCCATTAAACTCAATACGTATTGGCATTCTATAATAAATGATATCTGTACGAGTAATATCAAACTCTCCATCTGTATAGACTCTTAACTTATTACCCATAAGAGTAACTAAAGTCTCAGCCCATTCAAAGTTTGGCTTTCTATTATCATCCACTAAAAGGATACTTAAGTTAGCTTCTTCTGATTCCCAAGTAGTCATTTCACGCTCAGGGCAACATTTAGAAGCTGCTTTAACATAACATCTTACATAGTGTAAATAATCATCTGGAAGTTTAGTTGACTCAAAATAGTTACCTTGTTTAGCAACCATTAACAAAGTCTCTTGTTTTAAAAGTCTTTGTAAGTCATCTATCATCCCACTTGTTTGTTCTGCTCCTTCTCTTCGTTGATTTATACCATACATCTGTCTTCTTACCCATTCGATCTGAGCTTTATTAGCTGCTTCTTGGATCATCCAGTTTTCTATGTTATCATAGTCAAAAGAACCAAGCTTGTTCAGCCTTTGCTTAATCTTAATCTGTAAGAGGTTGTTAGTCATATAGTTAAAAGATCTGGGTGCTGTTCTTATGGGAAGCTACCCAGATACTGTTTTTATTGATTCCAATATTTTTCTACCTTCTTAGTAAGATCGATTAAAATCTCTTCATTCAAAGGATTCTTTAAGTATTCTATTACATCGCTTGAGTTTCTTCCCATCATTGTAGTAGTCTGCATATGATAGATAAAACCGTCAGCTTTTGTAGCTATGAACTTGTAGTAAGAGCTGTCTTTTACAATAGCTCTAATTTTTAAAGACTCCATATCAAGATTAGCCACATCGATAAATCTTTGAGCTGTTCTCTTTTTGTCTTTATCTACTAATTCACCGTTAATATATTTATCCATGTTATCATATAAGATATCATTTGGAGTAGATTTCTTATACTGAGCACTATTCATATCTAATGACTTAGCAACATAGAATAACTTATTAGTGTTCTTATCAAATAACTTCTGAAGCTCAGCAACCGCTTTATTGCGTAGTTTCTTAACTTCTGTATTTACTGAAGCAGTTTCTTCCAACTTATCTAAGTAAAACTTAGGAGGTGTTGGCATTCTTCTAGCTTCTTCTAAAGACTTAGCAATCATGCTAAACCCACTAGACTCGATTGCATACATCTTAATTAAGTCATATGGATCTTTCTCTGGTTCTAAGTAGATTGGTTCATTACCACATCTGATCTTGATCTTATCCCAAAACTCAAAGTTATCATGTCGTAATAACTTAATCTTGTTCCAAAATTCAGGATCTTCTGGGCTAACTATATTAGCTGCAAGTTCTTTCTCTAACTGAGAAACTACAGCACGGATCTGTTTTATTTTAGCCTCTTGATCTTCAAGTGGTAAGTTCTTTACTTCAGGAGCAAACTCGTTAAGACCATTTAAGTATCTCTTGATACCATTGATTTCTAAACAACTCAATTGTTCCTCGTGGAACGCTCCTTCAAAAAGACTCAATCCGTATTTTTGCAATCCCATATTATCAACCCTTTCATCAAAGTAAGGTCTTATTGCAATAGTGGAACGCTTGTTTTGTGGATACTTCTCCACGATAGTTAAACTACTCATATTTGGTTTTTTGGTTTTTGTCAGCTACAATATGTAGCTTACTATATTCTTCTTATCCTACGAAAGTCAAATTGGCTATCGCTGGAGCTGATGCTAAGTCTGAAGCAGTAGTTTGATTTCTCCATACAACACCTACAGAAACTGGAGTGTTTGTAGTAACATCTAAAATCTGAGTTTGAGTTATTACATCACCTACAGAAGCTCCTGTAAAAGCATTCTTAGCAGTATATCTCATTATAATAAGATGTCTACTACTAGCAGCTTTCTTCAAGCCTTTATTTATCATATCAAACGATGTCTGCATCTTTATCTCTTTTATATAGTTAGAACCTGTTGAGAGTTGCAAGCTCTCCGGTGATCAGCCAGTCTGCGTACAACAGGTTAGGGGGAAATACTTTTGATAGACCATATGTCCATCTTAAAGTATTGGTCCAAGGATGTGAATCCAAGGAGATGATATGAGTTAGACTGATGCGGGTGTTTTAGCCAGCTAAGCTGGTGACTGTTAACCGGTCTAACTACTATTCTTTTTAGTAACCTCTTTTTCCAGTCATTCCACCTTTTTTGAAAGTAGAAGGAACTGCATTTTTAGGTGCTACTGATTTTGGAGCTGAAGCATTAGGAGTTGCTTTTTTAATTGCACTCTTTGGAGCTACTGACTTTGGAGTTTTTGAACTACCTGCCATAAGATTTAGTTTTATTGGTTATAGTTTTTAACAGAGGCCCGAGAGACTTTATCCTCCCGGGCATGTTATATTCATCAACTAAGTTACGTAATAAATTGCTTTATTAGAGGCTTTACCTAGTTATATTAGAATGATCCGCCAGTTACTGGGTTTCTCATAACGATCTTCAATACCTTAGTTGGATCTTTAACCCAAATAGCAGGCATTGTTTGTGTCATGAACACACGGTATCCGTTAAAGTTTCCAGAAGACTGGAATCCTTGTGTACGTCCCATGTAATCCATTGTACCGTTTTGATAGAACCATTTCAATTGATTATCCCAGCTTAACTTCAATAAGTAGATATTGTCGTTAGTGTTATCTGTGATATCAAAGATAATGAAGTTGTAAGAAGATAATGGGAAACCATCAATGATTGGGTTTTCAATATCGTTAGTGTGGATGTTATCAAACGCTGGGTTCAATACAAACTTAACGTTAGCCAAGAAAGGAATAACGTATTGAGTGTAAGCAAATCCAAAGTTTAAGTCCATACCTTTACCAGTGATAGCACCAACTTCAGAAGCGTTGATTACTAAACCACTGTTTACAGCTTCCTTCTTAATTGCCTCATTGATTAATTTCATTCCACCTAAACCAGTCTGAACGATCAATTGACGCTTAGGATCTGGACCTTGGAACTCAACCTTACCATTGAAGAAGTTGAAGATTTCTGATTTAAACAAGTCTAAGTTGAAGCTAGACTTATTGTAGATACGCTTGAATGAGTTATCCAATTGCTTCCAAAGACCCACTGATAAGCGGATATCATCTGGACCATCTTGTTTAACCTTACCACCTTGACCCCACATTAAGTAAGTCTCGATGTCATTAGCGATTTTAGTTAAGTGAGCAGCTTCTAAAGTAGTCAAGAATGAACGAGTCAATTGACCAGAGCGGTATGCCTTCTTAACATAGTCTTTACCCATTTTAGAAGCCATATCTTCTAAAGATGTGATAGAAGGATCCATAGTTTTGTCAAAGTTTCTCCATAACTCTACTACAGGAACTGTACCATCAGCTTTCATACCACCCTTCATCATTAAGTCTGCACGACTAGAGATAGAATAGTGTACGTGAGCTTCAGCACCACCTACATAGTTGTAGAATTCACGGAAACCTGCATTAACGTTACCGATGTCAGAGAATCTTTCACCGTACTCGCCTCTTGCAGAACCTTTTCTGAAGAACTTAGTTCCTACTTTTAAATACTTGTTATCCAAGTACTTAGTGCTGTCGTTGTTCACTAACTGCACAGTGTAAATGAAACCGTCACCAGCAGGAATAATATCATCAGCAGTGATGTATAATTCCACACCGTTGTACTTGTCATAAGTGATGATATCACCATGACCGAAGTTTCTTTTATTTAATTTGATGTGGAAGGTTGTACCATCAACGCCTTTTGCTGCGTTAGCTGATTCAATATCTTCTACAACGTAAGGCAATTCTTGTGCTACAGGAATTTGCCATTTGTACTCACCACGGTTGTTATCTACCATGATAACATTCTTACCGCCAAAGCTGGACATTTGGTACAAAGGCATCTCTACCTTTTGAACCATAGCCCATAAGTCTACTGGACCTAAGTCTGTAGGCTCTGCTGACTTTAGCAAGTTTGAAAGGTGGTACGAATCTACGTGAGAACTAGTTTGGTACTGGTTATCACGAAGGAATATACCATTGTTTAAAACTGGGGTTGCCATAGGGCTTTTGGAATTTAAGGGTTAATAAATTATCGTTTAAATATATTAGTAGGTCTACTTATCTTTCTAGATCTTGGCTCTTCTTCATCTTGGAAGGTGGCGTTGTTCTTTCTAGATTGTTCGGTCTTTAATTGACGTACAGTTTGTTCAACTGCAGCGTTTTTACCTTGTTTAGCTAAGTTGGAGCGGTATTCGTCTGGGTTAGATAATAACCAAAGAGCTTCTGCAATTAATCCATAGTTTGGTTCTACAAACTGATACTTCTCTAAAAGATGACCTAATAAGTTAGTAGGTCTTCCGCTAATAGAAGGATATTGTGGTTGCACTAATCCGCTATATAACATAGCTTGAGTTTTTTTGTCTAGCTTAAGACCATTAATTTCTGCCGGTCTTAAAGCTTCAAACACATTCTGAGTGTAAGCTTGTGCAGCTTGTTCTTGTTGCTGCTTTCTTAACTCTTGTTCAGCTAATTGAGACTGAACAATCTCTTCTTGCATTTGGTCAAGCTTTGGCTTAAACTGCTTAGCTTTCTTTTCTAAAACACCTAAGTCTTTCCAAGTAGTTAACTCCTCTTCGATTTCATCTGGAGTTCCAAAGTTTGTAGCCTGTAAATAAGACTTAACAATGTACTCTTGATCACCATCTTTAGCTGGATCTAACTCTCTAACTTGTTCTACCTGAGCTAAAGCTTGGAAAAGACCTTTTAAATCTTGTCCACCATCTGCTACATATTTAGCAGCATACTGTAATTCTTCAGGTAAAGCCTCAAAAAACTCAGCTGGAGTCTTAGAAGCCACTTCTTGTTTTAAGTTATCTATATTAGCCTGCCATAATTCATCTACATCTTTCTCAGAAAGTCCAGATAAATAATCGCCAAGATCTTGCTTTGTTTCATCATAGTCATCAAAAGCAAACATCTCTTTAGACTCAATACGCTTTTTTAAGAACTCCACTAAACCAGATTTCTCTGTTTTAGGTCTGCCTCCTTTAGAAGGCTTGTTTTGATCTTGATCATCTTCATCATCCAAATCTGGAGATAAATCTTTATCAAGGTCGTTTAATACATCTCTTACGGTTGTAGCTGGTTTAGCACCATCACTACCATCTTTGTCATCTTTACTACTATCGTCATCAGTTGTCTCTTCATCTAAGAAAGACATATCTGTTTTAGCTGGGGCAAAGAAGTTAGGTTTTGCATCCTTTTTTTCTTTATCAGCATCTTTAGTTGTAGCTGTAGGAGTTACGATGCTATCTGCACCAGGGGCACCTAACCAGCTGTCGATGTCAAGATCTACTTGTTGTACAGAAGTCTGTACATTAGTTTGAGTATCAGTCATATTTGTTTGGTTTTTATATGTATCTCTACATAATTAATATACAACTTTAAACCCAAAAGATTTACAATGTGTACATCTTAGGGATCTAAACTATGGATTATAGAGCTATAATTATTTTGACTTCTTATTAGAGTCAAACTGATTCTTGTTAGTACGAGCAATTTGTAGCTGAGTTTCCGCTACTTGCTTCTCAGTTTGCATCTTTTGTCTTTGTAAGTCAATTTGTTTATCAGTTTGTTGTGCTTTACTAAGATTAGTCTCACGCTTCAAATTCATCTCATCTTGATAGTTCTTTTGTTTTTCTATCTTATCTAACGCATCTTGGTAGTCAGATTGCTGATTTTTGTTAATATCTACAGCAGCTCCCATACCAGCAGCTCTAATCTCTGCTACAGTAACTTGAGTTTGACGGTTCTTATCAGCTTCTTCTGTTCTAAACTGAAGATCCATTTGTTTTTGTTTCTCTTGAGAAGCCAATAACTCTTGTTGCATTTGTTGCTGATGTTGTTGATCAGCTTTCTTAGCAGCAGAAGTTTTTTCTTCAACTCCTTTAAGAACATTTGTAAGCTCAGCCATAGACTCAGCTTTAATAATACCACCTAAGTCATAAATAGAAGCTCCTGAAGTATTATTACTTAAAGCTAACTTCTTAAGCTGTTCCATTACAGTACGAGAATTAGTTTTTGTTGTACAGAATATATTTAGATCTCTCATTAATAAATCTGTACCATTTATCTGGAAGTTTACTTTTTCATCTGTAGATGTAATATATTGTAAACGAAGACTAGGATTTTTAGAATGATAGAACTGTGCTAAATCTGTACGCATCTGATGTACACGAGGCATTAAGTTATCACAGTGTTGTATAAAGTATTGTTCTGTTTGTGCATAAGATGCATTCATTGCTGTTTCAATACCTGTAGCTGTATCTTGCTTAGCTATCTCTTCACCCATACGTTGAGGATTAAGACCAATAGTAGCAAATGCTTCATTCTTGAAATAATCAGCAAGTTTAATACGAGAAAGTAAACGCTGAGTCTGTTCTAAGTTTAAAACTTGATAGTGTTGGAAGTTAAGAGCATTCTCAGTGTTTGTTATACTTGTATCAAGAGGTAACATCTGGAAGTTCTTCATAGCAACATAAGCTTTAGACAAATTATTTTTACCCCAGTCTTCTCCTAATGAGTGACGAGGTAAAGCATTCTGGTCTAACATAATCACAGTACCAAGTTCATCAACCAAGATGTCAGCTATCTGATTATTTACTATGTTATAGCCTATTTGGAAAGGCTTCATTAAGTCTACCATTGATACACTTGTAGTGTTTCTATCTCCAAATACACATCCTTCTACTGGAAGTTTACAGCCATAAAGACTATTATCTCCTTTAAATTGGAAAGGTAAGCGGCCAGGACGACCACCATTCATACCTAAATAAATTGGATTGATACCTCCAGGATTATTCATACCCCAAAAGCTAGGACGGTTAGGT